TGTATATTAGTAGTTAATAACAGGTTATGTATTTCATTATTGAAGATAAAGAACAGTTGAGTCGTCTAGAAATGTCTGATCAGGCATTTATTCAAGTAGTTACTTCAAATGATTATTACCATCCAAAATTAGCTAGAGTAAGTTTAATCTATTATAATAATTCTAGTAAAGGATATGTCTTCGTAATTAATCACTCTGAAGGTTTTAGTTTAGATCTTAAATTAGTTGAAGAGTTTTTAAAGAAACACAATAAGATTTATCTTCTTGATAAGAAAATGCACTCTTATTTTTTAGATCTATATAATTCTATTGATGTGCAATTTATCTGTTTAGACAAAAATAATGAATATAGTTCTTTTGAGTGTAATACACCGGTTCATAGGGATTTTTATATTAAGCATCCTATTTTACCTACTATAAATGAAATAATTCCTATTTCTAAACATTATGAGAGATGCGAATGTTTATATCAAATGGTAAAAGATTACTTTGAACTTGAAATGGACATTGAACTTCAAGACAAACTGGTTGATGCGTATAAAACTGTTGAGCAAGCTGGAATAAAAGTTGATCTTAGTTGCTTGAATAAAAAGTACCAATTCCAACATAAAGAGTATTCACTTTTAGGAGACACAATATATTCTTACTATAATCTTTATAATTTAACAGCTAGACCCACTAACTCTTTCAACAGTATTAACTTTCTAGCAATACCTAAAGATAAAGACTTTAGAGAATGTTTTGTACCTAAAAATGACTATTTGGTAGAGTTTGACTTTGATGCATATCATTTAAGATTAATATCTGGCCTTATAGGATTCGAACCTCCTAAAGAGTCTATGCATAACTACCTGGGACGCGCATATTTCAATACCACCGAGCTCACAGATGAACAGTATAAAGAATCAAAGGCCATTACATTTAAGCAGCTTTATGGTGGTATAGAACAGCAATACCAACATATAGAGTTCTTTAAGGCATTAGACCAATTTATAGAACAAGAGTGGAAGAAATACAATGCCCACAAAGCTTTGATTTTGCCTACAGGCAGAATATTAAAGAAGCTACCAGGAATGAATAAATTAAAATTATTTAACTATATTGTCCAGAATCTAGAGACAAAAGAAAACATATACAAGATCTTAGAGGTAAACAAGCTTCTTAGTAAAAAGAAGACAAAATTGATCTTAATTACTTATGATTCTTTCTTGTTTGATTTTTCTCAAGAAGATGGTAAACCTTTGCTAAAAAAGATTAAACAAATCCTAGAAGGTAACAACATGGTAGTCAAACATAAGTACGGAGTAAACTATGCTTTCTAATATATTATCAATATTTATTAACAGTAAATTAAGGTTATGAGAAATGAGGAATTTTTGGAAATAACATCTGAATCAATTATGAATAAACTTTTTTGTACTTTCTCTCCAAAGGAGTCTTTAGAAGACACCTTAAGAGACATAAATAGAGAGTACACAATCCTATATAAAAAAATCTTTGTTTTGGCTTCTCCAGACTCAGAAGAGTATATGTGTACATATAATATCGAGATAGAAGGAGGCCAGACTAGGATTCTGCCTAATACAATTTTACTTCATAGAAAGAAAGAGTCTAATACTTTATACACTATAAACGCCTTGAATACTTTAATCAAGACTTTAAATAATGGTGTTTTAGATTCTACATTTCCTATTAATTGGCCTGATTACAAGAATTCAATCTTGTTAACTCAAGGAGAAGATTTAAAAAGACTTAATACTACTATTCACAAAATTGTGGCAATCTAATATTTATTAACATGAAACAGCAATTAAACGAAGTACAAAAGCTACAGAAGATAGCAGGAATAAAAAAAGAAGAAATATCTACAGGAGAACAATCAGTAGATACATCAAAATTTCTTGATAAAGAAGAAGTTCCTGGTACATCAGAGATAGAAGAGGGAATGGATGATATTTATGCCGCTATAAAAAAACAAGACGATAAAGCAGCTAGATTAAAAAAGATTTGGGATGGTTTAAAAGGAATAAAATTTACTCATAGAGACGATCCTAAAAAAACAGTATATACTATAGTATCTGTAACATATCCTAAAACTGGTGATGGTAAAGCAGTGTTAACTGGGTATCCAAAAAATTGGAATCATTTTGTAAGATTAAATTGGAAGGGTAAAAAACCTGGTTCTCACGACGTTTTTAAATTAAACCACGTCGTTGCTAATCTTAAAGACGGCACTTGGATTCCTGTAAAATAATTAAAGACCGGCTAAATGCCGGTTTTTTTATCTTACTTAATAGATAGATTTTTCTATCTAGCCTTTCTGTCTTACATTTATCGAAATTAGTTATATTATGGATATATCAGTTATCAAATCAAGATTGTCGGCTCTACAAAATCCACGTGGAGGACAAAAGAAGGACCTAAGCCAAACTATTTGGAGGCCTACCGTGGGTAAACACTCAGTACGTATTGTGCCTTCAGTGTTTAATAAACAAAATCCATTTAAAGAAGTCTACATGCATTATGGTATCAACAATCGTACCATGATTAGTTTGACTAACTTTAATGAAAAAGATCCTATTGTTGAATTTGCACAAGGACTTCGCAAGTCAAGTGAACGTGACAATTGGCAACTAGCTAAAAAGCTTGAACCAAAAATGCGTGTATTTGCTCCTGTGATTGTTCGTGGTGAAGAAGACAAAGGTGTTCGTCTTTGGGAATTTGGTAAACAAGTCTACATGGATTTGCTTTCTATTGCAGAAGATGAGGATGTAGGAGATTATTCTGATCCAATTACTGGTCGTGACATTACAGTTGAAACTGCCGGTAAAGAAACAACAGGCTTGATGTATAATACATCTACTGTTAGGGTTAGAACAAAATCAACTCCGCTTTCTGATGATGCAGATAAAGTAAAGCTATGGCTTGAAACACAACCAGATCCTTTAGGACAATTCAAAAGGTATTCTTATGATGAGATGAAAGAAGCACTTCTTAAACATCTTAATCCAGAAGAAGAATTAAAAGAGCAAGCTGATGCTGTAGAAGCTAAACCTCAAGGAGATCTTCCATGGGAAAAGCCAACACAAGGTCAGTATACATTGAATACGACTAAGCCAAGTGTAGATTCGGCAATTGATGATCTTTTCGATATCTAATCAAATCCCCAACTTCGGTTGGGGTTTTTTAACTAAAAGTTTTGTATGGCAAAATCAGTTACAGGCGCTGTGTCTAGCGCAATCAAAGACATTTCAAGTTTAGAGAAATTTAAGAAAGGCAAAAACCTTTCAACTAGCGTAGTATTTAAAGAGCAAAGATGGATTCCACTTTCTCAAGCATTTCAAGAAACACTACAAATCCCAGGTATTCCAGTTGGTCATATTACTCTTTTAAGAGGACACTCAGATACAGGTAAAACTACAGCGCTTCTTGAAGCAGCAGTTAGTGCACAAAAGATGGGAATTCTTCCTGTATTCATTATTACAGAAATGAAGTGGGATTGGAGTCATGCTAAAGAGATGGGATTTGAATTTGAAGAAGTGGCAGATCCAAATACTGGAGAAGTTATTGACTATAAAGGTTTCTTCTTATATATTGATCGTGAAAAGCTAGAATGTATTGAAGATGTATCAGCATTTATTGCAGATATTCTTGATGAGCAAAAAAGAGGAACGTTGCCTCATGATATTTGTTTCTTCTGGGATTCTGTAGGATCAATTCCTTGTAGAATGAGTGTTGAAAAATCAACAAATAATAACGAATGGAATGCAGGAGCAATGTCTCAACAATTTGGTAACTTCATTAACCAAAGAATTGTATTGTCTCGTAAAGCATCACAACCTTATACAAATACATTTGTAGCAATTAATAAAGTTTGGGTAGCAAAGCCTGATTCACCAATGGGACAACCTACACTTAATAACAAAGGTGGTAACACAATGTATTTTGACTCATCATTAGTAGTTACATTCGGTAACATTGCTAGAGCAGGTACAAATAAAATTAAAGCTACTAAGAATGGTAAGGAAGTAGAGTTCGCTAAAAGGACTAGAATTAGTTGTGATAAAAATCACGTTACTGGTGTAACAGCAGTTAACAAAGTTATCATGACAGTTCATGGATTTATCAAAGATGATAAAAAAGAACTTGATGAATACAAAAAGAAATACTCTGATCAATGGATGAAAGTTTTAGGATCAAGTACATTTGATATTGTAGAAGAAGAAACAGCGCTATCTCCTGACATTTTTGATACAGAAGATTAATGAATAAAGAATATCAAAAAATATTCGACTCTCTTAAATCAGAGAAAGCCGAAGCATCACTCAATAGTAGAGTTCTACTTATTGACGGATTAAATACTTTTCTAAGAGCATTTACTGCAATTGGTTGGGTTAATAAAGATCTATCTCATATAGGAGGTTTAACCGGTTTTTTACGTTCTTTAGGGTATGTAATTAAATTGGTTAGACCAACTAGAGTGGTTGTTGTGTTTGATGGCCAAGGATCATCTACTAACAAAAGATATATCTATCCAGAATATAAAGCAAATAGAGGTCTTAATAGAGTTACTAACTGGGATTCATTTGATTCACAACAAGATGAATCAGAAGCTATCACACATCAGATTGTTAGACTAATATACTATCTAAAAACACTTCCTGTTGATCTTATATCTATTGATAAAATTGAAGCAGATGATGTAATAGGATATATAACAGGTAAACTAGATGGTGAGATAACTATTATGTCTAGCGACAAAGACTATCTACAGTTAGTATCAGATAAAATAACAATCTATTCTCCTACAAAAAAAAGATTTTATGATGAAGATCTTGTTTTAAATGAATTCGGAGTTACACCTAAAAACTTTTTAACACAAAAAATATTATTAGGTGATTCTGGAGATAATGTTCCTGGAGTAAAAGGTTTAGGAGCTAAGACTATGTTAAAACATTTTCCTGAATTAGGATCTAATAAACAGATTACCCTAGATGATATATTACAAAAATGTGAAGGTAAGCATAAAATACTAGAATCAATTAAGAACTACGAATTTCAACTTAGAATAAATAAAAAGTTGATGGACTTAAAAGATCCTAATATTCCTGAAGAAGCAATAGAAGAAATAAATAGTGTTTTACTAGATCCAAAAAAGATATATGATTCACAGGAATTCTTAAATTTGTATCATGAAGATCAATTAGGCAATTCAATACCTAATGTTCAATCATGGTTATTTAATCATTTTCACGATCTACAAAAATATAAATAAGTTATGTCGTCATTAAATCAGTTACAGCAATACGGTATTAGTTTTCAAATCAAGGTATTATCAAGTTTATTAAAGCATAAAGAATTTCTACAAAATATACACGATATACTTGATACAGAAATGTTTGATAATCCAGCGCATAAATGGATTGTTGGTGAGATATTGAGATACTATTACAAATATAATACAACTCCATCAACTGATGCTCTACAAGTTGAAGTAAGAAAGATTGAAAATGAAGTACTCAAGATTAGTGTAGTAGAGCAATTAAAAGAAGCACTAAAGAGCTCTAATGAAGATAGAGAATACGTAGAGCAAGAGTTTAGTAGCTTTTGTAAAAATCAACAAATTAAAAAAGCTATCCTAAGCTCAGTATCATTACTTGAAAAAGGACAATACGATGATATCAAATATATGATTGATCAAGCCTTAAAAGCAGGTCAAGAAAAGTCTATTGGACATGAATATGAAAAAGATATTGAAACAAGATATCGTGAAGAAGAAAGAGCTCCAATGCCAACATTCTGGCCACACATTAACGAGTTGCTAATGGGAGGTTTAGGTGTAGGTGATCTAGGTATCATATTTGGTAATCCTGGTGGAGGTAAATCATGGATGCTTGTTAACATAGGAGCTGAAGCAGTTAAAAGAGGATATACTGTTTGTCACTATACATTAGAGTTGTCTGAGTATTATGTAGGTAAGCGTTACGATGCATTGTTTACAGGTATTGATGTACAAAATGTACAAAAAAATAGACAAACTATTGAAGATACTGTTAGCAAGATTAAAGGTAAGCTTATCATTAAAGAATTCCCTATGGGAAAAGCTACTACGCATACAATTGAATCCCATATTCAAAAGTGTAGAGATTTAGGATATCCTCCAGATTTAGTTATTATTGACTACGTTGACTTGTTAAAAAGTAAAACTAAGTCAATAGATCCTAAAGATGCAATTGATGATGTATATACCGCTACAAAAGGTATGGCAAGAGAACTTAAAGTACCTATCTGGACGGTATCCCAGGTTAATCGTGCTGGTGCTAAAGATGATGTAATTGAAGGAGATAAAGCAGCAGGATCATATAATAAAATGATGATTGCAGACTTTGCAATGTCTCTATCAAGAAAAAGGCAAGATAAGGTTAATGGTACAGGCCGTATTCATATTATGAAAAATCGTTATGGTATGGATGGTATGACTTATGCAGCCAAGATTAGCACTAATAATGGTTATATAGAGATCAATCCAGATAGTATGGATGACGATGAATTAACATTTGAAACATCTACTCCTGTATCAGGATCTAACAAATCTTTTAACTCAGGTTTAGATAAAGATGAAAAGGCTTATTTAGCAGGTAAATTTTTTGAGCTAGGACTATAAATTAACCCAAAAAGGTTATATTTATTAAAGAAAATAGACTACTATGAATTTTTTGATCGATTTATTTAGAAAAGCAATTAAAGGAGACAATTTTAGAGCTACTGCATCTCCTATTAAATATAATGACCAAATTGCGCAGCTTAACTCGGTTAATCCTAACCAAGCAAGTAAATTAAATACTAATACGATCAGTAAGATTCAGAAGACTAAGCCTACGCCTACTCAAAGCACTTCAGGCAATTCAGTACTTCCAGGAGCTAAGTAATTAGTTCAAAACACAACAGATCTTAAATTAATCAGGTTATGACTAGACTAGAAGGAAAAGAAACCTTCTAGAGGCTAAACTATTTTTTAAACTTTTATAAAACAAAACTAAAATGGACATCACGCAGCAAATTCTATCAGAGATCACAGTATACAACAAATACGCAAAGTATCTACCAGAATTTAAAAGACGTGAAACGTGGAATGAAATAGTTACAAGAAATAAGGAAATGCACCAACAAAAGTTTCCTTCTTTATTTAATGAAATCGAAGACGTTTATAAACTCGTATATGATAAAAAAATTCTTCCGTCAATGCGTTCAATGCAATTTGCAGGAAAACCCATTGAAATTAATAATGCTCGTATATTTAACTGCTCTTTTGCTCCTATTGATGACTGGCGTGTATTTTCAGAAGTAATGTTTCTTCTTTTAGGAGGTTGCGGTGTAGGATACTCTGTTCAACATCATCATGTTGATCAACTTCCTGAAATTATTAAGCCAATTAAAGAAAAGCGTTTCTTAGTTGGAGATTCTATTGAAGGTTGGGCTGATGCAATTAAAATATTGATGAAGTCATATCTTGTAGGCGGACCTAGACCTAAATTTGATTTTCGTGATGTTAGACCTAAAGGCGCGATGTTAATTACTGCAGGAGGAAAAGCTCCTGGTCCTGAACCTTTGAAAGAGTGCTTATTCCAAATTCAAAAGATTCTTGATCGTAAAGAGACAGGCGACAAATTAAAACCAATCGAGTGTCATGATATTATTTGTTATATTGCAGATGCAGTATTATCTGGCGGTATTCGTCGTGCTGCATTGATTAGCCTATTCTCTTTCAATGATGAAGAGATGCTTACATCTAAATTTGGTAATTGGTGGGAACAAAATCCACAAAGAGGAAGAGCTAATAACTCTGCAACAATACTTCGCGATCGTATCCAGAAAGAAGAATTTATGGATCTTTGGAAAAAGATTGAATTGTCTAATGCAGGTGAACCAGGCTTCTTTTTAACTAATGATAAAGATTGGGGAACTAATCCATGTGCTGAGATCGCACTTAGACCATTCCAATTTTGTAACTTGTGTGAAGTTAACGTATCTAATCTTGAATCTCAAGAAGATTTAAATGAAAGAGTTAAAGCTGCCGCATTTATAGGTACACTTCAAGCATCATATACTGATTTTCATTATCTTCGTGATGTTTGGAAAAGAACAACAGAAAAAGATGCATTAATTGGTGTTGGTATGACAGGTATAGCTTCAGGTGCAGTATTGAAATTAAATATGAAAGAAGCTGCTCAAATAGTAAAAGAAGAAAACGAAAGAGTTGCAAAAGTTATAGGCATTAATAAAGCTGCAAGATGCACAACAGTTAAACCTTCTGGAACTACTTCGATGGTTTTAGGAACATCATCAGGTGTTCATGCGTGGCATGATAACTATTATATCAGACGCATGAGGCTCGGTAAAAATGAAGCTCTTTATACCTATCTCTCTATTTATCATCCTGAGTTGGTAGAAGACGAATATTTCAAGCCGCAATCGCAAGCTGTAGTGTCTGTTCCACAGAAATCACCTGAAGGAGCAATCACGAGGTCGGAGTCTGCTGTAGATTTGCTTCATAGACTTGAAAAACTTCATAAAGAGTGGATTAAACCGGGCCACAGAACAGGTCGAAATACTCACAATGTATCAGTAACCATTTCTCTTAAACCAGAAGAATGGCCAGAAGTTGGAGAATGGGCATGGGCAAATAGGAATAACTATACAGCTTTGTCTTGCCTACCTTATGATAATGGTTCATATGTTCAAGCTCCTTTTGAAACTATTACTGAAGAAAGATTTAATGAAATTGTCGGTAAACTTCATGAAGTAGATCTTAGTAAAGTAATTGAAGTTGAAGATAATACTGATCAAAAAGGTGAATTAGCCTGCGCAGGAGGTGCTTGTGAAATTGTCTAGAGAATTTATTGAGGGAATTCATTATTATTTAGAAAATGGAAGGGTGGTTTTTACCACTCTTTTCCATTTACAACGAGGATCCTGTTGTGGTTCAAAGTGTAGACACTGTCCTTATGACCCAGAGTATGTAAAAGGCACTAAAAAGAAAAAAGATAAAAGTTCGGAAGAAGATTTTATATTTGATAAAACATAGATATGACGGTTACGATAAATTCAGAATACTTATATTTGACTGTTACTTTAATTTTAATGCTTATCCAAGTACTTCAATGGAGAAAAATAGCTAAACTAAAAAGAGAATTAGAAGATGTTTGGTCACAAATTGGTATATTAGCTATGTCTGCTGGAGGTATGTTAGACAAGATAAAAAAAGATCTAGATGGAAAACAAGACAAATGATGAATCAAAAGGCTTAGGTGATACTATTGCTAAAGTTACTCATGTTCTTAAACTAGATGTATTAGCAGAGAAAGTTGCACATGCAATGGGTGAAGAAGACTGCGGATGTAATAGACGTAGAGAAAAGCTAAACGAATTGTTTCCTTACAAAAAGAAAGACAAAAACCAACAATAAATAGTTATGAATAAAAGTTATGTTACAGTTGATTCGATAGACAAACTTAAAGATCTTATCGAACATATAAAGTCGTGTGAAATAATTGCGTTTGATACTGAGACTAATAGTCTTAATCCTCGTAAAGGTAAGATTATTGGTTTTTCTGTATCTGGTGAAGTTGGTAAAGGATATTATATGCCAACTATGATATTCAAAGATAATGAACTTCAAGATGCTATCATTGAAGGTAAACTAGCACATGATCTTGCAAAAAAAACTATCTCTTTATTAGTAGGTAAAAAACTAGTAATGCATAACGCATCATTTGACGTTAGATTCGTTAAGTGTTTTTATAATGTAGATTTACTTTCTTCACTACATGTAGATACAATGCTACTCGTTCATACTGTAAAAGAAGAAGGCGCAGGCTTCATGGGAGGTTCTGCATTCGGTCTTAAAGACATTGCTAAGATGATTCAAAAAGATATTGGTCTAGATGTAGAAAAAGCCGCTAATGAAGAACAAGTTGCTCTTAAAGAATCAATAAAAAGAAATGGTGGTCAGATAACACGAGAGAACTACGAGATATGGAAAGCAGATCTTGAACTACTTTCAGAATACGCTTCAGCAGATACTGACTTAACTCTTAGAGTATATAATCATTTCATGAAGACACTTAAAGATGAAGGTCTAGAAAAGTTCTTCTTTGAAGATGAAGTAATGCCTCTTTACAAAGAGGTTACTATTCCTATGGAACAAGTTGGTATTAAACTTGACATGGAACTTATAAAATCTAGTCGTGCTAAAATTATAGAAAAGCTACAAGAATATGCAGATCTAGTAACAAAAGAATTACTCAAAAATCCAGATGTTAGAGCTTGGGTAGTATACAAAGCTCAAGATGCATATCCACCAAATAATAAAGGTACATTTGCTCAAGAGCTAGTAAAAGAAATGAAGTTTGATCTAGAACAATCTGCTAAGACTGGTAAATATACTGTAACTAAGTCTGCATTAATGAGACTTCCTGAATGTTCTGCTAAACATTTCCTACTTCATGGAGATGCCGCTGTATTAGATCGTGATGTTAGTATGAAAATTAGTATGAAGTTATGGAGAGAAGATAATGATGGAGCGTATTTCAATATCCAGTCTAAAGATCAACTCGGTGAAATTGCTTTTGGCGTATTAGGTATTAAACCTTTGTCTACTACAAAAACAGGTAAACCTCAATTTGATGACGATACTGTTCAATCAATAGCAGGCAAATATGAATGGGCAAAGAACTTACGCATCTATAATAGACTACTTAAGATCAAGAGTACTTACATGGATCGTTTCTTAGATGCTCAAGAAGACGGTAGATACTACTTCTATTATAAACAACATGGCACAGTATCAGGACGTTATGGTTCTGATGCGCAACAGCTTCCTAGACCTAAAGAAGAAGGTGATGATGAACCAATTGTAATTGAATACAATAACTTGATTCGAGCATTCTTTATTCATGATGAAGGAAACATATTTGTAGACTGCGACTATGAATCACTCGAACCTCACACATTTGCTCACGTATCTGGTGATGAAGGACTAAAAGATATTTTTAGAAACAACTGGGACTTCTACTCTACTATCGCAATTAAAACAGAAAAGCTGAACCAATATTCACCAGATAAAAAAGCACCTAACTTCCTTCGTAAACTTGAACCTAAGTTAAGAAATAAAGCAAAGGCTTATGCTTTAGGTATTCCTTATGGTATGGGAGCTTATGCACTTGGTATGACTCTTGGTATTCCTACTAAAGAAGCTAAGAAGCTTGTTGATGGTTACTTAAATGGGTTTCCTGAACTTAAAAACTGGATGGAAAGATCTAAAAAACAAGCTAAGGAAAAAGGATACGTTAGTACCCAAGTTGGACGTATTCGACATCTTCCTAAAGTAAAAGCTATTTACGATAAGATTGGTGACGACTTACTTGATTGGAACATTAAGAAAGAAATGGAAAGACAATATGGTGTAGATCAAATTAAGAATCTTAGTAGAGACTATATTAATGGACTAAATAACTCTTGTAACGTACAGATCCAAGGTCTCGCAGCATCAATAGTTAACCGTGCAGCATTGGCTATCAATAGAAAGTTCATAGAACTAGGTATACGTGGCTGGGTATGTGCTCAGATCCATGACCAGTTAGTTATTGAGGTAGAACAAGCCAGATCAGAAGAAGCGGCCAGGATCGTCCAGGATTTAATGGAGAACACTACTAAACTTAGTATTGATTTGAAAGCACCCCCAGCACTAGCACACAATCTTCGTGACGGCCATTAAATATTTATTAGTATGAAAAAGGCACTTATAATTTTATTTTTAGTATCTTTATCAAGTTGTTATATAACTGAACCAGTAGGTTACATAGACTATAGACAAAGAAGAATGTATGATTGGGATCCAATCTACGTAGTACCAGGTTATATAGATCCTTTCTTTTATAGAAGAGAATCTCCTATTATAATTTATAGAGATCGACCTATTCCTAGACAACCTCAACAACCTAGGAGAAATGCGTTCGGTCCAACCGCGCCACCATCAGCCCCAAGAGGTCCTAGAACTGCACCGATAAGAGAGTTTCCTAAGAGGGATGAAAAGAAAGATAAGTAACTCTAAAGATTAATTTTTCCAATATTTTCTAGTTTTATATATTTATAATAAATGGCACTGTAGGTAGGCCAAGGTTATAAAATAAACATTAATTAACCGTTCACCGTAAGGGAACACAAAACAAAAAAACATGGGAACATTTAGACCATTTGAGCTCGACCCATTTGATTTACTATGGCGAGACTTATTCGAAAACAATTCACGATTCTCTGCAATTACGCAGAAAGTAACACATCCTGTAGACATTTACGAAACACCTAGTGGCATTAAATTTGAAGTAGCTGCTGTAGGTCTTGATTCAAAAGATATCGATATTCAAATCGATAATGATCAACTTCGTATTAAGTATGAAAAGCCTCAAACAGAAACTGAAGAGTCTGTTATTTATAAAGGCATCAAGCGTTCTAGCTTTGATTTAACTTGGAAAATTAGTACTAAGTTTGATCTTTCTAAACTAGAAGCACAGTTAGATAAAGGCCTTCTTACTCTAGATATTCCAATTGCTGAAGGTAAAGCTGTAAGAAAGATTGAGATCACAACTCCAAAAAAACAACTAAAATAAGTTATAAATAAAAGGCCTACCTACAACCAGTTATGTTTCAATTACACAGAAATTTCATTAACATTAATGGAGACTTATTTGAAATCAAAAGAACTCTAAAAGAAGAGTTTGTGCAAGGTAAAAACCTTGATGATTTTAAAATATGGTTTGGAGTAGATGCTGTCTTTAAAAAAGATGCCTTACTCTATTTTTGTATTAAAGTAAATGAATTAGAAATATTAAATTAGCAATATGAATAAAATAACCCCACTAAATGGCTATATAGTATTAAAGCCAATCGAAAGCGAAGAAGAAACATTCGGTAACATCATTATTCCAGATCTTGGTAAAGAAAGACCTGAGATGGGAACAGTAGTAGCAACATCTAATGTTTACAATTACAACACAGACAAACTAGTTATGTCAACTCTTGAAGAAGGAGAAGTAGTATTAATCCCTAAACTTGGTTCTCAAAGAATCGTATTTGAAGGACAAGACTATTTCATTTGTAAAGAATCAGACATTTTAGGTGTTATTGAATAAAATAAAAAAGACTATGAGTACAACAAAAAACGTTTTTGGAACAGAGCTTAAAGAAAAGTTACTTTCCGGTATAGAGAAACTAAATCAATCAGTATCATCAACATTAGGTCCTGGTGGACGTACAGTATTAATTCGTGAACAAAATGGCGAAGTTAAAGTTACAAAAGACGGTGTAACAGTAGCTAAAGCATTTCACAAGCTTGAAGATGACATTGAAGATCTTGGTGCACAACTTGTTAAGCAAGTTAGTATTAAATCTGCAAATGAAGCAGGTGATGGTACAACAACATCTACACTTCTTGCCACTGAAATGATTAAGCAAGGTCTTAAAGAAATTCGTCAAGGAGTCAACGCTGTTGAAATTAAGAATGAAATTGACAATATTGTTAATGAAGTAGTAAAAGAAATTAAAGGATTAGCAACAGAAATCTCTTCAGAAGATCAAATCAAACAAGTTGCAACTATTTCAGGTAATAATGATCCTGAAGTTGGTAACTTAATTGCTGAAGCACTTGATAAAGTTGGTCGTGAAGGTGTAGTTACTATTGAAGAATCTAAGACTGGTGAAACTACATTAGAGATTGTTGAAGGTATGCAATTTGATCGTGGTTACAAATCACCTTATTTTGTAACTAACAATACAACAATGCAATCTGTGCTTGATAATCCATATATTCTTTTGTATGATGGACGTATTTCAACTGCACAAGAGTTATTGCAAGTATTAACTAAAGCAAATTCAGAGAATAGACCTTTGTTGATTATTGCTGAAGACATTGGTGATGAAGCTCTTGCTACATTGATTGTAAATAAAATGCGTGGTATTGTACAAGTTTGTGCAGTTAAAGCACCAGACTTTGGTGAGCGTAAAACATTAATCTTAGAAGATATTGCTATCTTGACAGGTGGACAAGTTATTTCTAAAGATAAAGGTTTGAAGCTTGATAAATTGTCTACACAACAACTTGCTCAATATCTTGGTACAACAAGACTTGTAACTGTATCTAAAGAGGAGACTACTATAATTGATGGTAAAGGTGATGAAAAAGCAATTGAAGTTAGAGCAGAAGAAATAAAAGAGCAGATTGAAAAAGCTACATCATTCTATGAGAAAGAAAAGTTACAAGAAAGACTTGGTAAGTTGATTGGTGGTGTTGCAATTATTTCTGTAGGCGGTAATAGTGATATTGAAATTAGAGAGAAGAAAGACCGTGTAGAAGACGCATTATTTGCAACTAAAGCCGCTCTTGCTGATGGTATTGTACCTGGTGGTGGTGCAACACTTTATAGAGTAGCACTTAATCATAGAGCAGAAAGCAATAGTAACGTAGCAATCGCTAGAGATATTGTTCGTAATGCTTTACAAGCGCCATTCAAAAAGATATTGTCTAATGCAGGTATTGAGAATTGGTTTGAAAATATCCCTAGCACTGGACAAGTATACGATGCAAAGAATCATAAAATGGTAGATGCATTTGAATCAGGCATTATTGATCCAGCTAAAGTTGTTATCACAGCACTTAAAAATGCAACATCAGTAGCAGGAACTATTTTGACAACTGAATCTGTTGTATTTGAAAAGAAAGAAAAAAATGACAAGTCAGATCCTATGATGGATATGACTATGGGAATGTAATATTTAAAAAACAATAAGTTATGAAAGCAGCCGTAATAGGTATGCTCAATAATATCGGTAGTAGCCAAAGCCATCACGGTGGAGGCTATTATCATGTTATGTCGAGTATATTAAAATCACAACACAAAGGAGAATTAGAATTTAATCCTGATCCTTCAACATGGAATGATTATGAAAGACTCTATATTCTAGAAGGAGTTAACTATCAAGAGAACACATTCAACTTTATTGGAGGACCACAACCTGAACATAGAGCTAAGCTTGAAGCTATGGCTAATTATAAAGGTTTAGCTATCGCAGTTAATGTTCCTATTGATCTTAATATATTTAATAAAAGATTTGGTTTAGACCATGTATTCCCAGCTATTAATTGTATCAACTATGCTAAACATTATGGTAAAGATACAAGAAAGTTAGTTCGTGGAGATTCGCATTCTCTTAGTGTATGGAGACCTGGTTTTGGTCTTGATAGAACAGACGGTAAAACTTTGTTTGGCTTTTTGAAAGAAGCTGATTCACTCGTTAGAGAATGGAATGAAAAGTATGATGAAGTGGTTCTTTACTTTGGTAATATCGATATTCGTTTTCACTTAATGAGACAAGATAATCCTGCTGAAGCTGTAGGAGATCTTATTAGACGCTATGTAGAGTTTGCTAGAAAACTAAATAATGCTACTCTAGTTAATTTGTTGCCAGTTGAGCATGAAAGTCGTAAATTACCTGGTACAGGTTTATATCTCAAACAACCTTATTTTGGTACAAGACAAGAAAGAATGAGATTAGTAGATACTGCAAATAGAATCATGAATAACTCAGGACTCAAAACACTTCAATGGCCAAATGAATGGATTGATGAAGATGGTACAGGTATGTTTGAATACATGGAACCTAAACAATCGGTACATTTGAAGCCTAAATATTATATGTTCGCAAATGAATTTGTAAAATGACACCAAAAGAAAAAGCAGAAGAATTGTTTCAAAAATATTTACGCGGAGTTTATTTCATTAAATGTCCTAATGATATTAAAGAAACTTTAAACAAAATATACGAAAGACCTGAAATAACATTTGTAGAAATGGAAGAATATTCCAACACAAAGCCTATCGCAAAATTTTATGCTTCAATAACAGTAAATGAAATACTATCTATGGGGATAATGTCTGATAGTGGTGATTGGAGAATGGCTAAATCTTATTGGGAAGAAGTAAAACAAGAAATAGAAAAACTATAATATGCAAAAATTCATTGTGAATGAAAAACTCCTTGAAGCCTTAGATGAATACGATAAACGTAGTTTATTGATGCAACAACATGGTAGTCTAGGTCTTCCTTATGAAGGAGATTTATATAAAGATGTAAATGATGATCTAATCTATCATGTGCCTATTTATGATACCGCGCACCGTAGATTTGCAGCGTTCTGTGCATTCACTGAAGCAGTATGGTATAAAGAAAAAGATATGAGAGGAATGGGTCACCACTTTACTCAACATGATATTAATGATGAGTTTGATTGGTTTATGCTGTTCTATTTATTTAGACTTTGTGGTTCTGGTATTAATTATGTACCAAGATATAAGAAGGATCATATCAAGGACATCCTGGGTACGCACGGTTTCGGTAATTTCTGGATTGTGGATTCTATATTGAAAGAACATTACACGTGGCCAGAATGGAAACAGGACCTTTATAACCGCATCACACCTTTTACAGATAATAAAGGATACTTACTTCCTCAATTTACATTTGAGAACGAAACTAGAGGTCACTTAAGAAAGTTTATTTTAGAATACTCAGAAGGCTTAGTTAGACATATCTATGATGCAGTTAAGAGTAAAAGATGTGATATCTATCAAGTAACAGATTTAGGTAATGAGTATCTTAAAAACCTTGGATTTAAAAAGCAAAACTTTGTATTAACTGCATTTGCAGCAGACTTGGGTGAATATTTCCCTAACTATGTTAATCCTAAAGGTTGGGTGTACGCAGGAACAAATGCTGTTCGTTGTATTAACGCTATTTTTCCTAAAGTTAGTCCTAGAGTAAAAGAGTTTGAATACATTAATGAAGTACTACAATTCTTATCTAATAGATATAACTTAAATCCAATTGATTGTGAAGATAGTAGAGCTTGTGACGTAGTTCGTTATTTTCAAGAATATCAATCTGCTGACCATGTAATTAAAAACAATGGTCGTAGAATGAGCAATAATACGATTCTTAAACAAACATGGGGTCATGATAAGTATTATGACTTCGCAACCAAACTAAAATAGTTATGTTTATAAACAAAGCGACTGATCAATCTAATTTAGACATGGCAGATGGTAGAGATTTAAACTACTATCTAGAAATGACCAAAGATTATAAACCAGACTTTGACTTTTCTATAAAACAAATTGATGGTTATAATGTAATAGACGATGGGGAGTTTCAATATGGAACTAAAGCAAAGATGGGCGACTTCATGATCAGCCAAGTAAAAGAAGACACTTTAGTTTATGTTGCACCAAGAACAGGCTATGCTCCATATTCACTTACATATCTTGCAAAGAAGTATAATAAAAAACTTGTACTACTTATGCCAGCATCTAAAGAAGCTTCTGAACATCAACTACGTGTTATTGAAGATGGCGCAACTCCAATATTCTTAAAAACTCCTGCTATGCCGACTATAAATGGTTGGGCAAAAGAGTTCGCACAAAAAATTGGTGCAAAGTATTTACCATTTGGTCTTAAACACGAACAAGTTGTAGCAGGCGGTGTAAAGATATTTCATGAAGCATTTAAAGATAAAAATATAGACGAACTATGGACTGTTTTCTCAACAGGCGTTTTATCTAGAACACTTCAAATTGCACTTCCTAATACTAAATTTAATGCAGTAGCAGTTGCAAGAAATGTACAACCAGGTGAATTAGGTAGAGCTAAATTCTACGCGTATCATAAAGAGTTTCTTAAAGATTGTGATATTGATACTCCATTTGATTGTATCAAAACTTATGATGCAAAAGGTTGGGACTACATGAAACGTTATGGCCACTCTGGAAATTGGTTTTGGAATGTTGCAAGAAATATGCCTAAACCTACAATCAAGCCAAGTGACATCGACTCTCAAAGAGAGTGGGGTGATAAATCTGATATCATCAAGTACTTAGGAGAATAGTTTTATCATTTATCAATTCTGTTTTATATTTATTCCATGAATATACTAGAACAAGCAAACGAGATCATCTACAAGAGATCTGAAGAAAAAGCCCGTCAATATGGGCCAATGCAAGAAGGTATGCAAGAGGCAGCCAAAATTGCATCGTTATTAAGTCGTAAAGAACTAACTGCAGTCGATATGTACAATTGTATGATTGCATTAAAGTTATCAAGACAAGCTTATAACCACAAAGAAGACAATTTATTAGATTGTGTTGCGTATATTGCTTCACTAAATGATTATCAAAACAATGTTCAAAATGAAGATAGAAAAGTTACGAAACGTAAAGACCCCAAATAGGGGCACAGAAGCATCAGCAGGAATTGATTTTTATGTACCTGAGGATTTTGAAACTACGATACTAAAGCCAGGTGAATCAGTATTGATCCCATCAGGTGTTAGAGTACAAGTTCCAAGAGGCTATGCTCTAGTAGCATTTAATAAATCAGGTGTAGCTGTTAAGCAAGGTCTATCGGTAGGTGCTTGCGTAGTAGATGAAGATTATGAAGGAGAAGTACATCTTCACATGATCAATACATCTGATAAAGATCAAACTATTGTTACAGGACAAAAGTTAGTTCAGTTCGTTTTAATTCCAGTTGGTTACCTAGATATATTAGAAGTTGATGAATTACCAAACAGAAACACACAAAGAGGTTCAGGTGGATTCGGTTCTACAGGACTTTAAGCAAAAAATACTAGACAGAGTATTTATTAACATAGCTAAGGAAACTTCTACTCTGTCACACTGCGTTCGATCAAAAGTCGGCGCAGTTTTAGTTAAAGATGGCAATATAATATCTTTTGGATATAATGGCACTCCTGCAGGTATGGACAACACTTGTGAGAAAGATGATGTCACTCTGCCCCATGTTATACATGCAGAAGTAAATGCTATTCTTAAAGCAGCAAAAACAGGCAACTCTGTAGATGGTTCTACTTTGTACTTAACACTTAGCCCTTGTTTAGACTGCTCTAAACTTATTTTGCAATCAGGAATAAAAAGAGTTGTATATTTGAATGTATATCGAAATACACAAGGCATAGACTTTTTATCACAATTTATAGAAGTAGAACAACATGGACAATAAAATCTATTCGACCCCTACTAGTGCATTTGAAAACTTATTCCACTACATTGTAGACACTGGTGAAGACTTCGCTAATACTAAAGCAAAGTTCAACGTCTCTTTCACCATCGATAATCCAGTAGATAAAGTAATCACAACACCTAGACGTAAGTTTAATCAAGATTATGCAGAATATGAATGGCATTGGTATCTCAAAGGAGATAGAGATGCTAAAGAGATAGGTGAACGTGCTAAGATATGGAATCAAATGATGGTACCAGGTACTACTGAAGTAAACTCTAATTATGGATACTTCTGGAATTATAACAATCAACTTAACAAAGTTATCGACGAACTAAAAAGAAATAAAGAAACACGTCGAGCAATTGTTGTACATTACATTCTACACGAAATAGATAGATATAAATATGATACTCCTTGTAATGACGTACTTAATTTCTATATCAAAGACGATAAACTACATCTCACAGTCTTTGCTAGATCCATTGATCTTGTGTTTGGTTTCTGTAACGACCAATACACGTTTGCTAAACTAATGGAACACGTTTCTCGTAAAATAAAATATCCAATAGGCCAAATGCATTGGTTCATTACAAATCTACATGTTTATCCTAGACATTACGATATGTTCAACTAAACAAAAAAATAAAGGTTATGATATTCGAAACTAGAATGGCGAGAGAGCACATTGAAGAAAGACTTTCTCAATTATCAAGAAAAACTTACAATCAATTTGTTTGGTGGAGACGCTATCAACAAAGGCAAACTCTGCATCCTTATCGTACTCTTTATGAGAAGATACTTAATGGTGATTATGAAACTTCTGACTACTATTATCAGGCAGAACACGAAAACTATTTACTTGAAGATGCTACTCAGTATCTAAAGACTTATGAAGAGAAATTAGATAAGATCAGTTTATTTAGAGCCAGATACAAAAAGCTTCATGAAGACTTCCTAAAAGAAGAAACAGAAATAGTTAAAAACATGAAGAAAGACTTCAAGAAAGAGTTCAAAATATCTGAAGAAGAACTAGACTCTATCATGGAATCTTTTGAAGGCACAACATTAGAACTTTATCAACACATAAAACAAATAAAAGGTGAACATTCTGAGAATCGTAAGCCCATGCCAAAAGTATCAGTATCTTAGTATATTTGATTCAGGAACTGCGTACAATCCAATGGGTGTTTTAGGTTTGAATCCTTCTCATATAAAGAATGGTAAGAACAGTACTGTTTCTATATTGATGGATATTGCCTTAAGAGAAGGTTTTGATAGTATAGTTGTGACCAATCTATACGGTTATATAACACCCAACCCAAAAGACCTAAAAGGAGTAAATGATCCAGTAGGATCAGATAATGATATTTGGATTGAGAATATGAAAAATGCTTGTAAAAAAATACTTTGTATTTGGGGAAATAATGCAGAAAAGAAAAGAGTAGAAGAGATATTCCCTACTATAAAGAAGAAAGCTTATACTATAGGTCTTACAAAATCAGGCCAACCAAGACACATACTTCATACCAAAAAAGATATTCCACTACTAAAGTTATAAACTTTTTTGTCTATTTTATTTTTTGTATATTTATCAAAAGAAAGGTTATGGAAGTCAAAGCAAAAAATTCCTTTTTTCAAAGTCTGAAGAGGTTAACGTGGGAGTCTAGTCTTATTTATAGGACTTATGATACCATAGTGAAACAACTTCCTGAGTTCTTTAAGAACGTATGGAGGTTTCGCCGTGAGTTGTGGTCTCATAGATGGTGGGATCATAGCTTTACTTTGATGATGTTGAGAAAGTCTATACAAATACAGGCTGACGGAATGGAAGCAAAAGGTTATGAAGTTAAAGAGTCCAGTGATAAGAAGGTGGCAAAAATGAGGAGGCTCTGTCAAATTATTGATAACATAGTTGATTCAAACTATATCATGATGGCAGAAGAAATTCATGGACAAATTAATTATAAACCACTCAGATTTATACAGACAGAGAATGAAGAGTTTTATATGCTAGCCGACGATGATACTCCAGAAGAGAAAGAACATCAAAGAAAAGTATATAAAGAAGCGCATAGGTTAGAGCAAAAAGAGTGGAAAGAGTTTTGCGAGATCATCCATGGGAAAAAGTACAAAGAGTACAAAGATTGGGATGGGTCAGATCTCAGAACCTGGTGGGACTAAAATAATATACTATGTTTATAATTTATGCAATTGCCTTTACTATACTAGCAGCGCTTGTCTGGCTCTGGGTAGGAGGTATAGACTATATGAAGAAAAACCACCCTAATTACAAAGGAGAAGACTTTTTAGATGAGACAGAAAGAATAAATAGAGTTGCTGGTAGAGAAGTCTATGATGAAAATCTATATGAAGAAATATATTAAACAATTAAATATGATAAAGGTTTTAACTATTGTATTGATGTTTGTAGTTGGAATACTACTAGGTCAAAAATATTCAGATTCAATTAAAATTAAAAATCTAGAACAATCCCAGTTAATTTGTGATAGTTTACAGATTAGAGTAATACAAGCAGAAAATTTTGCTGATAGTATTAAAAGTGAATTGTTTATTGTAGATACAGAGGTTAATAGATATAGAATCGCTCTTGAAATGTTAGAAAGCGAAAACTATGCTGCAGCATCTGAATTTAATAAACATCTATCAATGACTGAATAATGAATAATATTGATCGTCAATATAAAGAAATATTAGAACACATTCTACATTTTGGTGTAGATAAAAAAGATCGTACTGGAACAGGCACTAAATCAATCTTCGGTTGGCAAATTAGACACAACATGAAAGAAGGCTTTCCATTGCTAACTACAAAAAAGATGGCGTGGAAAACTATGGTAACAGAATTGTTGTGGTTCCTAAGAGGTGATACAAATATCAAATTCTTATTAGATTACGATTGTCATATTTGGGATGGAGACGCATATAAAAATTACACAAATAAATTTGCAGGATATGAAGAAGTTCCATCAAAAGAATGGTTTATTGATGAAATAAAAAATAATAAAGACTTCTGTGAAAAATACGGTGATTTAGGTCCGATTTATGGTGCTCAATGGAGAAATTGGTTAAATGTACCTAATGAAATTAATAAAGGTGGTATAGATCAAATACAAAATCTAATTAGTGAACTCAAAACAAATCCTAATAGTAGAAGATTAATGGTTAGTGCATGGAATGTAAGTGAGTTAAATCAAATGGTACTTCCACCTTGTCATTATGGTTTTCAAGTTTATACTAGAGAATTAAGTATAAAAGAAAGAGTTGAAGAATACGAAAAAAGAGGATACATAAAAAATATTGATCCATTAGACTATGCTCCTTCAAGAGCCATATCTCTGATGTGGAATCAACGTTCAGTAGATACATTCCTTGGTCTACCATTCAATATTGCTTCATATGCACTACTACTTGAGATTATTGCTAAAGAAGTAAACATGGTGCCTGAAGATTTGATTGGTAATTTAGGTGACGTTCATTTGTATAATAACCATATTGAACAAGCTAAAGAGCAAATAACTAGAACTCCATATGAATTACCTAAAGTTAAAATAACTGAAAGGAATTGGTATATGCATGAAGCAGTTAAAGAATATCTTGGAGAAAAAACATTTAGCGAAAAAATATTAAGTTACAGACCAGATTGTTTTGAATTAATAGATTATCAATCTCATCCAAAAATCAAAGCTGCATTAAGCAATTAATAGATTTTATTCAATACAAATATGTCCGTATATATTGAATTTAAAGGACTATTTGAACTAAATTGAGCAGTAACATCTAAAGTATTTGATATCGTAGTATCAAATGTTGTATTATTAACAGTATTAAAGGCAAATCCTTGAGGTGCTCCATTAGATTGTTTTGTAGTATGAAATACACCAAGAGAAACAGTATCTGCTACTCCTGCTACTCCTAATGCTCTAATTGTAAAATTTATAGAAAACTGCCAAATATCAGCAACTGCTGTTGACATAACCTGTGTTCCACTATCTGCTAAAATTACGCTACCTGCTTTAACTTTAATTCTTATAGTATCATTATTTTTAGAAGAAAGCTGGCCACCAAAATCTGCTCTAAAACTATCACCAATTCTAAATCCATTTGCAGGAACAGTTAGTGTACCTACTCCACCATTAATTAAAGATAATTCTGCTGTTGTAGCAGTTATAATAGCACTATTTGATGTCTGAGCAAATAATCCATAACTATTACCAGGAATGTAGTTTACAGAGTTTAGTGTTGAATATTTAGTTATTCCTCCTTGAACTGTCGCAAATAATTCTGTTCCATCTAAAGGTAAGCTTGCTGCTGGTAATCCTGATATTGGTAAATCTGGCATTTTATATATTTTTTTCTACTGTTACGTAAATTTTTGATCCATCTTCTTGTAAGATATAAAATAGATCTTCTTGTTGAAGAAATCCTTCAAGTACTATAGCTTTTCTAGTTGATTTTCCTCCGCAAGCTCTTATTTGCTCAATGTCACAAAGATGTTGTCTATAAGCACTAACCTGTTCATTTAAAGGCAATTTGCTAATGTGATTTAGTTTTACAAAGTGCAGCCAAGGTATTTCTTCTACTAAGATCATATATAAATAAATATCCAGAAATACTTGTTTTACTATAAAGCTTTTTTTTATACGATAAGAAAATGTGTTTATATTTGTTATATGAAAGTAAAAAAACTTAAAATGCAAACAGATGGTCCTATAATGAATAAAGAATTTTGGATGAATCCACCTAATTTAAATAAGCCTGATTTAACCCCTGGCCACTATTTAGAATTAATGGATCGCCTACACATTATTATGTGTAATATACAAGAACACTGCATAGAACATCCAGTAGCAGAAGAATATAAAGACCTACAATTTAAATTAGAGTATGCACTAGGACAACTTTGGGACGCTTATCAAGAAGTAGGTAGATTAGATCACGAAAAAAACAATTCCTCACTATAAACAAAAATAGCTCCTTATCAGGAGCTTTTTTTATATTTGTTATATGACATACGAACAAAGACGAGACTTCTTACTTAAAATAATGAGAAAGCAAACTGATCATTGGCTTAAAGAAGATCAATATGCAGAATGGGAAAAGAAAAATAAACCTAAACAAACTTATACTTTTAAACCTAAAAGGTATATTAGGACAAAAGATATTTATAATAAAGAATGTTTAGAACATTATTATCCGCAGCGTTAGTTCTTTTTCTTAATGCATCGTTAAAGTCGCAAGATACAGTGAGATTGGTTCATAAACAGTATACTAGTGTGTTTTCAAAATCATTAAAGTATCCTGTATTAGTTGAATGGTGGGTAACAAAAGAAAAGGTGTCATGTCTTAAACTAATACCAAGACAAGATAGATTCGCACCAGACCCACTTCTTTTTGCATATACTGACTTAGCTAGTGATTATATTGGATCAGGATATGATCGCGGCCACATGGCTCCAGCAGCCGATAATCAATGTTCAGGTCAAGATGCTATGATAGAGTCATTTTACTTTTCTAATATGGCTCCACAATATGGGCAATTAAATAGAGGAGATTGGAAAACTTTAGAAATGAGAACTAGAGAATTAGCAAAATCTTTAGACTCAGTTAAAGTATGGACAGGATCAGTAGGAGAAAAAAGAAAGATAGGTAAAGTGTCTGTTCCTGATAAGTGTTGGAAAGTTATTTATATAAAAAGTAAAAATGAATGGCAAGCTTATATATTTGAAAATGATCAGTCTAAAGCTGATGGAATAGAAAATAATAAAGTAGACATAAAAGAAGTAGAAAAATTAACTAACTTTAAATTTAAAATAGATTAATATGCAAGTTTTGTATTTCACTGCCCCTTGGTGTGGACCATGTAAGATGTTTAAACCAGTTGTAGAAACAGTATCTGGAGAATTAGGAATCAATATAAATTATATTAATGTAGACTATGATGCATCTTATGCAGAGAGGTATTCTGTAACTTCTGTACCAACTTTAATCATATTAGATGGGCAAGGTCAAGTAGCTTACAGAAACTCAGGAGTTATGCCAAAAGATCAACTTTCTAGAGTTTTGAGTCAATTTAGATGATATTTATAAATGTTATGAAAAACCGAATAATAGAGTTTGCTTTAAAAAGTATAATTGTAGTTCAATTATCTGCCCTAGCATTAGGTGGAACTTTAGCAATCTTAGAATTTTTAGGAAGAAAAGATTTAGTAAATAAAATAGTCAATATACTTTCTTAATTGTTTTGAAACCAGGTTGTAAATAAATTAAGTAAATTATTTATAAACTATGGATATAAACAAGTTAAAGGGTCACATCCCTGATGCTGTTATTACACAGCTACCTGACACAATTGCTAAATTTGAATTAAATACTCCACTTCGTCTAGCACATTTTCTTGCTCAAGCAGGCCATGAATCAGGCGGCTTTAAAGCAGTTAACGAAAATTTAAACTACGGAGCAAAAGGTTTATTGGGTATATTTAAGAAATATTTCCCAACAGAAGAGAAAGCTAAATTATACGAGCGTAAACCGGAAAAAATTGCTAACCTAGTTTATGGAGCTAGAATGGGTAATGGCCCTGAAGCTTCTGGTGAAGGTTGGAAATTCCGTGGTCGTGGCTATATTCAATTAACTGGTAAAGATAACTACAAAGCATTTGATGCAGTAGTTGTAGAATCAATTATAGATAATCCAGATTTAGTTGCTACTAAATATCCTCTATTATCTGCTGCATGGTTTTTTCATAAGAACGGTCTTCATAAAATCGCAGACCAAGGTGCTACAGATGCTGTAGTTACTTCAGTTACCAAAAGAGTAAATGGTGGTACCATAGGTCTTCCTGACAGAATCAAACATTTCAAAGAGTACTATAACTTATTGAAGTAGTTCAGTTTCATAATGGTTGTACATTTATTAAATTAAAAGTATAACAAGTGAAATCGAAAAAATCTTTTTTAAAAGAGTTGTTTAAAGATAACAACGATATTAATGAAAAGTCTGTAGTAGGCTTTCTAGCCTTTTTAATGATGGTAGGATTTGCAATAGCAGATATCATAACAGGTTATTTAGGTAAACCATTAGTAATCAATGATTTTATATTTGATGCATTTATGTGGTTAGTATTAGGATGTTTTGGTATAGCATCTGTAGATAAGTTTGTGAATAAAAAAGCTGGAGCTAAAGAAGAAGAACCAGTAGAGGAGGTATTGTAATGGCAAAAAAATCACCAAAACCAAGACCAATGAAGTCGAGAAGGAATGGCCTTAAAGATCGTAAATTAATTGATGAAAATATAAAGGTTATAAAAAATATAGAAAACCATTTAAAAAACAATTAATGAAAAACGTAGTATCAAAACTCATTCCTTTAGTAGCTAAGTTAAAAGGTAAAAAGAAGCAAGTTATTATTTTGTCTGTAGTAGCTATTGCTGCTGTAATATTTGCAGTTCAGAAAGGCTATATTAGTGAAGATGCAGTAAAGTTCGATCTTATTATTGATCAAATATCTGCAGCATTTCCTGATAGCACAGAAGTAGTTGACACAGTTGTTAATCAAATAGACACCACAGTAATTGTTGTTGATAGTTTAGCTCACTAAACCATTTGACGATTGAAGAACTTTTTATTGGGACTGTGCTTACTTTTGAGCGCAGTCTCTTTTTCTCAAGATGTTAAGATTTATGTTGGAGACGTATCTAATAATATTAAGATAGGTCCTTTAGCAGGAAATAAAAATTTAGTTTTAGGTGTAAAAAATATAGCGGAAGAAGCTATAATGGATAAAGGTTATTCTATAGTAGGAAAAAATGATTCTACTTATAAAATTAGTTTTGAAGTTGTTTATTTTGATGTTTTGCAAACTAGTGCTGGTGTTAGTGTGTTTCATAAAAATGACAACGAGACCATTATTAGGATTAAGGGAGTTTTAACCAAAGGTGGAAAGAAAATTAAGGAATACTTAGGAACAGGTAAATCTTCTGAAATCTCTACTTCTACGATGATAATAGATGAAGGAGGTGGTTTTAACCAAGCATCAGCTCGTTCTGCCCTCAAGAAAACTATTATAAACGTAATTGAAACCGTACTATGAAAAAACTATTAACGCTGCTTGCAGTATTAATTAGTTATGCTTCCTTTGCCCAACAACCTTCAATCGGACACTTTCAACAGCTCGCAACTGTTAAAAGAGGTGACACTTTAGATGTTGCCTGGTATTATCAACCTATTGCTAGTAAAGATGTTCGTACATTTCAAGTTGACTTTCAATATAAGAAAAGACTTTTAACTCACATTGCAACTACTGTTGATGTAGCATTTGCAACTCAAACTCCTTATATTGACTATAAGCAATTTGATAATTCTAAATACTCAGGCTATACCGCAGGTAATTATACTTATGTATCTGACACTGCTTGGACTGTAGCTCGTAACTATTTAATCTTAGCTAGTGGTAATCAAATTGGATCTCAAGCTTATATTATACACAACAAGTATAAAATTAACTCAGTAGAAGCAAACTTCGTATCTGATTCTATTACAATTAACTGGGCTAGATTATTCACTCAAGATGGTAATACAATAGGAGATAATGTAGCTAATCTTACTAATAAGAGCATGTCCGTATTCTTAAAAGGTAACTTAACCATTTCAGGTAAAGTATGGTTGGCTGCTAATATGACTTCTAAACCTACAGTATTAGCAATAGATGCAGTTGATGGTACCGTTGCTTCAAGTGTTGCTATTGCTACTGATGGTACTTACACATTAGATAATATTGAACAAAATACAAAATATAAAATACAATTATTATTCCCTAAAGCTGAATTAACTACAATTAGAGATAACGCTGTAACAATAACTGATGGTGCTAAAGTGTATGATGAATTTGTTAATACAGATGTAAATCAAGTATACACAAGACAATACTTAAAATCAGGATTGAGTTACTTACAAGCTGATATTAATAAGAGTGCTGGATTAGATGGTGGAGACGCTTATGGTATTTATGCTTCTGTAGCTGGTTTAAAACAAATCGATACGGCAGGATTAATTAAAGTATTTACTGCTACTGAATATGATAATTTAGTATTAGGTGAAAATCAATGGACATCTTGGCCTGCATTCTTAGATAGAATGGACTTTGTTTATGACAGTATAGGTACAGCTAATCTTGTAGTTAATCTTAAATATGCAATTGTAGGTGACGTAAATAGAAGCCACTCATCACCTGTATTTGATGCTAACAACCAAGAAATAGTGGCTTATAATACTATAGGCAACTTAAATGTTAACATACCTAACACATTTGCTAATGTAGGAGAACCACTATATGTTCCAATGAATGTTAGTACGAATGGACTTCAAAATGCATCACTTCAATTTGAAATGACTTATGATAGAACTAAAGTAAAATTTGAAGAGATTGTATCTAATATTCAAGGTCCGTGGTTACAATATGTAAACCATGATGCACAAACTGGAACTATTCGTTTTGGTGGAATGAATAATCAAAACGTAGGATATATAACTGGCAATTATATGCCGTTTAAACTTAAATTTTCTCCTATAGGTAACAATGATATTACTAGCTATATTAAAGTACGTAAATTAATGGATGCAGGTGATCAAAATGGAGATAGATTTAATATCGTGCTTCAGTCTGATATAGTAGCATTATCAAGTAGAAGAATACCTGGATATTATAATGGTAGCGATGAAGAGGTAGTTACATCAATTCGTCCTAATCCAAATAACGGTATGTTTGAATTAGTAGTTACTTTCCCTAGAAATAACATGAATATGAATGCTATGATATTTGATGTAACTGGACGCCCAGTTAAAGATCTAGGTAAACTATCAAGCAATGAATATGCATTAACAGCAAATTATAAAATAGATGCTACTAACTTAAGACAAGGTAACTACTATTTATCAATGACGGATCAAAAGAAAATTATTACTAAACCCTTTTTAATACTTTAATTATGTCAGAAGAATTAGAACAACAAGATGGTACATGGTCAGGACTTAAAAAAACTATAGTAGGTACATTAGGAACCGTAGTAGCCGGCGGTGGCGTATGGCTTAGTACTCTACTATTTGGCGGAGATAAAGAAGAAACAGTAGCAACTCCTGCTGCTCAACCTTCTATTATTATCAACAATACTCAACAGCAACAACAAGCTGCTTCAGGTGGTACAACTATCATTAAAGAGAGAGTGGTTGAAAAACCAGTTGAAAAGAAAGAAGCTCCTAAAAAGAAAAAAGAAGGCGACGAATTTAAAGAACAACCTGCACAATGGTAAATAAATTATTATTTTTAGTGATACCAATTTTTATTGGTTTAAGCAGTAGTGCTCAAGTAGTAGGTAAAACAACTACAGAGCAATACAAAGCTTCATTTGAGACAAAAATTAATATTGATTCATTATTAGATTATGATGGACCTACTATACCAATTCAGATCCTCAAATGTGGTATTGGTGATGAGCTTTATGAGCAATATCCTGAACTCAAAGAAAAGAAAGTGGGTTTGGGTGTGGCTAACATCACGCTTGAATATTTGGAGAATCTTAATAGATTTAGCTTTACAGAAGATAAAACAGAGATTAAGAATAGGATGGTTAAACAGTTTCAAGCCTCTCAAGCAGGAATAAGCCAAGACAAGTTAGATGGTAGAGGTAAAATTCGTTTAGCTCATTACTTTGTTGAAATAGAAGTGTATGATTGGAGTGTAAGTGATGATGAAGAGATTAATATGAAAGACGGAGTAAAGAATATGATGGTAACTCGTTTAGGTCTTCAAGTTCGTTTTACTGATGCAGAGACAGGAGAAATCATTGCAGCATCAGGTTTAGGTGAAGCAAAGACAATAAGAGAGCTTACTATATTAAATGATGCTACTCTAGATCCAGTTAAATTTAATCAATCAACAGTTTCAATCGCAACTAAAAAAGCTCTTGATATTGCATGCGGTAGAATACTTACTCGCATGATCAAGAAAGGTGTATTCAAATCTTAGTGATGATTGAAAAGGATATTATACATAATATTGTTCCTATTTATTGGACTCTATACTAAGAGCCAATCTCTTGTCTATACATTTATTGATCCTTGTACAAAACAAGTTAGTACTTTTATGGTGCCTGCAAATGGCACCGTAATTTTTTTCCTAAATAAATCAAAAGCATTTATTGCTGGTGATGTAGCCAATGGTAATTTAGCTAGTTGGATTAATCAAGTTTATTCTGACTATAGAAAAGTATCACCTTGTTCAATTCAATCTGGTCAAGTAACACAAAATCAAATTACATCTCAAGTAGTAGGTAACGCAGTTCAAAGTGTAGTAAGTAATGTAATAGGATCAGCATCTACGTCTGCTGTGTCATCAGTTACTTCTAGTGCGGTTAGTAGCGTGTCATCTAGTGCAACGTCTAGTGTTTCTTCTAGTGCTACTAGTAGCGTATCATCTAGCGCGTCTTCTAGTGGCGGATCTGAACAAGGAAGTCAAGAAGTTGCTTCTAGTACAACATCAAGTCAAGATGCTAGTAATGATCAAAAAACAGAAACTAGTTCAAATAGTGGAGGAGGCAAATCAGGTGGAGGAAAAGGTGGCGGCTCTAAAGCAAAGGCTTCTAACTCTAATCCTATGTTAGTACAATCAGATCTAACAACTGCCCAGAATTTAAATGGTTCTTTCACTCCAATACTTAATTTAGGACTTTCGCAATCTTCAATGACTGGAGCTTCTAGTTGGGGACTAACAGGAATGATATGGATGAATTTTAAACAATTTGCACTTTCAGGAAGATACACTAAAATGCAATTTAGCAAATCAGGATCTTTAAGATACATTCATAACTTCAGTATAACCGGTGTTTATTCTTATGGCAATCTGATAGGTTTTGCAGGTTACAGTGGTATTATCAATTTAAACAAATATGGTGTTACAGGATTCAATGTGAGCGCGTCTGGTGCACTTATATCTGAAGACAAGAGTTCTTTCTTTAGTCCAACAGTAACTGCTTTCTATACAAAACCATTCACTACAGGGAAAAAATTAACCATATCACCGGAATTGTATATTATGTCAACTCCGTTAATATATTCTGCAAAAGATAGAGTAACATCAACGGATAGAACGTTTGCAGCTTTTATAGGATCTGGATTTGACTATAAAATAACTAAACGTTTTAAATTTAACTTTAACTATAAACTAAATGTAAGTACTAATACTGAAATACCAATGCTATCATTTTTCTTAATTGGTAGTAAAGTTAATTTATGATCAGAGTCTTAGTTATATTATTATTTCCTATTTTAACATTTGGACAAACACTAAATGTAAAAGTGTTTCGTACACATGCTGGTAATGGTAATACTTCACAATATCCCAATTTTGCCAATAATAAAGCTCAGATGGATATTTTAACTAATACATCATACTCAAACACTACATTATGGTGGAGTGGTACTATGAATGCAACTACGTGTTTAAATTTTACTACGTGGACAACACTATCAAATGCAGGTGCTAGTATTCCCAATAATGGTGATTTTTATGCTGTTGAAGTGAGTGGAGTATTTACTCCTACAGAAACAGGAATCTATACATTTGGAATAAATTCTGATGACGGTTCTGATTTGCTTATAAATGGTGCTTTGGTAACTTCATTTTATGGAGGTCACGGTATGAGTGGCTATCAATATGGTTCTGTTAGTTTAGTTGCAGGAACATCATATACATTCATCGCCCGAATGCAAGAGTATGGTGGGGGTGATGGTATGGCAGTTGTATGGAAAAGACCTTCACAATCAGCTTATTCATTACAACCTACTGAATTAGGTATAGTAGTACCTTTAGCTACAATAAGTGGAATAGTGTCAGTACCAACTTTAATTTCATATCCTACACTTAGTTTATATAGAATAGTTGGAACGAGTGAAAATTTAGTTGAAACTAAAACTGTAGCTACAAATGGAACATACTCATTTACAGTACCAGCTAATAATACTACTTACAAAATATATCCTTCATTAACAATTCAAGGTATAACATCAACTGACTTTGATTTAATTTGGGGTGAAGTTAAAAATATAAACATACCATCTAATACGGCTCAAGGTCTAGTAATGACTGGAACTAAACAGTGGAAAGCAGCTGATGTGAATAGAAATGGTATATTAGATTTAGGTGATGCTTACCTAGTAGCAGCCCACCTTAGTGGATTAAGACCTATAAATCAAGTATTATGGTTTACTTCAGCTAATTATGATTTAATAAACAGATCCAATTATTCTACAATTAACCCAGTAGCCTCATTTACAATTAATGTTGTGACTTCTAATGTTACTCAAAACATTAAGTACTGTATTTTAGGAGACATAAATCTATCTCATTCTTCTAATTAATTTAATAATTTGATAATACAAAGATATTGCCTGGGCAACTAGCTCAAAATATCTATTTAAAGACAACACACAATATGAAATTAAAAGCGTTACTATTTTTACTATTTCCAGTTTTATCCTTTTCCCAAGACACTTTATTCAATCAAAAACTAGATAATATTACGATTCGTTCTGTTCAAAAGAAAGAATCTAACATTGCAGTGATTAATAGCATCAGAAATAGTTCTGTTATATCTGATGGGCTTTCTGTTGAGTTTATAAAGAAAACTCCTGATCGTAGTGTAGGTGATGCACTTAAAAGAGTTAATGGTGTTACTATACAGAACGATAAGTTTGTATTAGTTAGAGGTTTAGCAGATAGATATAATTCTGCTATGCTGAATAAAACTATTTTACCATCAACAGAACCTGATCGTAGAGCATTTTCATTTGATATTATTCCATCAGGACTCATAGATAATATCATAGTAGCAAAGTCAGCTACAGCAAATTTGCCTGGTGATTTTGCAGGAGGAATTGTTCAAGTAACTACAAAAGATGTATCTAATGATTTTTTCTCATTAGGCCTCGGAGTGAATTACGGGGCCGTTTCAACTTCCCAAAATTTCAAATTGGTGGATTATACGACCTTCCCCACTCAATTTCCATCCACTTACATTTATCGCGTAAGCACAAACACAGAGAAAAAGAATTACACAAGTCTCATAAAGTCTCCAATTGTTCAAGAATTTAAATCTATTCCTAACTTAAATGGATCGCTTTCTTTTGGATTAAAAAGAAATAAGTGGAACGTATTATTTAGTTCAACTGCAAGAAATACTTACGCACTAAATTATATTGATAGACAAGATTATCAATCATCAACAGAATTAGCATACAAATACAGAGATACTTCATTTAGTAGAGTTCAATTGTTAAATGGGCTTTTTAATGTAACTTATACAGGAAAAAATAGATATAGTTTAAAAACTTTATTTAATCATCAAGTAGAACAATCTTATTTAACTCGTATAGGCGAGAATTACGATAATGTTCAAGATGTAAGAAGTAATGCGTCTAATAATATAGTTAAAACATTAATCAATTCTCAATTTGATGGCAAGATTAAAACTTTTGATTTTAATGTAGGATATAATTTAATGATTAGAAAACAACCAGACTATAGAATTAATCCAATAACTAAGTCATTAGGAGTTAATGAACCTTATGCAATTGCATGGAGAGATACTTATCGTTTTTGGAGTGACATGGATGAAAATGGTTTAAATGCCGGCGTGAATAAACAATTAGGTGGTTTTAAAATAGGTTCAAGCTATATTAAAAAATACAGAACTTTTAAAGCTAGAATCTTTAGATATACTTCTGAAGATATGTTAGACGAAATTACTAATAATACTGACAAGTATTCTGCAGATTTTGATTTAGCAAGTGCATATGCTTTATATGAAGGCGAATTAAATGGTTGGAAAGTAAATGCAGGTTTAAGAACAGAATACAATTTGTTTAATGTACAAACCGCAGACTTTAGTGGTACGAGAGTTAATGTAAATAGAAAGTATCTAGACCTTTTACCTTCAGTAAACTTTTCTTATGAATGGGATAGATTTAAGTATAGAATATCTGCTAGTAAAACATTAGCAAGACCTGAGTTTAGAGAAGTTGCTAACTTTGCATACTATGATTTTGTACGTAATGCCCAACTATTAGGTAATCCCAATCTACAAAAGACAGATGTTTATAACGTTGATATTAAGTTAGAATACTATCCTAAACAAAGTGAAAACATATCAGGAGCTTTCTTTATTAAAGACTTTAAAAAGCCAATTGAACAAATAGTAGCAGATGGATCAGTACCATCAAATCTATTACTAACATACTTGAATCCAGATCAAGCATTAGTTGCTGGATTTGAAATAGAGTTTCGTAAAAAAATAACTAATTGGTTAGATGCTTATACTAATACTTCTATAGTTAAATCTGAAGTAGTTGTTAACGGTAGAAAAAGACAATTACAAGGGCAATCTAATTATGTTGTAAATGGTGGATTGAATTTACATAAAGGAAAAAACACAATCAACCTTTCTTATAATAGAGTTGGAGATAGAATATCAGCAGTAGGTTTTCAAGGATACGATGACATATTTGAAAACTCTAGAGATGTTATAGATTTAGTATTCTTACGTAAGGTAGGTAAAGGAGAAATAAAATTAGCAGTAGGTGATATACTTGCCCAACCTTCTGTTTATTATCAAAAATCAAGGGGCAATTTAATTAAAACAAATAACGAACAATCAATTTCATTAACATTTAATTTGAATTTATGAAAAAGCTAACTTTATTTTTAGTAATTATCGGTTTATTCGCTTGTAAAAAAGAACAAATAGATGCGCCTATTAATGTACCTACTGACAAAACAATTACAGGTAATATCACAATAACTACAACTCTTACTTCTGATAAAGAATGGACTTTAAAAGGATACGTTTATGTTAAAGATGGCGCTACGTTAATTATTCAACCTGGAACTGTAATCAAAAGTGACATTGCAGAAAAAGGTGCTTTGTGCATTGAGAGAGGTGCAAAGATTATTGCAGAAGGTACGGCAACAAAACCAATCATTTTTACCTCAGGAAAAATCGCCGGCGAGAGGTCTCCTGGTGACTGGGGTGGAATTGTAATATTAGGTAAAGCAAAAACTAATCGTTCATCTGAACCAACTATTGAAGGCGGTATTGGCCGTCCATTTGGTGGTAATGATGATGGAGATAATAGTGGTATACTAAAGTATGTTCGTATTGAGTATGCCGGTATTGCTGCACTACCTAACTCAGAAATTAATGCACTTACTTTAGGTGGTGTAGGTTCTGGTACAGTAATTGAAAATGTACAAACTATTTACGCTAATGACGATGCATTTGAATTTTTTGGTGGTACTGTATCTCCAAAAAATCTTTATGCTTATGCTACAGCAGATGATGATTTTGACTTTGATTTTGGGTATACTGGAACTGTAACAAATGGTATTGCAAAACGCGATCCTTTATTTGTAGATAACGGTGATGCTGGTAATGGTGTAGAATGTGATAATGATGGTGTGGGCTCACTGGCACAACCATTTACGCATCCTAAATTAATTGGAATGGTATTAGTTGGACCTAATAATCAAACCGCATTAGCGAACCACAATCTAGGTTTAAGATTTAGAAGAGCTACTCAATTCACAGTAAAGAATAGTGCAATCTACGGTTGGATGAAAGGTGGACTTAGTTTAGAAAGTAATGAAACAGCTCAAGCAGTAAAAGACGGTGTATCTATATTCGAAAACAATTCAGTAGGTGCATTTAATCCAACTTTAAATTTTATTAGTAAAGCAACTACAATTCTAACTAATGATCAACTTAAAACACTAGCTTTAGGAAAAGGTAATAAAGAGATTGACGTTATTATTCCTGAATTAGCTATGCCTACTTGGATTAATGGTTGGACTAAATTCCCTAGTAAGGGACAATAAAAAAAGTATCTCACTATAAAGATTAATTATATCCAATAAACAAATCTATCTTATATTTGTATTGAAACAAATCAAAATAGAAAAATGAAAAAGATGGTTATCGCTATGGCAATGCTTGTTATGCTTGCCTCTTGTGGTGGTTCTGGTGAAACTCCTGCCACTGATTCACTTGTAGCTCCTGTAGATTCAGTAGTAGCTCCAGTTGATTCTGCAAATGTAGTAACTGATTCTGCTCAATTAAACGATGCAATCAGTGGTTCAGAATCAGCAAGTAAAATTTCAACAGATAATAAAGACAATGAGTCTTTAGAAGAAGTTAAGCTTCCTTAATCTATTGAACAAGGGTCGAGGGAAATGCTCGGAACGACTACCGTTGAAACGTCTTTTTCTATAAAATCAAATACTTATTATATGAAAGTTTTGTGTATAAATGGATATGAAGGCGTACTTACTGAAGGTGAAGTTTATACCGTAGCTCAAGTAACTGTTAGTAATAACTTCCTATTAGAAGAGATAAATGTGCCAGAAGGATATACATCATTCAACTCTAATAGATTTGTTCCTCTTATTACTAGCGATGAAACTGTTTACGATGAACAATCTGTAGTAGACTATACTATATAGTTCTTTAACATATGGGGATAACCGGTATCGATCCGGATGTAGAGGTAATACTACATGCAGGCATTTGAGTATACTGCCTTAGAAGATACTAAACAATAAACGCTGAAGAATTATCTTCATTCACCTTCGAAGATGCTATGGCATTCGTTGGTGCTGACTACGCAGTAGCTGCCTAGTCAACTACGGGTGAGTAACCTAGGAACAGAACTACTCCGAGTATTCACGATCGACTCGTTAAATAAGGACTGTGAGTTAGTTTCTTGATGTCGATATAATAAATCAAGTGGTGGATCCGACCATAACAAGTCAGCCCTTACGGTGCAGCGCAAGCAGTACTAAGCATGTGAGACGTTAGTATTATTGTCTCTTTCGGAGACGTGGGTTCGAATCCCACTATCTCCACTAAAGTACTTAGCACAGTTCTCCTGGTTCACTGTCCCAGGCTAAGTCATTTATCAAACTGTGGCCGAATAAGTGGTTGAGAGCTGCTAAGGCACTGGTAGATAGCTGAAAAGCTATTGAGCTGGGTATCACAGACGGATGAGTTAAAACCACCACCACTGAGGGTAGAATGCGCAACCTGAAAGTGCTCTGGATACGCTGAAGATAATTCGGACGATCTCCGCAGGCGTTGCTGGTAGTCAATCCAGCTAGTCTTAACACTTAGACTGATCATCTTTGTGGACTATGGGTGAAAAGGGGTCCGTCCAGGGATTATGGGTAATCGTTACTCCCATCATGTTTTTAGAGGGAGGCCAGAAATGGCTTCCTTTTTTTATGCCCCTTAAGCATTGCTGGCGATGCGCGTGACTTGTAATCACGATAACTCAGTTCGATTCTGGGCGGGGGCTCTGAATCAAGATTGATCCTTAGCTCAGTTGGTTAGAGCAACAGACTCATAATCTGTGGGTCCTCGGTTCAAGCCCGAGAGGGTCAACAAGGCTACTGTTCTTTGACATATAAGGAGAAACAAATTATGGAAACACTATCATTCGTTTTAGGGATAGCATTCGTTGTGGTTATAGCTTTAGCTATAGTTGCTACTTATGCTTTCGTTAAGGTAATAAAAGTGAAAAATCAATTAGATAATACCCAAAGACAACTTGATTCAGTTGTAGGTGAAATTTATCAGAATATAGCTGAAGAGAATAGACATTGTCATTCAAGAATTGATAATTTTGAAAAAGACATTTATTCACAATTGGATTCAAGATTAGATAAATTAGAAACTAAATTAACAAACAAAAAATAAAATAGTTAAAGAACAGTAGCCTTTTAATAAAAAAAAGCCGGCATAAACCGGCTTTCTTTTGTTTTAAATAAAGTGTTGTTAATTACGCAGCTTTTTTCTTCTCCCAAAGAGACCAACCAGCACCAAACAAAGTCATAACACCACCAAGGAGTTCTTGAAATAGGCTCTCATCAATTAAACCTTTTGCAACGATAATACCGCCGACAAAAGTAAGGGCGTGTCTGATAAGACCTAACAATTCATTTTTTTTCATTTCTAATGATTTAAGTTAAAAATATGCCCCAACTTATACTGTGGGTACAAGAATAAATATCTTTATAAACCAATAAAATTAATCACTCTAAAGATTGATTGTGTTAATATCAAAATATCTTCTTATTTTTGAATAAATAAAACGTTATGATACTAACTATTTACATTATCAGCATAATTTACTGTATATATAAAATGTATACAAGTTATGCCAAAAGAAATGAAGATCCTCTATATGCATCTCCTGCATTAGAAACATTAGCCATATTAGTAATGGCACCAGTATTGATGGCAGTTGATGTTAGCTTTACTTGGGTAAGAAAGTACAAAGAGTATAAACAAGAAAAACAAGACAGAATTTTTTAATCATTGTCAGGTGGTGAAAGAGTAGCTACATGGCATACACACCCACTCGTCTCGTGGGCGCTGAAAAACAAGATAGGTATTTAGATATGGGTTGACCACAAAGCCGGCTATTTTGTCTAATACTGAATTGCAGCATGGAGGTTCGAGTCCTCCCCTGACAGCATTAAATAAACCTGGGTGGCGAAATCGGTATACGCGCAAGACTTAAAATCTTGTGAGCAGAAAAAGCTCGTGTGGGTTCAAGTCCCACTCCAGGTACTAAATTAACAGTTATGGAAAAACAAATAAAACCGAAAATTAAAAAAGTATTAACTCAAGGAAATAAATCACTATTTACACAGTATCTTAAAGTAAATAGCTACAATCCAATTACGTTTGTATTAGCGTTTACATCAGCATTTCTCCATGCTATGATGAGAAGTAATATTAGTGCTAGATGGGCAGAAGGTACGATGCGTGCAGATATTACATTAACTTTTGTAGCATTCTTTTTTTGGTTATCATTTATGTTAAATGTACAGAGAATGGTATACGGTACTAGAATTGATCAAATTATATTTTTAATATCAGCAACTATAGGAACTGTTATAGGTGTTTCTGTATTTAGTTAAGATATTTATAAATACAAATACAACAAAGGGACTAGATAGGCTAATCCTTGCCGACTAAATCGGTTTTTATAACTATCTAGAGCAGACAACTCGAATAAACTGTCGCAAGGCAGGTTTGAGTATCCTTCAAGATACTCGCCGCCATAGTTCAATGTAGAAGCCTCCCACTCCGACCGGGAGAGGTGTCAGATCAAGCCTGACTGGTGGCTCTAGCTTCGGAAACTCAAGTACTCCGTGGTTTGAGAGCTTACATTAGAACCCTTTGCGAGTTGTTCAAACCACAGCAGGTAACTGCAGTGTACTCAATAAAAAGGGACCTAATAAGTCCCTTTTTTATTTTCCTTTGTTGTATAGTGTAAGGGATAGCACATTTGGTTCCGGTCCAAAAAGTCCTAGTTCGATTCTAGGTACAGCAACAAATCTTTTACACTATTATTTTTAATTTATCTATTTAAAGATATCTTCTTATTATTGTATTAATAAAATAATAGTTATGCAAAACAACCCAATTGACAAATGCGTAATGTGTGGTAAAGATACACCATACAGATTTAATGATCACATCGACACTAGAATAGGATATGTTGAAGGTGCTGGTCAAGGATGCTATCAACCACATATGTGTAGCCAAGAACGTAGTAGAAGGTTAATTACCGTAAGTGAAGAATTAATCTATTCAACACCTAATGATCAAGAGTTAGGAGGTAAAGTAAGAGAACTTTATTGGAATCTTAAAAAAATATAAACTATGCTTTTAGCATTATTTGCATTAGCAGCGCTATGGATTGCTTATGAAGTATGGAGAGCTCCATTAATAGATGATGAGTATAATACAATAGTACCAGCAAAAAAACTTAAAGACCTATTTAAAAATAAATAATATGCAAGATCAAAGAATGAAAGTCAATATAGACTTAAAAAAGACTACGTCAGTAGTATGCGAAGAGTGTTCTAATACAACATTTCAAGAAGCTCTCATGCTTCGTAAGGTTAGTAAGTTTTTGACAGGAGAAATGCAAGACGGAGTTATTCCTATTGCAACATTTGTATGTACAAAATGTGGACATGTTAATAAAGACTTTTATCCTAAAGAATTAGCTAATGAGCAAGAATAAAGACATATACGGAACAATAACAACATATAATGATTCTAATAGTAGAATAGTAGTTAAGACTGATTCTATTGTAGATTCAATTGTAGATAAGTTTATTGATCGTTCTAGAGTAGGTAAAGAAAAATATGGTGTTACTTTAGATCGTGAAGATTGGTCTTTAGAACAGTGGATAGAAGCCGCTATTGAAGAACATATGGATGCCATTCTATATCTACAAAAAATTAAATCTATTATTACAGGTAAAAAGAAATAATGCCCAAACCTAATTTAAACATCAATTGGGCTACTCAAACCCCCGTATCCTATTCTCAATATTCTATTTATAAGCAATGCGAATACCAATGGTATTTAACTTATATAAAGAAAGAGAGTTCATTCAAGCCTTCTATATATTTAGTTTATGGTACTGCAATGCATGAGACTATACAAGAGTATCTAAAACTTATGTATGAAAAATCTGGTAAAGCTGCAGATGAACTTGACTTAAATAAGATACTTGAAGATAGACTTATAGAGAATTACAAACAGAGTTTAGTAGACAATAAGAATGAACACTTTAGTACTAAAGAAGAGTTAAAAGAATTCTTAATAGATGGTCAAGCTACTTTAGATTGGTTCAAGAAAAATAGATCTAAATACTTTTCCAGAAAGACATCTGATTTAGTAGGTATAGAAATTCCTATCCTACTTCCAGTTATAGATGATATCCCTGGAGTTCTTATGAATGGATCTATAGACTTCATAATATACGAAAAGGCTGTAGATAAATACACTATCTATGATATAAAAACATCAACTAAAGGATGGTCTGATTATGAAAAGAAAGATCAAACAAAAATAAATCAAATACTTCTTTACAAGAGGTTTTATTCAAAGGCGATGAATGTTCCAGAAGAGAAGATTGATGTTAAATTCTTTATAGTAAAGAGAAAAGTATTTGTTAATCCAGATTATCCAACTTATAGAGTTCAAGAGTTTATACCAGCTAATGGAAAGAAAAAAGTGCAAGATGCATTTGAAGACTTCTCTAAATTCATAAGAGAATGTTTCAATCCCAATGCTAAGCATAATAAAGAAAGATCTTATACAAAGAATATCAATAGTTGTAAGTTCTGTCCCTATACAAATAAGCCAGACTTGTGTAATAAAACTCTATAAAATATTTTTTTATTTACATATTTATTTGTATATTCTAGTATATTTATTATAAAAGAAATATGGTAAGTAAATCAAAAAGAGTTATAACATCGGTAAAGATACCTGAAACTCTATACGAAGATTTTAAAGTAACATCTGTTAAGACTAAAATAAATTTACAAGATATAGTTGAAAGAGCTATGTTTATGTATCTTACAGACTCAGCATTTAGACAAAGTATTCACGAACAATATAATACTCACTACACAGGATCTAGTTTAATTGAAGCAATAAAATAAGTTACACATGATAAATGGTTATATTCCTCAAACACAAAGAAAAAAAATTCTTTTTCTATGTGATGATATTAGAATGACAAGTGGTATCTCTACAATGGCTAGAGAAATAGTTGTGGGAAGTTCTCATATATTTAATTGGGTAAATGTAGGTGGTGCAATTAATCATCCTGATCAAGGAAAAAAATTGGACATATCTGCTGACACAAATAGGATCATGGGCATAAATGATTCTTCTGTTTTTATTTACCCTATTAATGGATATGGAAGTCCTGAATTAATTAGGCAGCTTATAGAAATGGAAAGGCCTGATGCAATAATGTTTTTTACAGATCCTAGATATTGGGTATGGTTATTTCAAATGGAAAATGAGATTAGGAAAAAAATACCTATGATTTATTTAAATATTTGGGATGATCTTCCTGCTCCGTTGTATAATAAATCATTTTATGATTCTTGTGATGCTTTGATGGCAATATCAAAACAAACTCTTAATATAAATAAAATGGTTTTAGGAGATAAAGTAAAAGGGAAAATTCTTAAATATGTTCCTCATGGAATTAATGAAAAGATATTCTATCCTATTACTGAATTTATGCAGAATCAAAATGAGGCATTAGAAAAAAAGAAAAAAGAAATTTTTGGTGATTTTAAGCCTGAGTTTGTTGTATTTTATAATGCTAGAAATATTAGAAGAAAAAGTACTTCTGATTTAATTGCTGCGTATGCTACTTTCTGTGATAAGATAGGAAAAGAAAAAGCTAGTAAATGTGCTTTATTAATGCACACTCAAAGAGCAGATGAAAATGGAACTGATTTAAACGCTGTTACAGAATTGCTATGTAATCCAGAATATCAAAAAGTATATTTTTCAGATGTAAGACTTAATGCAGAAGATATAAATTTACTTTACAATATGTCTGATGTAACTGCACTAATATCTTCTAATGAAGGTTGGGGATTGTCTCTAACTGAATCTATGATGGCAGGCAAAATGATCATAGCAAACGTCACAGGAGGAATGCAAGATCAAATGAGATTTGAAGATGAAGATGGTAAGTGGATTGACTTCAATGATAAATTTTGTTCTAATCATTTTGGAAGATATAAAAAACACGGTAAATGGTCTTTACCAGTATTTCCAACAAATATTAGTATAGTAGGATCTATACCGACTCCTTACATTTATGATGATAGATGCGATTTTAGAGACGTTGCTAAAGCAATAGAAGATTGCTATAACTTATCTCCTGATGAAAGAAATAATAGAGGTATGGCAGGTAGAGAATGGGCGCTATCTAATGAATCTATGATGAGTGCAAATCATATGTGCGATAATGTTATATCTACTATCAATGAAACTATTAATACATTCAAACCTAAAAAACAGTTTGAATTAATTAAAACAGAAAAATTAGAAAGAAAAAAAATTGTACACCCTTTAGTTTATTAATATGAAACAGTTGTGCGTAATTAGTTGTCCTATTGACACATATTCAGGTTATGGTGCTAGATCTAGAGACTTTGTTAAAGCTTTATATGAATTAAAAAAAGATGAGTATGATATTAAAATCATATCTCAACGTTGGGGAGTTACTCCTTGGGGATATATCAAAGACAATAAAGAAGAGTATAGTTGGTTAGAATCCCTAATACTTCAAATCCCTCAATTACCAAAACAACCAGACATTTGGATTCAAATTACCGTACCAAATGAATTTCAACCTATTGGAAAATATAATATAGGTTTGACGGCTGGTATTGAAACTACAATTTGCGATCCTAGTTGGATTGAAGGAGTTAATAGAATGAATATAACTTTAGTATCTTCAGAACATTCTAAAAAAGTATTTCAACAATCTACATTTGAAAAAAGAGACCAACAAAATCAAGTTCTTGGAGTAATTAAACTTGAAAAACCAGTTGAAGTTTTATTTGAAGGAGTAGATTTAAATAAATACTTTTACATTGAAGATGAAGATCTTGAAGAAACAGATGTAGTGCTTGAATTAGACGAAATTAAAGAAGAGTTTTGTTTTCTATATGTAGGACATTGGCTTCAAGGAGAAATTGGTGAAGATAGAAAAAATACTAGCTTAATGCTAAAAACATTTCTAGAAACATTTAAAGGTAAGAAAAATAAACCTGCATTAATAATGAAAACATCTGGTGCAGGATCTAGTATAATGGATCGTGATGAAATGCTTAAAAAGATAGACTCTATTAAAAATACAGTTGACGGAGATTTACCTAGCGTATATTTACTCCATGGTGAATTAGATGACAAAGACATTAATAATCTTTATAATCATCCTAAAGTAAAAGCAATGTTTAATTTAACTAAGGGTGAAGGATTTGGTAGACCTTTATTAGAGTTCACTCTTAGCAAAAAGCCAATTATTGTATCAGCTTGGTCAGGACATATAGATTTTCTTGATAGAGAATTCTGCTGCTTTATTGGAGGTGAATTAAAAAACGTCCATCCATCAGCACAAGTACAAAATATGATATTACCAGAGTCTATGTGGTTCAGTCCAGATATTACCCAAGCAAGTACACACTTAAAGAATGTTTATGAAAAATATTCTAAGTATGAAGAACTTGCTAAAAGACAATCTCATACATCTAAAACTAAATTTTCATTTGATGAGATGAAAAACTTACTTGCCACTTACTTAGATAAGATACCAAAACAAGTAGGACTGCAACTTCCTCAACTAAAGAAGATAGAACTTCCTAAACTTAAAAAAGTAGACTAATGACATCAAGTGAATTTGTAATATGGTTAAAAGGTTTTACAGAAGCATGTAATGACTTCACTGCTACACCTGAACAGTGGGATAGAATAAAAGAAGTTTTAGATGAAGTAAGTGATAATTCTATTGAAGAATTAACTCCTCGTTATATAAGAAGTCCGCTATCTGTCACAATGCCTCTTACAGGTAGCGTATCCTTTGCTTCATCTAGTAGTCAAATATTCACTACTCTAGGTCAAACAGGTACTACTAGATTTGATTTAACAAACCTACCTCCTGGAACAAGTATTACTTACACAACTAAACAACAACTCAATGACTGATAATTTAATAGCATGTCCAAAATGTAAAGCACCTGAATCGTGCTACACTCAGCCTGTAAATGAATTTCACAAAGCTTATGTTTGTCTATCTTGTGGTTTTCAAACAAATGATTTAATGCGTGAAGCTGAATTTAACTTTGAAGAATATGAGAATGAACTTCCAGAACTTTATAAAGATATAAAAGAAGTTGATGAAGAAGGAAGGGTTTGGTATCCTAATATAATTAATGTAGAAGGTAAAGGAACTGTATTTGCTAATGGTACTTCAAAAGATGAATGGGAATGGAGTTCTATTAAAAGTGTAAAACTTACTAAAGAAGAAAAAGAACAACCTAAGTTCAAAGGAAAAAAGTACAAATCAGATTCTAAGACACTAAAAAGTTTTGGTAAAGATTATTTTGAAGCCTGTGACTATATCGGCTTCTTTGATATAAAATAAATGTTATGCCATCAATTAGTTATGCTATAACCGCTTGTAACGAGCACAGAGAATTATCATTCTTATTAGAATTATTGACTAATAATATACGTCAAGAAGATCAAATCGTGGTCCAATTAGACTCTAATGCGACTGAGGAGGTGAGACAAATTGCTAAAGACTACATAGAGTTTCCTCTTAATAAAGACTTTGCATCATTTAAAAATAATCTTAGTAAGTATTGTACTAAAGATTATATCTTTCAAATAGATGCAGATGAATATCCTCACGCACATTTAATTACTAACTTGGGAGATATATTAGAATACAATCAAACAATTGATGTACTTTTAATACCTAGGATTAATACAGTTGAAGGACTAACTGCGCAACACATTGGCAATTGGCGTTGGAATATTAATGATAAAGGATGGATTAACTTCCCTGATTATCAATGGAGAATATGGAAAAACAATAGTAAGATTAAGTGGATAAATAAAGTACATGAACGCTTAGATGGATTTGAAACATACTCAGCATTGCCACAAATGGAAGAATACTGTTTATTTCATCCTAAAGATATAGTACGACAAGAAAAACAAAATAACTTTTATAACACTATATAAAATGAAAAAATATAATAAGATATTAGTATTTGGAGGAAGTGGGATGTTAGGAACTACACTACAAAAAATAAATGATAACTACGAATTAATAATTACAGACAAAGAAGAATCAGAAGTATATTGTGATATAAGAGACATAAAAAGTTGTAATGAGATAGTAGAAAAATATAATCCTGATATTATTTTAAATTTTGCCGCATTAGTAGATTTAGAATATTGTGAAAAAGAAAAAGATGATTGTTATTTGACAAATACAATTTCTGCTTTACATTTGTTTAATCTAGCTAAAGATAGAAATATTCCTTATGTTTTTATAAGTACCGCAGGTATATTTGGAAATGATAAAGAATTTTATACAGAAGAAGATACACCGTATCCTTTAAGTGCGTATGGAAAAAGTAAATACTACACTGAGCAAATTATACAAAATCAAAGCTATGAAAAATACTGGATATTTAGAGCAGGTTGGATGATGGGTGGAGGACCTGATAAAGATAAAAAATTTGTTAATAAGTTAATGAAACAAATAAATTCAGGAGCTAAAGAATTATTTGTAGTAGATGATAAATTAGGAGTTCCTACTTATACAAAAGATTTTGCATCTTCAATTATAAAACATATAGAAGAAGAACTTCCTTATGGACTTTATAATATGGTTAGTAATGGAGAAGCTAGTAGATATGAAACAGCATTAGCAATTAATGAATATTTAAATTTAGGTTTAAAAATAAATAAAGTATCTAGTGATCATTTTAAAAATGAATATTTTGCACCAAGACCATATTCAGAAAAACTAATTAACAAATCTCTAAATGATTTAAATAAAAATTATATGAGAAATTGGAAAGTTTGCCTAATAGAATATCTAAATGAATATTACAAATGAATACCATACCAGTAGCTAGATTGTGGCATAAGAAAGGAAAATTAGAGTATTTTTGTATTAAGCAATTATTAGAATCTTTTCCTAATATAAAATTTGATTTGCATATAATACTTCATTCTTTTGATTATGAAGATGAATGGACTGCCAAAATAAAAGAATTACCTACAAGTATAACATGGTATTCTACTAAAGACATGATAGATTATGGAAAGCAGTGCGGATATATAGATGAACAATTTGAATCTAAAATTCCTAATTTTGTTCATTTTTACCATATAATAATATTTCATTATTTAAGAAGAGTTTTAAGATTTGATTACGCATTAGCATACGAGTATGATATAATATTTAATTCAAAAGATCTAAAAGATTTAGATAAATGTATAAAAAATAAAATACCTTTTGGAATACATGAACCTGCTAATCCAAATTGTGATAAAGCACTATTAAATAGCCTAAGCTCATTGTTCCAATCAGACTTAAGAAACCTAGTTCCTTATTTTAATTTTGGTATTAATGCTGGATTTCAGGGAATGAATTTAAAAATGTTTGATAATTTTATGAATCCTTCAACATTTATTGAATTATTAAATTGCTTTGATTTTTCTGGAATATATAATTTAGATGGATCTGAAAAAACTGGATTTACTAGAACTTTAATAGACACACAAGAACAATCTTTTCATTCTTTATTAAATAGAATGTTTAGTACTAATTATGTTCTTTTAAATACCGATGAATATTATTTTTATCCTTCTTATCTAGATCTTAAAGTACAGGAAAAATCAAAAGTTCTTCATTACTTTGGACATACTAAACCAAAACAAATGTTAGATTTTATAGAAAACAAAATTTCTGAATGGAATTAATAAAATAACCAAATATGAAAATAAATAAAAACATAGATCTATTTAAAGTTTATATGTCCCCAACTGCTGGAGATGAAGTAAAAACAATTTTGAATAGTGGATATATAGGGCAAGGTAAAAAAGTAGATGAATTTGAAAATCATTTAAAGGACTACATAAATAATGATAGAGTGGTAACTTTAAATTCAGGAACTTCTGGTTTACATTTAGCTATACATCTATTAAAAAATAAAAAAAATACAATAGTAGGAGCTGATGGATATTCTGTATTAGAATCTAATTGGCCTGGATTAGAAGACGGTGATGAAGTATTAACCACCTCTCTTACATGTACTGCTACAAATTGGCCGATTCTATCAAATAATCTAAAAATAAAGTGGGTTGATATAGATCCAAAAACTCTTAACATAGACTTAGATGATCTTGAAAGAAAAATAACTCCTAAAACAAAAATAATAATGGCTGTACATTGGGGAGGATATCCTATTAATTTAGATAGATTAAAAGAAATTCAAAATAAAGCTTTTAATCTATATGGATTTAAACCAGCTATCATAGAAGATGGTGCCCACTCTTTTGGAACTGAGTATAAAGGTAAAAAATTAGGCAATCATGGAAATATTGTAATGCATTCTCTGCAAGCAATAAAACATATAACTTCTATTGATGGAGGAATTTTAATACTGCCATATCAAGAACTTTATAATAGAGCAAAATTGATTAGATGGTATGGAATAGACAGAGAAGGAAATAGAAAAGATTTTAGATGCGAAGCAGATATATTAGAATGGGGATTTAAATTTCATATGAATGATGTATGTGCAACTGTTGGAATAGAAAACCTAAAACATGCTGATTCAATAATATCTAAACATAGAAGTAATGCTAGCCATTACGATAATAATCTAAAGAATGTACCAGGATTAACTTTATTAGAAAGACATCCTGACCACAATTCAGCATTTTGGATATACAGTATGCTAGTTGAAAATAGAGACGGTTTTTATAAACATATGAAAGAGTGTGGTATAATAGTATCTCAAGTACATGAAAGAAATGACAAACACACTTGCGTAAATGAATATAGATGCAACTTACCAACTCTAGAAAAAACAATAGGAAAAGTTGTATCAATACCAGTAGGTTGGTGGGTAAGTAATGAAGATAGAGAATATATAGTAGATTGTATTAAAAAAGGTTGGTAGTATGAATTTACAATTCAAAAAAATTACTAGTCAAGATGTAATATTTGTAAATAGTATTAGAAATCAATATGCTAAAGAATTTTTACATGATAGTAGAACATTTACTAACTATCAAGCATTTGAATGGTTTTCTAAAACAAATCCTGACTTTTGGATTATTTTTGATCAAGATAAAAAAATAGGTTACTTTAGATTATCTAATTATTCAAAATCTAATAATAACATTTATATAGGAGCAGATATATCTCCTGAATTTAAAGGATTGGGATACGGTAAAGAATCATATAAAAAGTTTATTCCTTTTATATTTAAAGAATATAATTTAAATAAAATTAGTTTAGAGGTTCTTTCAAATAATGAAATTGCTATATCTTTATATAAAAAATTAGGATTTGTTCAAGAAGGAATTAAAAGAGAGGAAGTAAATAAAAATGGATATTATATAGATTCTATAGTAATGTCTATATTAAAAAAAGAATATTATGGCAATATTTTGGAGGATATACAATAATAATTTAACCCCAGTATTTGAAACGGACTTATTAGGATTCCCAACTCATGACCCATCTTATATACCAGATGAATATTTAAATAGTAAAAAATTTATAATATATAGAACTTGCCACTCTATAGGAGACTGGGCAATTATTTCAGCATTTCCAAGATTGCTAAAATTAAAATATCCAGATTGTAAAGTTTTTATACCATCTTCTAAGTTAATAGAAAATATGTTTAGAGGATTTAATAATTGGAATCATTGGAAAAATCCTTTTGAAAGTGCAAATTTAGTATTTAAAAATAATCCTTATATAGATAGTTTTATAGATAGTATAGAAGATGAAGTTTTCCATGATCACTACAGAATATATAATCCAGAAAACTTTCAAGAACCTTTGATAAAACAGATGCTAAAATTTTGGCAATTTAAAGAAGATGAAATATCAGACTATTTGCCAGAGTTATATTTTTCTCAAGAAGAAATTATTCAAGGAAATAACATTATAGAAAAATATTCAGAAGATAAAAAATTTGGAACACTATTATTGACTAATACTGTAAAAGAATTTTATCCTGAAGAAGTTAATAAAATTTTATTAGAAGAAGTAAATAGTTTTTCTGATTTGACTTACTTTTATTATGGTTCAAAACCAATAAAAGAAACTATATTTAAACATATAAAGTACATAGATTTTAAAGATCTAAATCTTCCTATAAGAATTCAACTTTATATTAAAACAAAGGCGTTAGTAAATATAGGATATCAAAGCGGAGTTAATGATGCAGTCTGTAGATATTCAAAAGTTATATGTACTCCTTCAACTGGAAATTTAGGATCTGATTATTTAGACTCTATTACTTATAAGAATTATAGTTTATTGTAAAAAACTTTTTATAAATTACAATTATATGGCGAATGGAATTTACAAAATAACTGAAGAGTTTGAAAAAGCATTATCAGAATATACCGGCGCTCCGTATGTTGTTACTGTAGATAATCAATCTAATGCACTATTTTTATCTTTAATGTATGAAGGTGTCAAAGATTTAGAAATTACAATACCAAATAGAACTTACCCATCAGTACCTTGTGAAATTATTCATGCAGGAGCAAAAGTAAAATTTAAAAAAATTAATGGAAAAACTTTAAAAGGGGCTTATCAATTAGAACCGACAAAAGTATGGGATTCAGCTCTCAGCTTCTCAGGTGATATGTATAAACCTAATACTCATATGTGTATATCTTTTACAGGTCCTTATAAACATTTTAAACTAAGTAAAGGTGGTGCAATTTTAACAGATGATCATGAAGCTTACTTATGGTTTAAAAGAGCTAGGTATAGCGGAAGAAGAGAGTGTTCTTATCATGATGATCATTTTGATATGTTAGGGTGGAATTTTTATATGATGCCAGAATTAGCTGCTAGAGGATTATTGTTAATGAATCAGTTTTATAATACAGATGGATCTAAGAAAAAAAATGAAGATCTAGAGTTACCTTATCCAGACTTATCTAAATTTGAAATATATAAAAAATGAAAAATATAGTTTTATTAGGTGGAGGAAATCAAGCTCATTATACTATAGATATTATTGAAAAAGAAAATAAATATAATATAGTAGGCATAATAGATTCAATTCAAGAGATTGGTAGTATTAGATTTGGATATCCTGTATTAGGCAGACAAGAAAATATAAAAGAATTAATTGAAAAATATTCTATAGATGGAGGAGTTATTTCTATAGGAGATAATTGGAGTAGATATTATGTTTATTCACAAGTAAAAGAAATAGTTCCTGAATTTCAATTTTTTAATGCTATTCATCCTTCTGTTATTATAGGCAATAATGTTAAATTAGGAATAGGAGTTGTTGCTATGGCTGGATGTATTTTTAATCCTAAATCTTTTATAGGAGATTTTACTTTTTTTGCAACAGGTGCACAAGTAGAACACGATTGTATTATAGAAGAGTTCTCAAGCATATCGGCAGGATCAATAACTGGAGGGTTTGTTAAGTTGGGTAAATTTTCTGCGGTAACTTTAGGTGTTACAATAATTGATAGATTAGAAATAGGAGAAAATACGGTAGTTGGATCAGGTAGTCTAGTTACTAAATCTTTACCTAGTAATGTTTTAGCTTATGGAAATCCGGCAAAAATTATTAGAACTAGAAATGAAGGAGAAAGATTTTTAAAATAATAAAATATGGATATTAAAGAAATAGAAAAGTTAAAGAAAGAAGGTTATGTAGTATTAAAAAATATAGTTCCAAATGATTTATTAAATAGAATATCAGATTCTATAGACAAAACATTTATAGAGCATAAAAAAATACAGATAAAAAATAATAGTGATGTAATTACAGATGGTGTTGCACTACATGCATTATTAAGTGATAATGTTTTTATAGAACTACTTGAATTTTTACAATTGCAAGGATTCATTACTAATTTACAACAAAATTATTTTAATAGTAAATGTATTTTAAATTCTTTAAGCGCTCTTAATAATATACCAAACAAACCTAATTTTTCATCTAAAGTGCATAGAGACTTAAGATTCTATTCTGGAAATTTACCTATTATGATAAATTGTTTGATAATGGTAGATGAGTTTACTTTAGATAATGGAGGAACCTATCTACTACCAGGATCTCATTTAAATGAAGCAAAACCTTCTGATGAAGAATTTTTTAATTCTGCTATTCAAGCTATAGGAAATAGAGGAGACATTTTAATTTTTGATGCTAATGTTTGGCATGCATCAGCACCAAATAAAACAGATAAAGATAGAAGAGCTGTTCCTATTACATTAAGTAAGTCTTTTATGAAACAATTGTTAGACTATCCAAGAGCAATAGGATACGATAAAATTAATGAATTCTCAAATGAAATGCAACAATTGTTAGGATATCATTCAAGAGTTCCTGCATCTTTAGATGAATGGTATCAGCCTTCTGAAAATAGATTTTATAAAAAAGATCAAGATTAATGCCCCAAATTATAATATGTGCTCCTTCTTATAATCCATCAATAGGAGGCGCGGTTGTTTTACATAAGTTATGTCATATTTTAAATGAATTAAATTATGATGCATCATTAACTACAACAATAAAATTAAACGGTCAGACTGAATATTTTGTATTAAATCCTGATTTTAATACCAAGATAGCCTCAGAAATTGATATAAACAATGACATAGTCATTTATCCTGAAATTGAAAGTGGAAATCCTTTTCAATCTAAAAATGTAATAAGGTATATATTAAATAAGTTCCATTTACCAGAACATGGAAATACAATGGCAACATGGGGATCTGAGGATTATTGGTTGTACTTCCATGATTTGTTTTATGACAAAATAAAAGAACCAAACTTCCTACATATTTTACATACAAAAATAGATTATTTTATAAATTTAAATAAAGACAGAGATATAGAATCTTGTTTTACTTTTAGAAAAAAAAGTGAAGATAAACAAAATTTAAATATAATACATCCTATAGATAGTATAGAAATTCCATATAATGTATCTGATGAATACTTACTTGATATATTCAATAGATGTAAAAGATTTTATAGTTACGATACAGAAACATATCTTAATATATTAGCTTCTTTATGTGGATGTGAAAGTATAGTTGTTCCATATAAAAATCTAAAAAAATCTGACTTATTAGAAAAACAACCTGCATTTAAATATGGAGTAGCTTATGGTTTAGATGATTTAAAGTACGCAAATGAAACAAATCATAAACTAAAAGAATATTTATTTAATTTAGAAAAAAATCAAATAGAAGAAACAAAACTTGCCTTTGATAAAATATTTAATTATTTTAAAATATGAATATAATTTATAGAATATCTGATACAGGATATAATAAAGTAAAACCTAATTATATAAACAATGAAAATTGTTTAAAAAATTGCTCAAGTATATTTAAAACAATTAATCACTCATGGCATGTAATAGCTGACAATGTTTCAGATGAAACGTATTCAATGATACTAAAGTATATCCCAGAAAATTGTATTATAAAAGTTTCTATAGGACATGGAGCAGGTACTTTTAATTTAGCTTTAGATAAAGCACTTTCTTTTAATGACAATGAAGTAGTATATTTTATAGAAAATGATTATCTTCATAAAAAAGATGCTGATAAGGTGCTATTAGAAGGATTTGGCATAGGATCAGATTACGTTTCTCTATACGACCATCCAGATAAATACATAGATGGAGCTAATCCTCTAGTAGAATCAGGAGGTGAAATAACTAGAGTCATGCTTTCTAATTCATGTCACTGGAAAATAACTAATTCTACAACAATGACTTTTGCTTCTAAAGTTAAAACTTTAAAAGAAGATGAATCTATACTTAGAAAATGGACAGGGGGATCTTATCCTCAAGATTTCCAAATGTTTTTAGAATTAGCGAGTAAACAAAAAAGTTTAGTAACTCCAATACCTGGATACTCAACCCATGGTGAAACAAATTGGTTAACACCTTTAATTAATTGGAATGATATCTGTAATAATACCGACATATAAAGAACCTGATGTATTAGATTTATGTTTAACATCTGCAATATTAGGACAAGTCAATAAAAATGAAATAATAGTTATTGTTGATGGATTTTATGATCTAAATAAAAAAGTTTTAGATAAACATAAAAACAATATCTCTGTTTTAGATTTAGAAAGTAACTATGGTCTTTGTAGAGCCACTAATATGGGAGTATATAATGCTACAAATGATTTAGTTTTAATAGTTAATGATGATAATGTATTTCCTAAAAACTGGGATATAAATTTAGAATCTTCTTATCAACCTAATTTTGTGGTATCTCCTAATCAAATAGAACCCATACAAAGTATGTTCAGACAGTTTCATATAGAAAATTTAGGAAGGGATCCATTAACTTTTGATTTAAATAATTTCTTTAATAAAGAAAAAGAAATAAGTAAGAATAAGATAGAAGAATCAGGGTCTACTTTACCTATATTAATATCTAAAAAAGACTATTTAAGAGTGGGAGGATGGGACGAATCTTATCCGGGTCCTTGGGTAGTAGATTGGGAATTTTTTATGAAATGTGAAATGTCAGGTATGAAAATGATTAGATCATATAAATCTCATTTCTACCATTTTGTTTCCATAGGAACTAGATCTGAACAGAAAGTACTTGAAAATACTCAAAAGGAACAGAGTTGCCATGAATATTTTAAATATAAGTGGGGTACTTATGCATATCATAATCCTATCAATAATTCAAAATTATTTAAAATCTAAACATATTTATATAAAAACAATGGCAAAGGCAGCTAATCCATTATTCGATATAACAGTAGCAGGAAAGAAATACAAACTTAGGTTTGATGTTAACGATAATCCAACTAAGCTTGGAGTTAAAATGCAGTTCGTATTAGAACAAGAACTTGAAGATCCTAGAGATAAACAAATGCTTGCCAATGAAATTAGTGTTGCCCTACAAAAGAAGCTTGGAGCTTCTGGTGTTATGGTCGACTATGATGATCGTAATCCATATAAAAACGTTATCGGCTTTATTGTGCCATTAAATTCTGTGGCAATGCTATTAATTAAAGCCATGAAAGGCGGAGCTTAAAATAAAATTAATTAGTTATGGTAAAAAGAAGAGTTGTTAGAGCTTTATTTGACAATCCAGAACATCTTACAGCAGAAGACGTTTCACAATCTGAAATACTTAAATCTTTATTAAAGATCCATGTACCTAATTCTATAGAGTATGCTATAGTTAATAAGAAATTATACGCTTGTATTTTTGAGATAAATGAAACAAATAGCTATATAGAGATCCATAAAAACCATTGGGTTCAGGCTTTAGAGACGTGCTTGTTATGGTATATTGAAGAAGAGAACTATGAAATGTGTACACACATTAAGAATATAATTCAATCTCTTCAAGGAAAGAATAAGACAAGAAAATTTACAACTAAAACTAAAGACAGTGGAGAATGATTTTAAACAAATTCAATTAGGAGTAGACTCTATAATTGGAACAAAGACTGTAATAAGAAGAAAGAAAAAGACTGAGGTTGATAAGAAGAGAGAGTTGTTTTTTAACATGATGAATAGCCTAGATGAATTAAATGTTAGACAAAACATTATGTACGCAGACCTAAGTCTAGACTTTGCAGATTATGATGAGAAGTTCTTTACTGTTATAGATGCTCTTATCTATATGCACTTTGGTAAACAATGCACAGAAGTAATTAGTTTCTATTTATACGAAAGAGTTAATAGCGACGGCACATTGAATCCAATAATAATTAATGACAAAGACGAACTCATACTTGAAAACCCATATGATCTTTGGCATTTAATGTGTAAACTAAATCCTAAATTAGATGCCTAAAGGTTTCTTTACGAAAGAAAATATGTCTAGAGAAGCCAGACCAGATACGTGGTGGAATAAAGGGCTTCAATTAACAGAAGAGCAACTTAGAGAAGCTATGGCAAATAGTCGTAGTAATAAAGAAGCTGCTAGATGGCTTGGTATTACAGACATAACATATAAGAAATATGCTAAGTCTTATATTGATCAAGAAACAGGAAAGAGTTTATTTGAATTACATAAAAATATTCCTGGTAAAGGTGTACCTAAAAATCTTGCGGGTTCAAAGTGGAAAGTTGACTTAGATGAAATGCTTAAAGAGAGCCAACCTATTAATTCAAAGAGAATAGCAAAGCTCAAAGAAGCTTTAATGAAAGATGGTAGACTTGGATACCAATGTTCATCGTGTAAGTTCTCAGAGAAAAGATTGACAGATATGAAAGCTCCACTATTACTTAGTTTTAAAAACGGAAAGAAGAGTGATTGGAGACTTGAAAATTTACAATGGCTTTGTTACAATTGTCATTTCCTTTATGTGGGAGATCCGTTCTCAAATAAGATGATACAAAGAGTAGAGTCTGTTCCTATAGATAGTCCTGAAGTAAAAGAAGAAGTACAAGAATTATATCAGCTTGATGACTTTTACTATGAACATTTGAAAAAGCTTGGACTAGAAGGAGATGGAGATATATTGTTCAAAGACCAAGACCTTATAGACTACAAGGATCAAGATGACGGATCAGAATTTATAGACATCAGAACCTAACCACTTATATATATAGTTTCTTTATATATATAACCTATTGATTTCCAATACTTTATAACTTATTGATTTTCAATCACTTGCATAACTGATTGATTTCCAATCGACAATTTTTAAAAAAAGACTAAAAAGATTTTTTTATGTCAAAAATATGTCGTAATTTTACTATGTATCAAATCAATAATGAATATGGATATCAAGATCTTCGTTTTTAACTACATTACTAAAGAGACAGTCATTGACAGTACAATAACTGTTCAAGGCGATTATGCAACTGCTGAGGCCAATCATAAAGCTTTCAGCGAAATGTTTCCAGACTGTCAAGTTAATTTTGTTATTGACAAAGATAATTTCATATTTGCTAGTCCAATAAACATGAAAAAAGATGAACAAGCATACGACGAAGGTCGTATGGCTTGGAATGAATACATGACTAAATGGCACGGAGGTGCAGCATTAGAAAGCGACAGCGATATGCCTAGCTATGAAGACATGGCTCACACTGCATTTTATTCTCAAAACTTATAAAATAACAGATTATGAAAATCAATTTATCAAAAATCAAAAAAGGAAAAACTTATACATTTAACATCTACTACGACTACGGAGCTGGAAGCGGTTCTCAAGGTTGGTATGATATAACTGGACAAGTTAAAGAGATCAATGCCGAATTCATTAGAGTTATTCCTATAAAGAATATTCTAGAAGGAAATAAGAGATCTGTAAAGATCGAAGGCAGAGATATTACTAAAGTAAGTATTCCAGTAAACATTGACTAAAAATAAAGTTGTATGAAAGTATTAAGCGTAAATGATTATTTCGTAGAAGTATTGTGGATAGACGATAATGAGATCGAATACATTCCACGTGAAGAGTTTGACAAAAAGTATGGAGCTCCAAAAGATCCTTCAATTCCAATTTTATTCATTAAATAAATAGTTATGACGTTAACAATTCCAATCGTTACTTATCCGCATTTCCCAAAAGATATTCAAACAATCCACTTAAATTAAGGTTATGACCCAGAAAGAAATTAAAGCATTTGCATCAGAGATTATTGGAGACGGACAACTTCCTAATAAGTTCTTCGTAACAGTAAGTCCTTATATTACAATTATTGATGAGTTCGGAGATCATAATTCAGAACTTATAGACGGGTATACTGATGAAGATACCACAACAGAAGTATTTGATACTTATGAAGAGGCCGAAGAATATTTTAATACAATAGACCTTGATCATCGTTATGGTACAGGACATGCTATGATTGAAGATAGATTGACTGGCCAAATTACAGAAATATTTTTAGAGTCAGTAGTTGAAGTTAATTATCATCTACGCGGACATGATATGTCAAGAACATTTGGGTATAAAAAATAATACTATGAATAAATTAAGAGTACAGAAAACAATTCTACCTAAGAATTCTTTAGAGTATAATGAATGGTTAAAAGAATTTAATTTTGGAAGTGCGCATGATCTTACTAAAGAGAAAGCTAGGAAGCATTCTTTAAATGAACACTATGACTTTACCAAACTAATTCCTCAGACTGAAGAGTTTAGTTTCAAAGATATCCTAAAATTGATTAAATTTAAATTCCTATGATAATTGTGCACTCTTTTATAGTTCCGTTCTTTTGGATAGACGAGAAAGGTCCTTATCTAATAGATGATGACGGGAGAAGAGATTTGCCTCAAGGTACTACAAGAGATCAGATCCTATGGTTCAAGAAGCCTCATAGAGGTGGAAAGAATCCTGCATTTGAAAGAGATATCGAGTGGGACGTGCAAGGCACAAAAGGTAAGAAGTACCTAGTGACACTCAAAGGAAAAACTTGGGAGTGTAATTGTCACTCTTTTAAATTTTCTGGAAATAAAAGAAGCTGTAAACATATAGAGGACTTAAAGGGTTCATATTTATCATAGGACCTAAAACCTATCTATATGAACAAGAAGGAAAGAGAGTTCGTCAAATACGTAAAGTCTGAATGTAAAAAGTACGGAGTCAAATGTGATTTGAGGAAAACTAGATACGTCAGACTATCAGGAAATATAAAGTGCTCAGGATACTTTGATGAAGATGCTCCAGCTCTTGTTTGTTCAATGAATAGGAAGGATTGGATAGAGATCCTTGCACATGAATTTTCTCATCTTACACAATGGGTAGAGCAAATAGATATATGGAAGAAGTGTATGGTAAGTATGCCTCTTGTAGATGCTTGGTTAGAAGGTGAAGATGTTCCTAATATCAAGAAGCATTTGGCAGTATCTAGAGAATTAGAATTAGATAACGAAAAAAGGTCTGTAAGAATTATTAAAAAGTTTGGTTTAGATGTAGATATTGATAGTTATATAAAGAAAGCTAATGCGTATATCTACTTCTACAATAGATTGTTAGCTACAAGAAAGTGGGCTACTCCAAACAATAGTCCATACAGTAACCAAAAGATCATAGAAAAGATGCCAAGATATTTTAAAGCAGATTATTCAATAACACCTAAAAGAATAGAAAAAGTATTTATACAAGAAAACTTATAGTTATGGATTTAACAATAAAGCCTACAAGAAAACACGTAAATCAAATCCTTGATTGGTGTATAAAAACTTATGGCAAATCTAAGTTCAATAGACCAATCCCAGAAATAGAGTTTAAGAAACCAGATTACTATACAGAAGGATGTATAGCCTATTATGATGAGATTGATGCCGTTATATTTGTAGATAAGGTTGCTAATGATAATTTAAATGAGTTAGCAAATAGTATCATTCATGAGTATATACACTACAAACAAAACATGAAACATTATCAGATACTTGCAATGTATCTACCAGATCATAAAAATCCCATGGAAATTGAGGCAACAAAAATTGCTAAAAGGGACACAAAAAAGTGTTTAAAAGAACTGTTTGGTACTAAGTAGTTTAATTTTATTATTAATATTTATTGTTATATAAAATAACTATAAAGTATGACCTTACTTCAGGTAGCAGAATCAGAACACATAAGAGAGTATTTTTTACAATACGGAGTTTTGGGTATGCTTGCTTTTTTACTTGGATATTTTGCATGGATGCAATATCAAAGACTTGTTAAAAAGAATGATGCTTTAGAAGAAAAAGTAGATAAGCTTCAAGATGAGATGATGGCCATGATTGCAGAAGAAAGAGATAGATTGGCTGAACTCATAAGAGAAAATACTGAGGCGTTAAGAGAACTACAGAAAACAATATTCAAGTACATGGTTAAAAATAATGAGTGATGGATTACAGGAAATATTCTTTAGGCAAAATGGGAGATAAGTTAGTTAAGGCAATGGAAGCTAAAGAACATTTCGATAAAAAAGAAGTCGAAAATAATTATATTAGAAAAGTACAGACACTAAAAGAGATACTCACTCACGAATATAAATTCGCAAACGAAAATAAAGTCAAGCATTCAAATTACGCAATTAAGTTAGAAGTAATTGAGAAGCATATTGACTACGTAAAAAAGGTTCAAAATAAAAAGTCATTTGATCAATCAGATAAACAGATCATAGACCAACTAATCCTGAAGTACACCTCTCATAACTGATTGATTTCCAACCATTTATAACTTATTGATAATCAATTACTTATAACTTATTGATTTTCAATCGACAATTTTTGAAAAAGACTAAAATAAATTTTTTTATTTCGACGGAATGTCTTAATTTTACTATGTATCAAACAAATAAAGGTTATGAATAAGCAAATTATCCTCTCAGCGTTAGAAGCACAACTCAAGACAAAAGAATCAGAAACAGAAGCCTACGAAAATGACGTAGTCAAGCCAGCTTATGAAACACAAAATGCCGCCGTCTTATCTTGGTTCCAAGAAAATGTATCTAATTTAATTCAAAAAATAGTTGCTACTAGTGACAGGATTGAGATCATGAAATTTGAAGAGCATGCACGTTGGAATTCGTGTACGATTTCTCTAATGCATGACTATAGAAGTGAAAATAGATCTAAGTATGCTGAATTTAGTTGGTATAGTTCTAGAGCTACGGCAAAAGACGGATTTGTTCTAGCCGATGTACAGATATTCGGAGCTGTAGCTGCTAAGTTTCAAGAGATAGAAAATAAGTTCAAGCATGAATGGAGTCCAGCATTCTTAGAGATATATCGTGAAGCAAATAAAATGGAAAGAGAATGCGCAGAGTTACGTACTACGATTAGTAATACAAAATATGATATTGCTAATGAATTAAAGAATCAATACAAAAAAGTTGGCTTCTCTTGTGAACTAAACACTAAGAAATATATCAATAGAAATTACGACACTGGTGAAGTTACTTTAGAAGATATCAAACATCAAATGAAATTGCAAATAGGTAGAAGCAATTACGATTATGTGTATGTAAGTGCATTCAAAGTGAAAGAATTAAACAAGTACAAATGTACATTAGAGATTTCTAATGATAATCATTCACTCAAAGAAATTACAGTAACAATTAAAAGATTTAATGAGTTTATCGATGATGTATTTAATTGGCAGAATGGTGGATCTGAAAGTGATAGTAAGTATACAACCGATAGATACAATAGGCAATACGCTAAAAAAGAAAATGCTGAATAATGAAAACATTTAAAGATCTAGAATTTATAGAAATGAAAGATCAATTCTATAATGGAGTTCAATGTAGAGTAGAATTTGATAATGGATATGGAGCCAGTATAGTTAGACACAACTATAGTTATGGAGGCAGAGAAGGTCTATATGAGCTTGCTGTATTAAATCAAGACGGACAAATCCATTATGATAATCCAGTAGCAAATGGAGATGTTAGAGGGTATTTAACGCCTGAACAAGTTACAGAACTATTAAAACAAATTCAAGAGTTATGAAAAAATATTGTAAAGTGTGTGGAACTGAGATCCACCCAAAACGTGTAGCATTAGGATATTCTACTTCTTGTGTAAAGCATTCAACTGCCGAGAGATATACAGGTATCGTAGCAGCAGGATCTAAAAGCGACTTTGAAGTTCATGTCATTAAAGATAAGAATGTAGCAAAGGAAATTGCTCGCATGTCTAATATTTATTAGAAAGAACAAAATGAATTACGTAGATCCAGTTAAGTATAGCAAAGCAATACTATCATTGATGGAAGATGAATCAATGGCACAAGAGGAAACCGTTCCTGTTGAAGGTACTATGAGCATGAAAGAGAGAGTGGCAAAACTTTCTCCTGATGATCAAAAGAAACTTAAGGAATATATCGATGCTATAAAAGAGATTAAGAAAGAGATCAATGAATTAATTAATAAAGAAGCCATTGCAGAAGATGGCGGTAACAAATCCTCTGGATTGTATTTGAGTACAGAAGAGGAATAAAAAATAAATAAAATGGTTTTGTTAAATTTAGTTTACGGAGTTCTTTATGGTATCATAGGACAAGTCTTATCATTCATACAATTACAAGCTGGCGTTAAATGGGGTTGGACCGACAAATTCGGTTGGGCTCTTATGTTCCTTGGCCTTCCTATTAGTTGGGCATTCATGAAGAGTGTTCAAAATTTTATCTTAGCATTTCATGGACAGCAGTGGCCTTCAAGACTATTAGGTTTTGGGATTGGAGTTATTATCTTTAGTATATTAAGTTGGATATTATTCAAAGAAGGTATAACACTAAAGACTTCAATTTGTTTATTTCTTGCATTATGTATAATTTTGGTACAAATATTGTGGAAATGAAAACGATAGTACTAGGAGACACTCATGGAAGATCTAATTGGAAATTAGCTATTCACCAAGAAAAGCCTGATAGAGTTATATTCATTGGCGACTACTTTGACTCATTCGAGTTTAGTGGAGCGGAACAGATTAATAACTTTAAAGAGATTGTAAAGTATAAAGAAGACAATCCTCAAGTAGAAGTAGTATTGTTAATAGGTAACCACGATCATCATTACTTTCCAGAAGTAGGATACACAGGTACATCAGGTTTTCAAAAAGGCATTGCTCCATCAATTACGCAAGTCATAGATGAGAATAGACATCATTTACAAATGGCTTATGGTTTTGGTGAATATCTATTTACTCATGCTGGTGTGAGTCCTGTGTTTATGGATCAAGTCTTTGGGGATGAAGATTTTTATGAAGGTGAAAATTGGAGAAAAGAAAATGTTGTAGTTGATCTAAATGAATTGTTTAGATATAAACCTAGAGCATTTGACTTTAATGGTTTTGAATCCACAGGTAATAACACAACACAGACACCGATTTGGATTAGACCGAGTGCTTTGATGGTTGCAAATAAAAAGCATGAGAAAGGATTAAACAAAGACTACATTCAAATTGTAGGGCATACCCAAATGAAGAGACTCGACTTAGAAAGTTCAGATAAATTTACAGGAGGTAGATATTATTTCATAGATACTATGGAAACATCAGGACAATATCTTATAATTGAAGACGGTAAATTAAGTGTAGGATCAGTAAGATAAATTTTGTATATGCAAGTAAAAGATAGAGCGAATTTTTTAGTAGAAAGATATGGAGAAGATTGCATTCAAGTTGTTAATAGTTTATTAGAAGACGTTCAGGACATAAAGGAGCAGTCTTATTGGAATGAAGTACTTAAAATATGTAAAGAATTAATAACAAATAAAAATAATAGTTATGCCTAGTTTTTATGTAGAGGATGTAGACATCGATATTGATGAATTTGTGTCTAAATGTTCTAATAGTGAAGTAGAAGATCTAATTGACTCTTTAATTGATAGCGGATATCTTCCAAGAAGCGTAAGAAATACAGCTATTTCAGAAGGACCTATTTCAGTTAGTGAATCATTCTATGAAGATGCTCTTGATAAACTTCATGGTAAGTGGAATATGTTAACTCAAGAAGAAGAACAACTAATTTTAAACATTGCAAATCGTTTTTAATGCCTAATGTAGTTGATCTAGTAGATCGTATAGAAGAGATGTTCGAAGATATGCCAGATAAAAGGAAGAAGAAGGAATATCAAGAATGGAAAGTAACTATCAATAAGTTAATAGAAGAAGTGAATAGGACATCAAAGATAAAAATGTATTCAATAGTAAAATGAAAATAATATTTTGCCTTCCTGGTAGAGAGTTTAGTGGTAGATTTTTGCAATCATGGACTGAACTAATGTATGCTTGTTTATCAAACGGAATACAACCTATAATATCCCAGCATTATTCTCCATTACTTTACTATGTAAGAAATATGTGTTTAGGTGGAGACAGTATTCAAGGCATAGAACAAAAACCTTTTCAAGGTAAAGTAGACTATGACTATATTATGTGGATAGACTCCGATATGGTATTTAACCCTGATCAATTTTTTAAATTACTGGATCATAATAAAGATATTGCGAGTGGTATTTACAAAATGCAAAATAACTTTCACTATGCTACTGTAGAAAATTGGGATCACGATTATTTTGTTAAGAACGGAACATATGAATTTTTAAACCAAGATACAATTAAACAAAAGAAAGATTTATTTCCTGTTGCTTATACAGGTTTTGGGTGGATGCTAATAAAGAAAGGGGTATTTGAATCTTTAGAATATCCTTGGTTCCAACCAACTTGGAAAGAGTATGAACTAAGTGGTAAAACAATAAAAGAGTTTACTATGGAAGATGTAGCATTCTGTGATATGATTAAAGATAAAGGGTTCAAGATCTGGGTAGATCCTAAAATAGTTATAGGACATGAAAAAATGATGGTATTAATATGAAAACAGTGAAACTATTTATACCTTTAATTTGTTACAATCATACATGTAATACAGAATACATGATGAGTATTCTTAGATTAGTTAATACTGTAAGAGATAAAGGAATTAACTGTACATTTTATCCTATATTTTTTGAAAGTTTAGTATCTAGAGCACGTAATGCCGCTGTCGCACATTTTATGGATGATCCTGACTCAACTCATTTATTATTTATTGACTCAGATATCATATTTGAACCAGAAGATGTATTTAAATTATTAGAATCAAATAAACCGGTTATTGCTGGAATATACCCAAAAAAATATATTACTTGGGATAGATTAAAAAATAATCCTAATGCTGAGAGAGTTGATTTTCCAGTTGGAGGAGAAATAAAGATAACAGAAGATAATTTTATAGAATTAGATTATTTACCTACAGGATTTTTAATGATTAAGAAATGGGTTATTAAATCTTTGATGGGTGAACATCCTGAATTAAAATACAATAATGATATAGATGGATATGGTACTAACGATTACTTTTATGACTTATTTAAAGTAGGAATAAATAATAGGGGAATCTATGAAAGTGAAGATTGGGGTTTTTGTTCTTTATGGAAAAAATCAGGAGGGCAGGTATTAATTCATCCAGAAGTTAATTTAAAACATGTAGGTTGGCATGAATACTCAGGAAACCTACTTAAGTTCATTAATGAAAATACAAAATAAAAAATATGGAAAACAATCGCAGATCATTTTTTAAAGGGCTAGCAACATTTGTTAGTGGAGTTGTAGCAGCTAAAGTAGCATCGTATACTCCAAAGAAAGAAGAACCAAAAGAAGAAGTGCTTGTACCTAGTGTTCTTACTATTACTCATGAAGGAGAACAATATCATCCTCTCGTTGTAAAGAAGACAGATGCTGACAAAGTAGAATTTATTCAACCTACAAATGGAGTACTCTCTCTAGATCAATATAAAGCAACACTTAGAAAAGCAAACATATAATGAATAATAGGAGGAACTTTCTAAAGCTATTTACAATGGCAGCAGTAGCAACTGCGTTGCCTAAGATAGAACCAGAACCACAAAAATTAGTTATTAATTCAACTAATAATACTGATAGAATGATTGGTGTTCATGGTGTAGAAAGAATGAGAATATATTCTAATGGAAACATAGGTTTGTCTGTTACTCAACCTTCAAATATCTTATTAGTAATTTAATACTATGACTATGGCATACAGTCGCTTCGGCACTTCCAGATGGTACACTTATTGGTACGATGAATATAGACCAGGAATAAAGTTTCCTACTAGAAAAGAAAAGAGAAGGCAGATGTTTATGATCCACGACTTTCCTACTTATATAATTTCATACGGTGAATTACAAGATAAAGGTATGGGTAGAATATGGGATGATATAAGATTATTCTATTGGACTGATACAGAAGAATTTAAGGCAAAGAAACCTTCTGAGACTGAAATGAGGGAACTAATGGATTATATTTTTAGATGGGAAAAAGATGTTAATGAACATTTTAAGTTATTGAATTTTATAAAGTACGAATGGTATTATCCATTAAGAATTAAATTAAATAGATATGTCAAACAAAATATATACAAAAACAGGAGATAGTGGAACAACTTCTCTTTTAGGTGGTACAAGAATATCTAAAGACCATTGGAGAATGGAAGCAACAGGAAATATAGACGAACTTAGTTCTGCTATTGGTCTACTTAGATATAATACAGATAGAGATGAACAGTTAAGAGAGATACAAATTAAACTGTTTCATATTGGTGCATTAATAGGAACAGATCCTATTAAATTCGATACATCTAAATTAGAACAGATAACAGATAAAGATGTAAGAAATCTTGAAAGATGGATTGATGATATGGAAAAAGAATTAGAACCATTAAAGAACTTTATTCTTCCTATTGGTATGGTTCATCTTCCTAGATCTATTTGTAGAAGAGCAGAAAGAAGGTTGGTTCACCTCAAAGACTTTCCTGCACCAATACTTAAATACATTAATAGACTTAGTGACTATTTGTTTACACTTGCAAGATACCAAGATAAGGTTGAGAGTATAGAAGAAGAAACTGTTAGTCAATTAGAATCTAAAAAAAAATTACAATCTGTGAATACTCCGGACTAAGAGGTTTAGAAGGATATGAGTAAGCGCGGCCGCGGGTAGGGCACTTTCCGAGAGGGCCTAAAAAATACCATAAATACAAATATGCCAGAAACTACACTACAAGAAGTCCTAACCATATTACTAATATGGGAAATAACAAGACTCATACTAAGAAAGCTATGGTATAAAATAATAAACAGACTATGAATTGGCAAGACCCTAGAATATCTAAAGTAATAGCGCTAGAACTAAAAGTAACTAGAGCCGTGATCAATGGCCACCGACCGTCCGAAAACGATGAATATCAAAAAGACAGATTAGAAATTCAAAAACTAAGAAAAGAAATAGAGAATGAAAAAAGAAGCAACAGAGATTATCAAAGTAGTTAAATTTATAATCGAAAACAAATTTGCAGACCCGGGTTGTAAAGAGCCGGATCATGTCCTACTAGAAAGATCAAAGATAGTTACTAGCTATGTAATAGGTCAGCTACTCCAAATGGAATTAGATAAGAAGAGTCTAGTGGAGTTAAGAGAAGAGATTAACTCACTAAAAAGTTAGAATTTCTCTGGTCCGTGAAATGTCATATATTTGGTATATATAAAAATCGTACGAAATGAGGAATTATTATCAATATTGGTCTAATAAATTTATTAAACAAGGATTAAAATCAATTAAATTAGTAGTAGGACTAGGACTGTCTGTTCTGTTTGGAATGGATAATTTAGTTTTAGGTATTCTTTTTCTAATTTGGGTATTAGTTGAATCCTTAATAGAAAGGGAATAACTTTTAAAACAGCATATATGAAAAATTTTAAACTAGCATCCGTACTATTATTAATTGTAGGATCTATTCTATTTACAGGTTGTGTAACAGGAAAAAGAAGTAGTTGTTTGTACCCGAAAAAGAAAGGGTATAGCTATACACCAAGACTTCAAGGTGGACCTAAGTGGAACTATAAAAAATATATGGGCCCGAAAAGAAAACAGCAATGACAAGACAAGAAATAAAAGCAAACAAAGAGAGGGCGCTTCTTAAAGAACTTATTGATAAGATGTTTGAGATAGCAGGCCACGATCTTAAGTTTGAAGATGTAGAAGGTAGGACTGATGAATGGTTCCAACAGTATACCATGACTGAAGAACAGAATAAGGAGTGGAGAGAATGGGGAACTAAACATATTAAGAAGAAGAAGCGTCACTATTCGAAAATAGCTGCGCGTGAAATGGCGTGGCTTGATTTGTATTGTGGACTTAAGATATCAGATAAATAAATTATGAAAGAGATTTGGAAGTATAAAGTAGAAAACGTATTAGAAATGCCAAAAGGCGCAGAGATCTTAGCAGTTAAAGTACAAGACTCATTCAATGTTTGTATTTGGGCAAAGGTGGATCCAGAAATGGAAACTGAAACTAGAATGTTTGAGGTTATAGGCACAGGACACCCTTTTGATGATACAAATAAAGAGTACATAGAAACTTATCTAGATGGACCATTTGTGTGGCACTTATTTGAAATAAAATAAATAGAAATTAATAAAAACAAAAATAAACAGTTATGTACGATCACAGACTACAAGATGTTCCAGAACCAAGAGTAATGCAAGAAGAACTAGGAGTAAAAATTCAGGAACCAATGAGCCGAAATTATTATCTTAGAGAATATCCAATTAAAATTGAATTTCTATCTATAGGATGTATTGTTACTGTTGGATGTAAAACAATTCCATTCACTAGTATAGATGAGGCTATGAAAGAGATTAATGCTTATGTAGTGGATCCTTATAAAGAGCAGCAAAGGTGGAGGAAATTGTTAGCAGATTAAACTCATACTGGTTTTTGATACCGCTTTACCGTTAGGAACGGGTATACCCCAGAACAGAATACAAAGTGGTATGACAGCTTGGAGAGACAGCAAATAGTCAGGTGGCGGAACTGGTAAACGCTATTAGTGTGGGATTAAATGTATGCTCTGTCAAGCCAATGACGTAATTGGTCACATCCTGCTACGGGTTGCATACAGCTAATACAGGTTCGAATCCTGTCCTGACTACTAAATTAAAAGTTATGAAATATCAAGGACAAAATGAAATTGGACAAGAGGTTTTCCGTAACCAGCCACCAGAAGTTGATTGGGCTGGAGTTGATTATGACGGGGAATTAAACTTCGGAAAAGCAATCAACCCAAGATATACTTGGGCATCAGAAGTTTGGAGAGGATATGAAAAGATAGGGGAATCAATAAAAAATAGCGGGTACAAAGCATTAAGTTCAATAAAAAGAAATAAGTAAATAAAAATAGTCAGGTATTGTAATGGCAGCAGACGGAAATGGGAGTAGCCCGAGAGGGAATAGTACCAAGCACTTGCCGGAGTATAGGTTCGAATCCTGTCCTGACTACAAAAATAGATTTTTATGATAAACAATAAATATTTAATTTTGATATTGATAGTTCTTCTATCTGTATTTGCAATAGCATGGTCATTTAATCATATTAACCCATGGCTTGCATTTGGTTTAGGATTTATAATTATTTTAGGATTCAATCAGTATTTAAAAAACAAATAAAAATGAAAAGAGTTATCGTCAGTTTAGCAGCATTATTAATTATTTTTGTATTTGATTCATGTGAACGTGTAGCACCGAACTACTTCGGTGTATTGATGGAGAATTATGGTAAGAACGGTAAGGATGATTACACACCTCAACAAGGTAGGGTAAATGTAATGAGTCCTGGAACAGAACTATTCCAAGTGCCAGCATTTGAACAAAGAGCAGATTTTGAAGACAAGTTATTACATCTTAAAGCAGCAGACAATACTGAGTTCACTGCAAAACCTTTATACAGTTACAAGGTAATGAAGAGTAAAGTAGTTGATCTAGTATTCCAGAATAGTAGACTTGGATCAGGAGATGATTTTATGCGTGCATTAGAAGACAATGTACTTGAACCTCACGTTTATGATTTGATTAAAGAAGAATCAAGGAAGTATGTAACAGATACTTTGATGGCTAATGGTGGTTCACTTAGATTTGAAGATGTAGTACAGAAGCTTGTTAAGAAGTCATTTGAAGATAAAGGTCTTGAACTAATAACCTTTAGCTGTAACCTAGACTTTTCTGAAAAAGTGAAGGCTAAGATTGATAATCGTAATGAGGTGAATACAAACATTACTGTACTCGATCAACAGATTGCTGAACAAAAGAAACGTAATGAACTTGCTGAGCTACAAGCTCAAGAGAATATTATCAAATCAAGAGGTATTACTCAAGAGTTATTGCAACAAGAAGCAATTCAAAAATGGAATGGTGTATTACCATCTACGTGGTCTGGACAAGCACTTCCATTTGTAAAAGCTATTAAGTAATAAAGGTCAGTCAGGTGGCGAAATTGGTAGACGCAGGGTTACCTCCAAGGGATTAGAGTATACGAGATGGGTGAAAGTTCCCGTTCCTAGTTGACCACCCTTACCCTTTAAAGGCAATTATACAGGTTCGAATCCTGTCCTGACTACAAAAGAAATAACAAATGAACTTATACCATTTAGATTTAATAGTTGGTGGTCCGTTAGGTATAATAACAAACCTTATAACGGTGGAAGCTGATGGAATTAATTGGGGTACTAGCAGTGGTGTTTATGATTTTTGGAAGATAATAGGAGAAGATGAGGATGGAATTAAACATAGAGAAACAGTAGCTATGTATCCTGTTAATAGAACTGTTATTAGGAAAATTGAAAGAATATAAATAAGTTATGACACCAGAAATATCAAAGATGATAGTAGGTAGCAAAGTCACATCACATTATGTAATGACTAAAGAAATGGAGTATGAGTTAAGTCGAGTTTTTGATAATATACAAGCACGATTTACACACGAAGTAGTAAAGAGATTTACAGATGAGATGATTGCAAATAGATGGAAAGATGTTAAGGTAGAAGAAGGATCAAAATTTTTCGATGATACTAGATACACTTTAGAATTATTTGTATTTAATAGACAAGAATTAGATAAATTTATTGAATTGATTAAATCAACTAAATAAGTTATGACACTGAAAATTAAAACAACCGACATAGAATTAGAATATACTGATGAGTGTAGTATTATTGATGAAAATGCTAAGAAGCGTTTAATAGAAATCATCGATAAATTATATTCATATCGTATAGTACATTTGGATAAACCATTACCTACCGTATCAGCATTTGATGCGTTTGGTATTAAAAAATAAATCATGACATTAAAAGAAATAGAACAACTAGCCGAAAAGCAATGGGAAGGATGTCAGGGTTGTGATGAGAATGATAAGTACTTTTGGATTAATGGTTTTGTTGTAGGTTATTTAAATGCTAGAGCAGAGAATCTAGAGGAGAAAGTAGAACTTGGTCAAAAGAAAATAGCAGACCTATTAATTAATGGTGAAGTTAAAATTAAATAATTATGATAGCAGTACTACTAATTAAACATGAAGGAGAAGATAGACTCTTAAATAAATGTTTGGCTTCATTAGAACAACAAACAAATAAAGAGTTTAAAGTCTATGAGACCAATCCTGAGTCTATTGATCAGACTATTCAATCTATACTAGGTGAAGGTTTGAAATACATTTGCTATTTGGATAGCTATGACTATTACCTACCTGAACATATTGATACAGTATATAAGGCAATAGCAAGGGCAAAGACTAGATACATCTATACTATTTCTAAAGTGGTTAGATATAAAGATTGTGGTGGCGCTTGTTGTATTGAAGACGAAGTTCCTAGAATTACAGAGAAGATGTTTGATGAAAGAGTAGTTGACATTAATAGTGTAATTAGATCAGCTATTTGTTTGAACTATGATTGTGAAGAATCAAATATCGCAACACAAGTAAACATAATTACAGTAACACATAGATTAAGTGAATAAGTATGAAAGTAAATAGGGACAAACTTAAATGGTATATAGACAATGTTAAGTACAATTATCCTAATTCAACACCTGAAGAGTTTGCTGATCATCTTGCTAATTACATTGAAATGAATCCAGCTTGTATTGATGTAAATGGTGTGGCAAGAGAGGGTAGGTATTATTATTCAACTGTAGGTTATGGTGTATTTAGTTTATTTGGTGAGAAATACAGAATGGGTAGGATTGAAATATTTGATAAAGAGAATGAATCAGGTTATCAAGTAGATGAAGGAATCTACACTCTACCTCATGAAGTAGCATCTCAGTTTGAAGACTTTATTGAATCAATAGAAACAGATCTACCAATTGAAATAAAGATAGGTTCACATGAATGGTGTGAAGAGGAATGTGCTAAAGCACTTGGCTTTACTGATAGTGATCAGATGAGAGAACCTGAAGTAATTAAAGCATATCAAAGAAAAAAGAATGATGAGTATGCTAAGTCACAAGGATATAAAGATTGGGATGATCTAGTAGCTAATTCTAAATGGACAAAGAAAAAGAATGAAGAATAAAATAGTAAAATTTTTTAAGGACATATTTTTAGGTTTTAAAATAGCAGAAGAACTTAAGAAAAATAGTCAATGGGGTAAATTTTAAGTTATGGAACTATCAACATTTACAGTGATCATCAACACACTAAAGAAACAAAATGATGACATGCATACATTAAATAGTCTTAATGTAGACTTAATTAATTTTGCAGATCCTTATGAATGTGTTATAACAACTTTGTTTACTGAGATTTACGGTTTAGAAGGTTATGACTGGTTCAGTTGGTTTTGTTATGAAAATGATTTTGGTAAGAAGATGAGTAAGAAGAATCCTAAAGCATGGGATAAAGATGAGAAACCTATTTGCTACGATGTAAAATCTTTATGGAATTATTTAGAAAAAGAATGTAAAACAAAATAATATGGCAACACTTATTGCAACAATCGCCCTTGTATTCCTATTTGCAGGCATTCAACATGCGTCTAATTGGATGGTTAGAAAAGTCTATAAAGATGTCTACGGACAAAGAGATGCCTCGTCTGTGATGATTGTGGTGATCCTGGCAGCGATCCTGAGCGTCTTCTGCGTCCAAATGATCATCCTTTTGAACCAATAATGGCATAAGTTATTGATTTTCAATCACTTACATAACTAATTGATTATCAACAAGTTATAACTTATTGATTTTCAATCGACAATTTTTGAAAAAGATCAAAAAAAATTTTTTTATATCAAAAATTTGTCTTAATTTTACTATGTATCAAATCAATAATGAATATGCTTAGTAACTACAGAATGAACCTTCCGCAATTGACAGCCGCCCTCAGAAGCAGATGCTTGAACAGGACTGCGGATTATTTTGAATCTTTTAAGAACGACGATACTGTCACGCTAGATGGTATGTACATAGACAAATCATTTGTTAGACGTCATATCGGACCTGGCGACTTAATGCTAAACCTTGAATGCGAAGTTACATCTTACATTTTTGGTGTGCATGTAGAAGCATAATCTTTAATAACAACAAATCAATAATGAATATGAATATCGCAGATTTTAAGTTTAGCTTTGAGACAGAACAAGAACAGTTCGATGCAGAATTTACCGGATACATTGAGTCTTACGATTGCGTAAGAGTCGAATTGAGACATCCTAATGGTGGGATACTTGATTATCCTGTCAAGAATCGTGAAGCTTTAAAAAAGAGTGTTGAATTTCATGGAGATAGTATTGTCAAGATCTATCAGACAGAACATTCATATGACATCCAAGATTATCTTTAGTAACAATTAAAATTTTATAATATGTGTAAGAATGAATTAGAAAAAATGGTCCGCATGAGCCAAGAAGAATACATGCAACAAAATCCTAATTACGAACCTATGTTCCCTAAAGGATGGGATGATGATAGTAGGTGGCCAGAGTTAAAGTTTGACTATGACTCTTTCAGATCCACTCAAATTGCTATCGACCACCATTTAGAGGTCTTAGCAGGTTGTTGGGATTAAACAACTAGTCAGGTGGCGCAAATGGGAAACGCTATCGTACGGCAAGAGAGAGAACTGCAAGTGACCGTGCCACGTAAGTTCTTACAGGTTCGAGTCCTGTCCTGACTACTTTGGGGGAATGTAACTTAAAGAGAGCCCTAAATGGAGAATCTGTACAACTTATCTAGGTTATGTACAGTGCGACCGCCGGTAAAGATCTCAGCAAGTGACATACGGGGAGAGACCCGACCAGCCCCGTTGGTGGAATTGGTAGACACGATAGATTTAGGATCTATTGCCGTAAGGTTTGAGAGTTCGAGTCTCTCATGGGGTACAAGTCAGGTGGCGAAATTGGTAGACGCAAGGACAGTGGCGGAAGATAGCATCAACCGTTGCTTATAAAAGAGTTATCCGAAAAAGTCGCAGGTTCGAATCCTGCCCTGACTGCAAAATGTTCCATACATATCCCTGCAATCTCTCAGTTAAAAGCTGTTGTAGGATTAAGTTGGTAATCCGATATGATTATCAGATGTGAGTAATATGGAACGCCACGCATCCTTAGCTCAGTTGGTTAGAGCAAATGACTGTTAATCATTAGGTCCCTGGTTCGAGTCCAGGAGGATGCGCAAAAATTAAAACAATAAAGGTTATGCAAGACATTAAGTATCCAGTTGGGTTCCTTATTTACAAGTTAGACGAAGACAAAGAAGAGTACACAGTTACAGGCAAGATAGCAAATGCCTATAAATTTAGAGATTTTGAAAGTGCTTATGATCTTGAGGAATATATTCGGAAGCATATAGATTGCTCAAGTATTACCTTCGACTCTGAGTATTGTCAGTTTTTTGCTTATACTAAAACTGTAGATAGAGCAAAACAATTTATCGAGGATATAACTGCTTGGGTAACTAAAGTAAAAGCATTAATAGATTAAAAAATTAAAACAATAAAGGTTATGAATTACAAAATGAAATTGAGCGACTTAAAAGAAATGGACGGACTTTACTACATTGCTGACATCGTAGATGTAGACGGTAGTCCTTGGGTTAGTAAAGAGTTTGCACTACAAACTTTAGACTTAGTGAATGCTGAGATGAATCAGCCGGTATTTGAAGACTTCGGAGATGATCTATTTGAAGACGAATTCTAAAAAAAACTTATCTACTCTAAAGATAGATTTTTATACAACAAAAAAATGTCTTAATTTACATTTATATTAAAAAACAAAAAAAAGCAGTTATGCAAAATTCAAATCGCCCGAGCTCTTACACTAAATTGAGCTACATTCAGAAAGTTAGTCGTATTAACCGTAAGCTCCGTCTTGGAGATGTAACTAGAGTTGCTGAGACAACTGGTTTCTCTACAACCCATGTTGCGGACGTACTAACAGGTAAGTACTTCAACGATCGTATCGTTAATGAAGCTTACGACATGACACGTGGACGTCAGTCTAATGTGTACAAGCTTTCTAGCTTGGAGGCTTAATAACCTCACTCATTATTGATTATTTCGGCCTGGGTATCCACCCGGGCCTCTTTTTTATAACTGATTGATTATCAATACTTTATAACTGATTGGTTTTCAACCACTTATAACTGATTGATTTCCAATCGAGAATTTTCAAAAAAAGACTAAAAAGATTTTTTTATTTGACTGGAATGTCTTAATTTTACTATGTAACAAATCAATAATGAATATGAACAAGATTATCAACACCCTCGGACTCGGAACCTGCAACTTTATCAGAAAACAAAAAGGATCTTACAGGATCGTCTACAAATGTCAAGCCGGGTTCATGAGTATTGCGGAAGCAAAATATAACGATGACATGGCTAATAATTTTGGACCTGCCCAACTGTTGTCTAGCTGGAAAAAAGGTTCACTTCAAACTATCCAATTCATGGCAGAAGGCGGACAGCATTGGCTTACTGTATTCGCTAGAAAAGGCAAGAAGATTGTCGTGATCGATGAGGACATACTTGAAGGTCTTACTGTCGGTACTATCAACTCTTATTGGATCGACACGAATTTGTATTCTCAAAAACAGTACGAAGCGGTAGGTGCTAAGAATTGGGCGTGTAAAGCATTCTTAATGAATGCCGCCTAATTTCCAACCAAAATTAATTAACCAACAAAATTATCAATATATGTTTAGAGAAGGAATTTACAGACGTTCAGATCTTATTGTACTTGAAGCAATCGAACAGGCTTGGGATGGTGATGAGCTAGTCATGAACTCAGGAGACGAAAGAGTGTGGTTGACTCACCGTGAGAATCGTGCTTACAATGGAGACTATACACTTGAGACTTTATGTCCTATCAGTGGAAAGTGGGAGCAAGAATCATTTTCGTTCAAACAATAAAATTAAGACATGAATTGGATTGAAGTAACAGACCCAAAACAATTACCCTATACTAGTAAGCGAGTACTGGCTCAAGACGAGTATGGTGATATGGGGGTAGTATATTGGAATTCATATGAGTGGGTATATGATATACCTAACAACTATGATGAAATAGAATTATCAGGTAAAATAATAAAATATATAATACTAGACTAAGACATGAAACACATTATAGAAGACGTGATACACATTATAGATCTATTAGAATGTATCAAGAGTGATAACTTCGAAGGTATGCTAAAACATTTTCCAGAAGGTATTGTGCACAGAGCCTCAAAATATGATACACCAGAATCATTTGAATTGGAAGGATCATACGAGGAGGATGCTAGATACGGATGGCCAGCAAGAGAGAAGATGAAAGAGCAATGTTTAGAGTATTGTATTCGTGAACTTAAACAACTGTAATATGAAAGTCAAGTACACCCCAGGAACACCTGAAGGATTAGTAGGTAAAACCCATACTGTAGAAATAATAGGTATGAGAATCTCTAAGTTCAGAGCAGTGCTTAATAAGCCATTGATCCAAGAGGTGAGAATCAAATATAAAGATGGCAAGACTGAATGGATTGACGGAATGAAATTCTTTAGTGATACCCAGACAAATAAATTTTTAGAACATTATCAATATTAAAATATGAAAATAGAAGTATCTACTGGAGAGATCTTAGACAAGTTCTCTATCTTAATCATTAAGAGATCCAATATTAATGATGATGCCAAGCTAGACAATGTTCAGAAAGAGATGGATGAATTACGTCCTATCTTTAATGAACTTACTAGAGACAAAAAAGTTTTTAGTAAGTATGTCGATCTTGCAGAAGTCAACAAAAGACTTTGGGATATAGAGAATGAGATACGAGAGTGTGAAAGATATAAGGACTTTGGAGACAGATTTATAGAATTGGCCAGATCTGTGTATATTACAAATGATGAAAGAGCTAAGATTAAGAAGGAAATAAACCTACTAACCAATTCAGGTATAGTGGAAGAGAAGTCTTACGAATCATATTAAATATAAAGTTATGAATGCAAGAGTAGAATTAGAAGGGGTAGTTAAAATGGTAAAAAGCCGTATAGTCTGTGCAACTATTACTCCAAACTGTACATTTGGACAATTTGATGATGAGCCTAATAATAAGATCAATCTTATGTACAATTATACTCCTGAGGAGTTTGAAGAGTTCATGCGTAAGTTAGATTTTGACTACGATGATGGATATGGTATGCAATATCTTGATGGTATTGTGTGGTTAGAGAATGGTACTTGGCTTGAAAGAGGCGAGTATGATGGTTCAGAATGGTGGTATTTGAAAGGCAATCCAACGATCCCAGCATTTTTAATGAAGTAAAATTTATAGTATGGAGAATTTAGACAAAGCAAAGACAGCATATAATACTCTACTAAAGAGTGGAATGTTCTGGGAATTCTATCCTCAATTGACAGGTAATTGGGATGAGGACAAGGACTTTTGGTTCGAGGAATATATGGAACAAATGGAAAGAATGAAAAACAGATAGTATGAACAAAGAATTTATACCATACGAACAAGCATTAAAACTTAAAGAGTTAGGTTTTGATGAAGAATGTTTAGCTCATACTCCATTAATGGAATTACATAAAACAGACTATAATGTTTTTGGAGAATTAAAAGATATAAGAATTGGACTACCACTATACCAACAAGCATTTAGATGGTTTAGAGAAAAATATGGATATATGGGTAAAGTTGATGCCTTTTTTTACCCAATAGGATACACATTTAGAATTGATAATCTAAAAGACGAAGTAATTGTTAGTTGGGGTGAACCTGAAAATGATTTTGAAACCTACGAAGAAGCAGAACTTGCTTGTCTTAATAAGTTAATTGAATTAGTTAAAAACATATAATATGAGTATAAAGAAAAAAATAGCCAAGTGGCTAAAGATAACAAACGAAGACATTCAGGAAATTGACGGCTACCTACCCAAAAAGTTTGGTACGTCACGTTCTATTGAATATCAGATGCAGGGATTAGTTGATACATTTTGTAAAGTAACTGAATGGTCTAATGGTGAGGGATTTGATATATCTATTGAAACCAAAACTGATAATGGTTATCAAACTAAAAGAATTGATGTTCATGTTGATGAATTGGAATGTCTGTTTGCTTGCTTAAATGATTTTAAATATTTTGAAAATTAATATGAACAAGAAAATAAAAGCCGGAATCTATACGATCTTACTATTCTTATTAGTTGGATTAGTGGCAACTATAGCATATACATATCCACGTACTTTTGGAATTGTTATGCTTTATTCGTTCCTAGCCATTGCCTTTGGAGGCATGGTATACTCTGTTTATAATCTTATCTATCTATATCTAGATGATAAAGAAGAAGATCCATTCATTTTTTAATATAACAATATGAACAAAGAAGAAAGAAAACAAATTCTAATAGACATGATGAATGAAAGTCAGAAAGACGGGTTATATGAAGTATTCCCAGGATTTTTAAGATATATGGATGGTGAATGGACAGTGTACACCGTTTATTATAATGGCTTATGGTCTAAAGGTATTCCACTTCATCCAAATGAACATAGAGCTTGGATGCATGAATACCAAATGGCAAACTTCCCAACCCATGGTAAAGAAGTAAATTACCAAATTGAATATGGTGATGGAGTTGCTTATGCTGTTACAGATCTTAAGAAGCCTAACACTTCAACTATAGGATCTAAGTTAGATCTGATCCTAGAAGAGATAGACAAGATCAAATGGATGTTAAGAGATTTAGATAGTAGAGTCTAAAGATATTTATATAAAAAGATCAGGATGAAATTAAGACAACTACTCGAAGACCTTACTCTAGAGTTAAACATGCCTAAGCCAGAAGATGCTTATAAGTTTGATAAGATAGCATCTAAGAATTTAGGGTACGGAGACTACTATAAGTACGCCTATACTAATGTTAAGGGAGATCCTATGGAAGTAACGGTATTATCATCCAAGAAACCAAAGGACCCTGGAATTACTTTATACGTGGCATTCGGTGCAGACACTACTGCTCAAGGAACTAAGGGCGATTTTATTCCTGATCCTGGTGATGAAGATCCGGATGATGAGACTAAGTACGATCAAAAGACAGGAGCTGGAGATGTATTGAAAGTTCTGGCTACCGTGGTTCAAGCTGTAAAGAATACTGTCAACAAGGTTGGAGGTATGGATAAGATATACGCAATGGCATGGTCACCAACAGATCCTAAAAGAGGAAATGTATACGACCACTACGTACAAACCTTATTCCCAACCTTTAAGAAGAATGAGGAAGCATCAAAACATTCCTTCAAGTATTACGTCAATCAAGACTTTAAAGATAAAAAAAAAGTAAATGAGATTGGATTGGATAGTGAAAAGATGAAGCCATATCCATTTAAAACAGTAGAAGACGGAGAAGATCGTAGAGTGTATTCTTTTGAAACTGATAGTGGTCTTGATTATATGGTTGAATTAGAAGAAGAGACGGATGATGATCTTGGTATAGTATTGTATATAAACTTTGGAGTGTTTGACAAAGACGACGTTGGAGCAGGATCAAACCAAAATGTAATAACAAATAAGGGAGAACAGTATAGAGTAATGAATACCCTTGCTGCCATAATAAAAGAAGATCTAGCCATTAATTCATACATCAAGTATATAACATTTAACCCTGCTAAAAGAAAACTTCCTAATCCTATAAGTGGAAAAGAAAGAGACTTAGACTCTAACTCAAGAGCAAAACTGTACATGAAGTATATTCAAGGCAGACTTCCTAATGCTAAAGAAATAGATGATCCTAAATACCCAATCCTCATAAAGATTAAATAAGATGGAAAATAAGAAACGACTGGCCCAAGATATAGACATAGATAATAATCCAGTGATAGATAATGATATAATACCAGAGGATAAGGATATAAAGAAAGAACAAAAAGAAATATCTACATCTACAACCATAGAGACAACCACAAGAATGGCAGATATAGATATAGAAGAAATAAAACCTATAGAACAGAATAATACTGTAGAAGAAATACCTCAACCGGCTGTTAAGAATACCGTAAGATACATAGATAGCGGGTTCACATTCTAATTTCATAGTGCATTACTAAGAAGATCTAACGGATATAAAAAATTAATATTGTTAGAAAGTGTTAGATTGTGTCAATTTGTGTATAAAAGAATAAGGGAATAAGAATTCCTATCCCTGTGGCATATCACGCCCGCGCCGCCTAAGTGATTGATTCCCAATAAGTTAGAAAGGATATTTACGTATATAAGAGATTGATTACCAACGACTTATAACTGATTGGTTTCCAATAAAAACTTTTCAAAATAGTCAAAATAAATTTTTTTATGTCACTGGATTGTCTTACTTTTACTATGTATCAAATCAATAATGACAATGACAGACAGAACACAGCTTATCCTCTCCTCAGTACGTAACTACGAATTCATTAAGAAGGCCGTTGACACCATCAATGAGAACCTCTACAGTTCAGACCTATGGGTGAATGACAGGATCCAGATGGACGTAGAACAGGATGAGGACGGAAACATGAGTAGGTTCATCATCACTGGAACTGCCTTGGATTTCTTTCAGATCGGCCTTAGATATGGTGGACTTGAGGAAGCTGCCAGGATAAAAAAGATCCAGGACATTATGGCTACCCATTACTAATCACTCCAAAGAATTATTTTACCACATCAGATTAATTAATTAAATTACAATATAAATAAAGGTTATGAATTTGAACACTATTACATCTATCTCTCTCGACTCTGCAAGACAAATCGCTCCAGCTATCTTCGCTACTTCACCTGCACCGACTATCAAAAGTCCGAAGTACCAGTTCACTCCTACGTTTGAGGTTATCGAACACATGCAAGATATGGGTTACGCATTGACAGGAGTTAAGCAATCTAGTTCTAACGTGGAGCTCCGTAAGAATTGGGGCATACACATCACCCGCTTCCAACACCCTGACCTCTACATTAAAGACCCACAGGGTAACATCGAAGCAAGGCCTGAGGTTGTGCTTATCAACTCTCATGATGGCACTAGACCAATTCAATTCGAGATGGGCTTGTTCCGTCTTGTATGTGAGAACGGTCTAGTCATTAAAGACAAGGACATGGGATCCTTTAGAGAGCGCCATACCAAGATGAACTTCCAAGAGGTTAAGAACCTTATTGACGAGAAGGTATCTGGACTCCAAGGCGTAGTTAATACCATAAGCAAATGGAATATGGTAGAGATGACTGATAAACAAAGATACCAGTTTGCTGTAGAAGCATTGGCCTTAAGACTTGGTGATGACCGTCAGCCTGAACAGTATGAGGTATTAGATATTCTTAACGCTAAGCGTAAGATTGATGAGCAGCCTACACTATGGCATACATATAATACCGTACAGGAGAATCTTATTAAGGGTGGGTTCCAATTGAACAACCGTCAAGCTAGGGCTATCAAGAATCCTATAGAGGACTTCAATATCAACCAAGGCCTATGGTCTTTGGCTACCGCATACTCAAACTAGTTGGTTAGAGAGACGAGCTCGCGAGCGACATGCTTGCGGCTTGCTCTTGACCATTAGCAGTCAACTAGCACCACAGCAATGACCTAATTATGGTAGATAGGAGGGCCCTAGCCGGGGGCCCCGCGTTGACCCACCGTGCACACCGGGAAAATTTTGAAATTCTATAAGAATATAAATACGTAAATAAAATGGACTTACTTAAATTAAAAGAATATCTAACAGATAAAGAGTTTGATAAAGTCGTATTTGAATTAGTATTGATGAAACGCTTAGGTATTATAGAAGAATATTGGAAGCACTTTAATTTCCTAATAGAAGAAAAAGGAATGTCAATGTACCAAGCCACATACCATACTTACTATGAAATGGTATTACAACCAGGCACGGGACTTTACAAGCCAGAGTTTCATGACAAGATCAAAAAATATTATTCAGAAAATTCCTATTAATATGGCACAAATAATAGCAACAGTATCGTTATGCATATTCATAATAGCTATGCAACATTTCTATAATTGGTTTATAAGAAAAATCTATGAAAGAACCGGAATAGATGGGATAGCAATAATTTTGGCATTAACTACAGCCGTGGGTGCAGTAACCTTTTTACTTTTTAAATCATTGTTAGAAATAAACAAAATTTAAAGATGGTAACAGAAATAGAACTCCGCCACAAGATCAACCAGTATTTGGAATTGTCGGTTCAAAGAAAGAAACTATCCGATGAAACCATAGAACTACTCAAGAGCTTGGTAGAGATACAAAAGAAAGAAATAGATTTACTTAAACAAGAAATAAAAAAGCTAAAAGAAAATGGATAAACTAATTCAGCATTTAAAGGTATGGGAAAAAGTCGGTATGGCCTTATCTATAATCGTGGCAGCTTCAATAGGAATGTATAATTCCAAAGAAGGAGAAGACTATGCTTGGCAAATCGTTACTATCCTATGGATTGTATCCTGTTGGTTGAAGACAAACAAGATTGAAGAACTTGAAAATAAGTAAATATGAAAAAGACAGAAAGAGTAAAGCTAGTCACCAACTATAACTACTTTTATATCCTACCGACCTTGTCGGTCTCTTATGAAATATATGAAGGGAGTTTTGATTATTTCTATATAGATTTGTCGTTCCTAAAATGGACCCTATCTTTTGTTGTCAAAAAATTTGATTATCAATCGTAAACTCCGGGAAAAATTTAAATTTACAAAAAAGAATAAATATAAAAATATGAAAAAGACAGAAGATTTGGAAGTAAGGAAATTCGAGGTTAACGAACTCACCAAAATCCAGGGCGGGTATTTCATTACCATAGAGAAAAAGGATGGTACTGTAACCAGAGGTGTTAACGTCAAAAGTATCAAATATTACCTGGGTACTACCATACCAAACTCTTTGTTGGATGGAAATGAAGTCACCCGTGTTTATTTCACTGGTGGTGGAAACGATATGATCTACGAGAATGGAAAATTCTTTAATGACAAATGGATACTCTGATAGAGTGGAAATGTCCAAAGTGATAAATTTGTAAATACTATATTTTAGGGCCCCTATGCGGAAACGGAAACTGCTTTATTTATTTAATAAGTAATTCAATATTTATTAGTAGTAAAATTATTATAATGAAAGATTTTAACATTGCAAAGTATTTAAAAGAAAATCACCTTGGTTCTCATGCTATTCTTGGTGCCTACGTAGATTTGCACAGTTTGAAAGAAGAAGAGGAAACAAAGTTAGATACAGAAATTCCGTATGAAGGTCCAGAACATAAGTTGGATGGCTTTGGTGATGAATTTGTGCAAGACAGTCCTGTAGAAGAAAAAGCAGGTAAAGATGATAAAGATAGTTTGATGTCAAAGCTATTTGCTATTCAAAAGAAATACGGATATAAAAAAGCTAGACCTGATCAAGAGGAATATGAGAATGTAAGAATTGCACCAACTGTAGCAAGGATAGGTAATAAAATTGTTGAGGACGGTGGAATTGCAATTTCTATTGAAAGTAAAGTAAGTAAAGCTGCTTTTACTGATATTAAAAATTTACTTCAAACAAAATTCCCTGGTTGGCAAATAGATCCTCAAAGTGTTACTAAAGATGATGATTTTGATACTGATTCTAAGAACGTATTATTCTTTGATATAGTAAAAAACAAATCTGTTAAAGAAGATAGCCCTGTACAAGAACTTGAAAAGCCTGAGAAAATATATTCTAATGATTGGATGAATGATTCTGTAGATGGTAAAAGAGTTGGTAGTTGGACTTGTTATTATGAAGATCACTTAGGAGTTCTTTATTGGATACATGATAATATACCAAGTGAAGATGCTGTTGTTTACGCAACGCCTAATTGGGATGGTGCAAAAGGAATAGCTGTTGAACTTCAATCAAATTATGGTGAGCAGATAGAAGATCATCAAGTTGTAGGCGATCCTTCATATCCTGATTTTGAAAGCTATGCTCAAGATATGATCCCTGTTCTTAAAAAAGTAGAAGCTGAATATAAAGTTGGTGGATCTCAACAGGATACTAATGAATCTATGTATACTGATGATTCTGTAGATCCATTTCCTTCAATAGATAAGGGATCGGAATACGACGATGATGATGCATCTGATTATGATAGATTTGATGATTTAGGTGGAAACCAAATTAAATCTGCTATAAAAAGTTTAATGGACGATGGTTTTGACAGCAGAGAAATTGCACAGTTTGTTGTAGATACTATTAGAGGATTTAAATCTTTTAAAGAAGAAGTAACTGTATCTTCATCTGGTGTTCAAATGGAAGGAGAAGAATTCAAATGGACTGCTAGAGACCAACAAGGTAAACTACATGGTATTTTGTATGTACAACCAATGGGAGATACTCTTATGGTAACCGCGGATGATGGAATGCCAGGTACAAAATATACTAAAGCAGATATCATAGATGCTATGGGTAGAGGAGAATTCATCAGGTTCAGAGGAAAAAATCTTGCTTTAGATACAAGAATGAAAGCTTGGGCTAATAGCTAAAACAAATTAAAAAACATAACATGGCATTTAACTTTAAACAATTTACAGCAAATAATCCTCTTCTAAAAGAAATTGATGCAGAAGAATTTGATTATATGGATAATGATCAATTAGATGCAGCGGGTCTTACAGGAGATAAGATTGGCCCAGATGAAGGAGGAAGTTCTTTCCCTAGGGTTGAATTTGAAGAAGCTGTTGTTAAAGCTTTAAAGGCAGGTATAGATAAAAATACCTTACATAAGATAATTGATTGGAATTAACCTTTGCAGGCCCATACATATAGCCCTCGGCAAGTGCCAGGGCTTTTTTTATTCTACATCCTTTCTATAGAATCTTCCTTGGATGTTATCGTTATATGAATCTATATGAAGAACTTTATAGTGCATTTGCCACCACACTTCATAATAAGTCAATTGTTTTTTAGAGTAGCATAATTGTAAGATCTCTCTAGCAAACATATCGTCGCCAACTTCTTTTCTTTCTTGATTAAGAAGCTTATTACTTCCGTGATATGACAACCAGTCAGATTCTTTAACTATCTTTCTTTTGCGTGGGACGCGCCCAGGTTTGTCCCATTCCGCGATCTCCTTCTTGGTTAATGCTTTATTGGTATTATTGAAAAGGACCTTTCTACCTATATAGAATTTGCCATTGACTAGATTGACAATCTTATATATAAAGCCTACGGTATTAGGGGGAAAGTCTTCTATTGAATTAAACTCTCTAGTAACTCCTAGAGGATCGAAATATAACCATTTTCTCATACTTTATTTTTTAACTATCCCACCTTATAATAAAAGTCATATCTGTATTAGGCGGAATTGGATATGGCCTTGATAATTTTCCTACTACAAGTAATTCATCTTTATCATTATATAAACCTACTGTAGTTGTATATGGATGGAAGTCTGAACCTGTTACGGCATCTATATAAGAACCTGTGGATCCTGCCTTTGTTGCGCTAGGGTTTTGTGTATAGTTAAAATCATTTTCTTTTACTCTACACCTAACTTCGTTTTGATATACAGTAGTTTCAGCTACTAAATGAATTGTATATGGAGCATAAGATGGCATACTTATAAATATTTGTAATAGTCATTCTTAAAATGGGGTTTTAATTCTATAATCCCTTCTTCTTTTGCACATAGTTGATCTGTTCTAGATAATACATAATCATTATCTTCATAATTACCCATACCTGAAATATGATAAGTATACATTCCCCATCTATATAACATAGAATATTTTCCTTTATCTCCGTTATAGATATTGGCATCTCTCCAAAATGTTATAGTATTATCTTCATTTCCACTAGCTTCAGGAAATTCTATTCTATTTATAAAATCTTTAGAATAACAATTTCCGTTATTTATACTACTACTAATAGATGTAAATTCATTATTAGTAAAAAAATAATGATGAGCGCACCTGTAAATATCTTTTCCTGGGTTTTCTGTTATATATTCATTTACTATAGATAGAGCCCATGGAGATAATAAGTCATCATCATCTAATCTATATAAATAATCTCCTTTTGCTTGTTGAAAACCGTATTGCAATTTTTTACCTATAGAACTAAATCTAGTAGGAAAATTTATTATTCTTACTTTAGGATGATCAAATACATACTGCACGTCTGGTGAATCATTTATTACAAGCATTTCTGAATCTCCTTCGTAATCTTGATTAAGATAGGATTGTATTGCTTCTTCTAAAATATGTTTTCTTTTATACGTTAGTGTTACTACAGATATCATAATTTTTCTTTAACTATTTTATATATCCAATTAGATAAACTTGACATTTCATCTATTTCATCTCTTAACCATTCTTCTTTCATATCTTTACTATGTAACCACATATGAGAAATATAAGGATAGGTTTGTATTATCTTGTTATAGAATTTCTCAGCGGTCTCTTTATTACATTTATAAAATCCCCATTCATAGTTATCTAAATTAGGTAATTCTTTATAGATATCACACATTTCCCCACCATAATTACATCTATCCCAATATGAAGATGCCGATACAAAATCTTCATAAAAATAAAGTAGAGTTAATCCTAAATTATATACGTCTCCTATTTTATCTATATTTTTTAAACATGATTCTAAACTTAAAGACTGCCAAGAAAATCCGTCTCCGATATAAATTACTTTTTCAGAATTTAAAAATTTTTCATTTGAAAATATATCTTGTATAAATTTACTTTTTGGTTCAAAATTTAACCAACAATCATTTCTTGGAAACATATAAATTTCATCATATCCTCTAATTTCTCTGTATTTTCCTGGGATACAATCTTCTGGTTTTAATCCATTATAATGACATGTATGAGGATCATAAGATCTGCAAACTAAATTTTTTAAATCTGTCATTTTATTTATACAAAGATCATCTGTGTCTATATAACTTCCACCAAATTGATATAAAAGCACCATCCTCATTAGATCAGATATTTCTCTATAATTAGCTACTTTATATTTATCTAATATTGGAATATTAATACCATCAAAAAAAGTATCATTCCAATTTACTATTTCAATATCATATCTCGTATCTAACTCTTTTATCCAATTAGAGACTAAATAAATTGGCCTATCTTGATTAAATACTCTTGTTGAATACAAACAATCTTCTAATATCTTTTTTCTAGAATCAGAAATAGGTCCATCCCAATAAAAAATTATATTTTGATCATTTTCTTTTATCATTGTAAAATGGCTTTATTTTCTCCATATAAATTATTTTTTAATTCTTTTTTCATAAACACAATATCTATTTGAACAAGTACATTATCCATAAAATGTGTTTCTAAAATATTCATTGGATAAAAACCAAAATAATCAAAAAAGTTTAAATAATCTTGAATATTAGGAGCTCCTAAATTATATTTTATTATTGGGCATTCTGTATAAACTACCTTAGCATTATTTATTGCTTTTATACCCCCTTTTAAAATATCTAATTCAGAACCTTGAGTATCTATTTTAATAAAATCTGGTAATATTAAATTATTTTCTTCTATAATACTGTCTAAAGTATTTGTAATTCTTTTTTTAGGAATATGATCTTTGTAATAATTTGTATTTTCTTTATAATAAGATTCTCCTGATAAAGGTGCGTCGTAGTATTCTACTTCTAATCCTTTTTTATCACTTAATACATCTATAAAAACTTTTTTTCCTAGTTTAGATAAAGCATCTGCATAATATGGATTTGCTTCAAATATAATAAATTCTTTTTCTTTTAAAATACCATTAGACATATTTTCTGTCCAATAACCCATCCACCCTCCTATATCATAAATGCAATTTATTGAAACTCCTTTAGATATTAAATCTTCTATATAATTTTTTATAGTCATATTAATGGTGATTTTTTAGCAGTTTCTTGAATTTCTTGATAGTACTTATAACTTGCGGATCCTTCTTTTATTCTAAGATCTAAATTATATGGAAGTGAATCTCTATAGTTTGCTTTATAAAATTTACCTCCGCAAGAGCAAGTAATTCCTGCATTATGAAATATATTTGTTTCATTAAATCTTTCTTCTAAATCTGTAGCCCAACTAAAATCCATTTCTTTTACTACTTTAGTTTCATTACCTCTAAGCCACCCATTCCAAAGAAGAGACCACATATCAGAACACCATATTTGAAGTTCATGATAATTAGGATCTTCTTGTTTTTTTATTTGATTTAGTTGTGTAATTTCAAAATATAACTGCTCAGAATCTTTTTCTACTTTTTCCCAAAATTCATAGTCTATATTTTTTAAAATATATTGAGCACCACCAGAATTTGAATTCATTAATTTAGGAATAATAGGATCTACTCCTATTATTTCACACATTTTATTATAAACATCTGCTCCTTTTGAAATAATATAATCATAGTTTATATAACTATTAGTATCACTAAGGTACCAAATATTATCATTTAAAAATTTATTCCAATTTACTTGTTTAGTAAATAGTATATCACAATCATGATAAAATATTACTTCATCATGTAATTCTGGATGTAATTTAAAATGTTGTTTTAATATATTGGGTCTTATAGAAGATATATATTTTATAGGTTTTTCTCTAGTATCTTCATAAAAAAAGAATCTGACAAAATTATAATGTGATGATAGTTTTTCCCACATTTCAATAGATTCTTTAGATGATGTTCCATCATTAGGATTCCAAGCAACTAAAATATCTATATTATTTGGGTTAATTCCATTTTTAATGAAATTATTAATCATGACTTCTACTTGCCAAGCATAATAAACTAATCTTGGTTGAGCACAAATGTAACGTAAATTTTTCATAACAATTTTATTATCTATTAAGTATTAATTAAAAATTATGGAGTTTCTCCACCTCCACCTCCACCAGGATTGCATTGTATTATTCCTCCACTCCATAAACTACCAGCAGCTGCAGATTGATTTCCTCCTACTAATATGTAAACAGTTCCAGTATTTCTTGCACAAATAGGATCGCTAGGAATGGTTGTACCTCTAGATAATGTTTGAGTTATTCCGTCACAATCAGTGTATTCAAAATAAACAGTTCCATTATCTGAATTATCTATATCTGTTTGATCTGCTGTTGCTACATATTCATAACATGCTATAGTTGTAGTTGACGTAGTTGTGCTTGTTGTTGTTGGTTCTACAGTTGTCGTACTAGTTGTTGTGCTAGTAGTAGTTGGGGCAATAGTAGTTGTACTAGTTGTTGTACTAGTTGTTGTTGTCGTTGTAGTTGTAGGTACAGGTCCACAAGTTATTGAAATAGACCAAGTATCACTAATAGTATCTGCTGCAATATCTACTCTAAGTTCATAAGTCTTAGTATTATCATAAATAAATGAGAACGTACCAGTTCCAGGTCCAGGAGGATTCCAAGGACCAGGAGTAGATGATGGTGATCCAACCCAACCACTAGTAGCAACTAATGTTCCACCAACAACTTCATAAATATTAAATCTATTAGGTCTATCTATAGCATCGTATGATAGTGTAATTTGTCCTCCATTAATTGCTGATGTTAAGTCTAAACATTTTGTTTGAGTAGTAAAGTCTAAACCAGAATAAGATCCGTTAATTATATCTCCGCATACCGCACATGGTTCTACAGTAGTTGTACTTGTAGTTGTACTAGTTGTTGTTGGTGCTATTGTAGTTGTACTAGTAGTTGTACTTGTAGGAGCTGCAGTTGTTGTGCTGGTTGTAGTTGTGGTACTTACGCACCCTCCGCAAGGTTCGTTAGCTTGAACTACTGCTATACAATCAGAACTTCCACCATCACAAGGAGTTTCAGAGAAACTAATGCTTCCTTCAATCGCGCAACTTATATAAGTTTGAAGTCCGTTACCAGGAGCAGAAATAGAAGATGGAGTTCCATTACAATCTGTATAGAATATTGTTTTAGATGTTGTATAATAATTAGTTATTTCATATTGATAACAACAAGTTGGTCCTGCAGTTGTCGTACTAGTTGTTGTACTAGTAGTTGGAATTTCTGTAGTTGTACTTGTAGTTGTACTAGTTGTAGTTGTAGTTAGAGCTACGGTCGTTGTACTAGTTGTCGTACTAGTAGTTGGCGCAGCCGTAGTTGTACTAGTTGTCGTACTAGTAGTTGTAGGTGCTTCTGTAGTACTAGTTGTCGTCGTACTAGTAGTTGGTTCTACAGTTGTAGTACTAGTTGTTGTACTAGTAGTAGTTGTAGTTGGCGCAGCCGTAGTTGTACTAGTAGTTGGCGCAGCCGTAGTTGTACTAGTTGTTGTACTAGTAGTTGGTTCTACAGTTGTAGTACTAGTTGTTGTGCTAGTAGTAGTTGGGGCAACAGTAGTTGTACTAGTTGTTGTTGGAGCTGCTGTTGTCGTACTAGTTGTTGTACTAGTTGTAGTTGTAGTTGGAGCCGCGGTTGTTGTACTAGTTGTAGTTGTAGTAGTTGTAGGAATTTCTGAAACCGAAGCACTTACATAGTATGACTTACCTGATACTGCTGTAAAAGTGTAGCTATTTACAGTAGAGGGTAATGATCCAGCAGTTGATGTATTATCATATAATGTTATAGAATCAGTTAAATTTCTTACATATAATCTATAGTTACCTATAGTTCCGCCCATTGAATTCTGTTGTGAATAAATAGAGCTTCCAGCAGATGCATTAAATGTTCCAGTATTATCAACATATTCAGCAACTATATTTGCGCCATCATCATTTATAAATAAGTCACTATCTATAAAAGGACTTACTAATTCAGTATTTTCCCATAATATAGATGCTGCGGCAGCAGTAGTTGTACTAGTTGTTGTACTAGTAGTAGTTGGAGCCACAGTAGTTGTTGTACTAGTTGTACTAGTTGTAGTTGTAGTTGTTGTAGTTGGAATTGCTTCAATTAAAGCATATCTATAATCAGGATTAGTAATAACTGAAATTCCCTGTCTATATAATACATTACCTACATGTACATTTCCATTATCAGTATCTATTACATTACCATTACCATCATCTATAAGATTATAATTAGCAGATGATATTCTAAAAGTAGTCTTAGATATATTTTGTCCAAAAACTATAGAAGGTATACAAAGCACTGTTATCTCATCACCAGATCCAGTTGGAAAAAATCTAAAATCGTCATCAAAAGTTCCTGATGCAGCTGTTGATTGTAAATTATCATCCCATATACTACTAGAGTTGTTTAAAGCTCCAGTTATATAAGAATTATAGTATAATTGCTTAGCTAGTTTATAAACTAAAAAATCTCTACCATCTACATCAAAAGAAGTATTAATTCCTCTATTTGCTGTAATTCCATAATTAATGGCAGTAGAACTTGAGTAAGAAGCAGAATATTTTAACTTAATAGGATAAGTAGAAATATCTGATCTATCAAGAGTGTTTTTTGATAATCCCATTTATAAACTGTTAAGGTATTTTACTACCAATCTAATTTAACTCTTATTAATGCTTCTTTAGTAAAGTCTTTTGTAAGAGGTTTTGACATTTTAGCTACAGCTAGTAATTCATTATTATCATTGTACAAACCTACGCTAGTTGGATAAGTTTGAGGACTATTAATAAAATTAGAATATATCAAAGCTCCCGTAGAACCTGTAATAAATGATGGATTAGTAGTGTAATTATAATCACCATTTTTAATTCTAACAAAAATATAATCTGATGATATGGTTTCTTGAGAATTTAATTTAAATGAAGCCCCAGAATTTATAATTGTATAAATTAAATTATGATTAGTTGTAGAACCAGCAGTTGTATTAGTTGTACTAAAATTAATATTTAATCCGCCAGCATTATTAGCTAAAGATAAGGCTCTTGGATTAAGTAAGATCAATCCAATATCAGGTAAAAATAATCCGTAACTTCCAGAAACAGTATATCCTTTTGCTGAAGCTCCTGATAATAAAGGACTATTTTGAGCAGTACCATTAGATCCAGATACTACATTAAATACTCTTCCTCCATCTAAATAAGTTACTGTGCTAACATCATTAGAATCATCAGTAAGAAAAATTTTAAACCCACCAGAAGATAATGCAAGATTAAAAGTACCAGGGAATAAACTTTCTTTATATTTGTTTCTATCTATTTGAATAGCAACTAAATCAGGAGAATTTGTATTTCCACTACCAAAATTTACAGGAGATTCTGCATCTCCATATATTAAATTTCTATACTGACCAAAAGTAATTCTAGAAGGACTGATGCCTGTAACTAAAGAATTTAATGGAGCAGAACCTGATCCTGCATAATGACCGTATGCTACTGAAAATTGAATTGATGCAGATGGAGAACTTGTATTCCCATCATATATATCTATGTAATAACTACCTGTAGTAGCAGGATTTGCGGTATAAAAAGCAGTTAATTCTGTTACATTATTGCTCCAAGCTGGTGCTACAACTGAATCTGATGATACTACAAAATCGGTTGAGTCTAATCTAGTAAATGACATGTGTTAATATATTATGAGTTTACTTTTATAATTGTTACAGGTATAGAAATTCTAGCTCCAGAATCACGACCTACAACTACTAATGTAGTATATAAAGAAGAGTTAGAACCAAACAAAGTATTAACAGTAGTAGCAGTCAAGTTAATTGTTGTTCCTATAACTGTTTTACTTACATTTGTTCCAATAGTTGTAGTAGCATTTAAAGAAGTTGCTTCAGGAGTGTTAATTCCAACACCATTGAAAGAGCTCATAGTTCTTACATCTCCTATAGTAGCTACATATCCTGATTGTTCAAATGTAGATGTTGCGCCTAAATAATTTAATGTTTGAGGTGTAATTGCTAAAGAAGCACCTTGTTTTATAGTTATTGCAGAATATCCCAAATCTAATACAGGGATCTTGGCAGTTCCTCTAGGAAGAGTAATTAATTTATACTTCATGATTTCTGTATCATTAGGATACGCTTGAATTATTGGCATAGCTTCAATTGCTTCTCCGTAAAATGCAGATCCTGAAGGATGGTTTGGATTATAAAGTGTATAGTCTACCTCGTCGTCGGCTAAACTAAATTGAGTAATTCTGAAAGATCCATCGTTTCTTGCTAAGAGTTCTCGACCCTTTGCCGTAAGAATTGCATCTACTACTACCGATGTGCTACTTAAATATGACATATAAATGGGCTTTTAAATAAATATGTGTTATTGGAAAATTAATGTATTTGTATTTGGATCTAATAGATTTTGCTGTCTTAATGACTTAATCACGTTACCAGAATTATCTCTTACAACAGGATCTATATATTGAGGGAAAAGCACTCCGTCTTGAGTTATAGGAGTTCCTAAATTATAATTTAATATAACATTAGTTTCATCTGGTAATCTTTTTAAAATAATATACTTACAAATTTTTGCAGGATAAGAAGATCCTGATGTATCTGATAAATTAAGATCCCTATCAATAGTTATACTATAGTAAGATCCAGTCGAATCTATATATGGTTGAACGGACAGCACCCTATATTCAGAATTTATAGACCATCCACTTCCAGTGTTATAAAATCTTAATAAATCCATTTGATTTAAAGTAAAATCAAAAACAGGAGTATCTATACCTGGATAACTACCAGAGAAAAGAAAACCAGCGTCATAATATGCCGATTGCGTAAGAGACATTTTTATATTTCTTGGATCTATTGCAATCCAGCATGTGTCTTGATCTGTTACACTTGTTATAAACTCTACAGAGTCAACCGTTCCTCCTCCATTTGGGTTAAATTGAGCTTCTGATAAGTTATTAACAACGACTATATCTGCATCAACCCAATCAGAATATACTCCACTTGGTAAATTTATACTAAATTGATATACAGAAAGTCCAGATGGAATTTGAAATTCTGGAACTGAATAATAAATAGTATTTCTTGCCGATGTATTTCTTATTTGTAATGATACATTTACTGCTGCAGTTGAAGTACCTCCTACTACAGAACTTGCTGTAACAGATAGTATTAAAGGTGCAAAAGGATTAGGCTTATATAAATCTAAATCCGAATTATTTATAGTCCAGTAATTTGTATCACCAGGATTTAAAGGAGTCGTAGATGGCACAGTTACTGAGCTAACAACTTGAAGAGGCTCGTCTAAAACATAATTCATACTTCCACTGCCTCCTACATTAAATAGAGTGGGACTATATCTATAACCACCCTCATATATAGTAAATGTATTATTATTAGTTAATTTTTGAATATAAGGATTTGTATTATCGTAATCAAATAAAGATACGTCTAAAGTTTCTCCTGATTTAAATACATTTTGAGTAGTAAATATATTAGTGTTTAATTTAGTTAAATCTAATACATTTTCATTATTGTCTATAAAATATTTAATTTGAGCGTTAGCTCTTTGAGGTAATTGAAAAGACGCAGAATATATGTCAACTAAATAAGCATATTGATATTTTATCTTATCTATAGTTGCTGTTTTACCATAAGAAATATCTCCTGCTGTGTAAACATTATATAGTGCACTTTGTATATAAGATCCGCTATATCTAGGAATAACAGATCTTTTTAAATTATAATTATAGTCTTGAACATACGCATAAGGATTATTTGGATTAGTATATGTTGTATAATTATCTATTTGCGCATCATTCATAGATTTAGTAACTATTCCATAATTAACTGCTTTTATTTGATCTGAATTATAATCTAAATCAAAAAGAATTTGAGATCTTACAGATTGTGTAACATTTTGATAAAGTGCTCCTAATGAGTAAGTTACATATAAAGAACTAGACGGAAGTTGTGATATTTCAAATTGAGGAAGAGCTTGACCATCTGTAACTATTATAGTAGAACCACTAAATTCGCCATTATATTTTTCTATTCCATCTGAGCTTATAAATTGTATAGATCCTGATGGAGTTATTATACTTCCTGTAAATGCAGTAGATCCTATAACAGATCCTGCAGATGAGCCACTTATAAATGCAGTATCTATAGATTGAGAGTAATTATCATTAAAACTAGAACTAGGTTCATGTCTAGCATATTTATTTCTCTCTAACATATGAGATTTAACTATTATGCCTGTAGATAAATTTGATCTAGCAGGAACATAATCTTTAATCATTTTAAATAAAGAGTTATTATAAAACTTAATAAGTCTTATATACTCCCAAATACTATTAGGTTCAGTATAATTACTAAAGTATGTGTTTTTAAAATCATCAAGAGGCAAATAAGATGAAGAGTATTGGTATCCAGGAGAAGATATTAGTTGGTTTATATCAAAATATCCTTCAGATGAAACTATATTGTCATTAATAGTATCTGCTGGGGAAAATCCAACTTCTATATTAGTAGTATTAATTCTATTAATATTTTGATAATACTGTAAACTTGCTTCAGGATGTAATAATGATGACGATAGTGTTAAACTACCAGTAACATTTCCACTACTTCCTGTTACAATAGTAACTTTATAAGCAGAAGAATCTAAATCAAATATACCGTCTACAGAATCTATTGGAGTTCCTCCAAATTCTCTAACAGTTAAAATATTATCAGGAATACCAAATGTACTTATAAGTGCCTTAACACCCCTTTCAGTACCTTTACTTTTTAGTAAGTACGGTAAATTATGATAGAGTCTTTTATATAATTCCTGCTGAATTTCTTTCGCAGAAAGTGTTTCTAAACTTGAAGTAACATAATTTCCTCCAATTGCAGTTATTTTTTCTGAACCAGTCGGAGGTAATAAAGATCCATCTGTATTCAATCCAAACAATGTATAATAGAGGTTATCTGATATGTTTGAATTTGTATATAATTGAATACCGAATCCTCTTAAAGCGTCTCCAACAACGTCTAATGATATTCCTGTATCAGGATTATTTGTAGCATTATACCTATTAGAAACATCTTTATAGTATATCCAAATATTATCAAAGTGCTGACCAATCATATCCATAAAGGTAATGAAAGATTGATTATTTGGATCATCTAATAAGTACTGAGGAATAGAATTATGAAGTAGATCTTTATTAGTAGAATCATAATAAGATGCACTAAATAATAAAGATTGTGTAGTAGCTGTAGGAACTGCATTTTCAGAACCTAAAAAATTACTAACTTGAGAAGATGTTACTGAATATAATTGATATGGTTGTGTTGAGTTTGATTTAGGCCATGCCCAACTTGAAGAATTAAAATATAAAAAATATTCATAAGTATCAAATTTCTCTATTATATTATCTATAGCTTGTTGAGAAACATCTATAGAATTCACAGCGTAAGTAACATTCCCAGATCCACCAGCTACTAAAGATTGGCTATATTGTTGATTTTTATATTGTTCTATTAATCCTACTTTATAAACAAAATTATTTACTCTTTCTACTGCACTTGAGAAATGTATAAAGTTTGAAAAGTTAGTGTAATCTACATTTATAGCTACTGATCTATCTTGATAGTAACTTAATAATTTTTGATATGAAGAACTTACAGGGCTAGCTAATAAGTTATTATAATTATAATATGGTGTAGTCTGACCGTTTTTATCATTTATTTGAACATTAAAGTTAGGTCCTCTTAATCTATTTAATTCTTGTATATTTTCTGCCTCAACAGTAATAGATACATTAAAACTAACTGACTCTGCTACTTTATCTATTATCCATAATTGAGATTTTAATCCAAACTCAATAGGTAAAGGTTCATATAATTTTATTATTAAGTAAGAGCCATCATCATCTTCTGTATATGCAACATTGTTTGCAGCTACAATTTGATTTTCTCCAAAATTTAAATAAAATACAGGATAATAATTTTTAGTAGCAATATAAGATTGGTATGAAAGAAATCCCCCTCTTATAATATCATTACTTAATGTTTGAGATGCTAATTTTATTTCTTTTCTTGATGGAGAAATTTCTTTTATCCAATAGTAAGTACCAAATGAAGAATTAAATAATTTTGTATAAAAATTATATTTTATATTTAAATCCCCTCTAAAAAACCCTCTATTTTTTAAATCTTTTTCAGGATCTAAAGAAAGAGCTGAGTACGTATTATTTTGAGGATTATTTAATAAGTAAGGATAATAATCAAATGCATTATAATCAGAAAATAATAATAAGTTATTTTCATCATAAATAAAAAGTTCTAAATAATCACTAGGATTTCCAAAAGAAGTATTTATAAAATTAGTTGTGACTAAAGATCTATCTTGTGAAGATAGCTGTCCTAAGTCATTTCCTCTTCCGCTATATTCAATATTAACTAATTCCATTATACTATATTGTTTATATCATTTAATGATTGATTTATATCTAGTATTTGCTGTCTTAAAGAATTTATTTCTTCTATAAGCGCTTGCTTTTCAGCATCAAGTACAGAACCTCCTATATATTGTTGACTTGTTTCAACTAAATATGTATGAGAATTTATAGATCCAGATACAGGAATATCAAAAAACAAATCATTATAATAAGTAAAAAATTCATCTACAGTTACAATGCTAGAAGTTACAGGAGTTTCTTGAGGTATAAGTTCTTCAAAATCTGTATCAATAGCTTTTGTATATGTATTTAAACCATATATTTCTTTTGTTAATTCAATATTTGTCATTATCTAGTAACTTTAAATATTAAGTTATTGTCTATTTCATAAGATTCACCATCAGATAATACAGTTTTAATTAATATTTTATAATATCTTTCTGGTTCTAATCCATTCATATATAAGTTAAAATAACTATTTGTTCCATCACAACTAATCTTTGTGTACGTAGTATCGTAATCTATTAATATATCATTTGTCTTTACATCTTGTAAAGCCCAATAAGATGTTTGTGGAAGTGCTTTATTTGTTGTATATAAAGAAGAAGTAGTAAAAGTTCTTACCGGATATTTATCTCTTACATTTATATTAAATTTATATTTTCCGGTTCCGTATTTGTAAGTATCTAAATTATTAGATAGTGTTATTACACTGTCTGTATTATTAATTACAGAAAGACTTCCTGTAGAATATGAACTATCATCCCATTTTATTTCTAATGTTGGAGGATAAATAGTATGGGTATCAACTGAGAAAAAACTTAACCCTATATAACTACCAGAGTTTTGTTCAATAACATTTGGATGTTTTATTAAAAATCCATAATTAGGATATGAACCACTAAACCAAGTGTTAACTATAGAACTAACGTCTACGTTTATATCTTTACTATCAGAATATCCAAATGATTGAGTAACTGCACCATTTGTCCATGAACCGCCACCAGGAGTTAAATAATAAGATCCATTTCCCCATTGATTAGAAGCGGTTATAAATTGATTAGGACTATACCAACAAGCACCATTTCTATTTTCTGGTTCATCTCCAAATTTGCCTGTGCCCATTTGCCAAGACTGAGAAACTTGCCTTACTTCTAAACTGTAAGTTGTATTTAAATTTTCAGCGGTAGCTAAGAATAACCTTAAATTAGTTTTCCAAGATCCAGTAGTAAAAGATTTTAATGTAGCAATATCTACATCTGAAAAAGATATAATTGCTCTTCTTAAATTATCTTGAAGTAAAGGTTCTGATGGTACTGGATCTACAAAATAATTAGATGGATTATCTGAATTTTTAACTGATATTTCTAATATTTCATCAAGACCAGCATTAGCAGCAGGACTACTTGAATATAAAGTAGTATCAGAAGATGCAAATATTTTATATACGGCCATTTTTTATTTTTTTTACATTGTTACTACACGACCTTGAATATCTGTATTAGGATATTTTACTTCAAATATAGAAGGATCTAAAGACGGATATATCACCCCGTTCAAAGTACCAGCTGAGATATCATAAGAATATTTTGAATATCCATCAGCCTCTCCTGTTTTATTTACTATTCTTATATCATTTACAGTTTGAACGCCTTCAACAACATCTAATAAAGCATAAACATCTCCTAATATAATAGGTTCATTTATTTGCCAGTTATTTATATTGAAAAAGTTTTGTAGTGCTAATATGCATCTAGCAATTACATCTTGACTTGTATAATTAGGTCTAATTACAATTTCAAAGTCACATCCTATATTAATTATATAAGCGGGTTTTATATTAACAGCATCTGTCATCATTCTATAATCAGAAAGATATGTCTGTAAATTTTGAAGTAAAGCTGGCGAAGGATTTGCTAAATTATTAGTAGAATTAAGACCTAGTACATATAGACTAACTAAAACTTGATCTTTTTGACTAACGTCTCCTTGCATGTAATTATTAAATGTAGCATCATCTTTAGTTATATATGCTTTAGAAACTTTGCCATATTGAGCAGGCATGCTAAGTGTTCTAGCTAAATAATCTTCTTGAGTTACTGCTCTATATTGAGTAGGAAACTCTGCGGCTATATTCATTCTAAGTTCATCAACAGAATCTCCGTCTCCTCCACCTGAAGCAGGGTCTGCATTATTTACAATCAAAGTATTTTCAAATGAAGAATTTCCTGATAGTGTATAAGAAGTTATTTGAGTTAATTGATTAGAAAGAACATTTGATTTTGCTCCCCCTCCTACTAAATATTGAAAAGTTATCGTAGTATTTTTTGGAGCTAATCCATAAGTTTGTGTTGTTACAAAATTTGTTGGATCAAATGAACTAGATAAAGTGCTAAGACCACCACCTGTTAATCCTACACTTACATTATTAGGATTTGGAAGCACAGATGTATCAGCAACAGAATTAATACCAGGACCAAATTCTATTTCTAATGATCCATCAGATCTAAATCTAGATGTAAACCTTCTAGGTACAGATATTTTCTGTATCATATAAGGAACTTGATTTTGAAATTGATATAGTGAAGGATAATTAGCCGCAGTATTTTCTACAGGTTTTAATATATAATCTTGCGCTAAATAAGGAACCTCATACCAAGTATTACCATCAGAATCTTTTGCATCTAATATTGTAATTATTGAATTATCATTTATAGTAATTGTTGAAAATCTTTGCGGTGCAGAAAAACTAAAATTTTGAGTTTTTACTAATCCTGATATAGCTTGTACAGTTTTTCTTAGTAGATAAGAAGTGGGCACATTTGAACCATTTAAAGTATATACTTCAACTGTAGTAGGATCTAATGAAGAAGAGGCGGCAAAATTAATTTTTTGAGGAACATAAAATGTTACTGAATTATCTACATTTGATCTAACTTGCATTCCTTGTTCTAAAGTAAATGCATAAGTAAAATCTGGTCCAACATCTCCACCACCTATATTAACTGCTGGTATTTGTTGATACACATCAAGATTTACTATAGCAGCAGATGTTATTTTAGGTCTATAACCTAACATATAAGCTAAAGTATATAAATTATTTTTTTGCTTTGAATATTGTAAAAAAGTTTCTTGGATTTGATTATCTAAATAAAATGAAAGAACATCTCCAACATAAGAAGACATATCTATGAACATACTACCTGGACTAGCCTGTGTAAAATCATTATATACAGTAGGATAGTATGCTCTTGCATATTCTATAAGATCTGACTTGAAAGTAGAAAAATCTTTATTTAAATATCTTATGTCAATATTTGTTGCCATTTTTACATATTTTGAACAGTTAATATAACTGAATCATTTTCATTTGAAGTTAATAATCTGTAACTAAATTTTATATTTATAGAATTATAATCAGGGCTAGGAACTACATTTAAATTAACTATTTGTATTTGAGGAAACTGATTTTCCATTTGTGTTCTTATAGATTGTTCTATTTCTTCAAAACTTTGTTCATCTATTTGTTCAAATAATCTAGCTCTAAGTCCGGCTCCAAAAGTTGGATTAAAAACTCTTTCACCAGGATCTGTTAAGAGATAATTTATTATATTATATTTTAATTGATCTTTCGTAGTATATACAGATGAGAATACATTTTCAGCGTCAAAAGGTATTTTTACTCCAATTGCTGTTGAAGGTTTTAAATCTAATGGTGATATTTGTTTTAATCCGTATGCCATTATATTTGTCCTTGCTCTTTAAGTTTTCCCATTAAAGCACTAAAGTCAGGAACTTCATTTATTTGTACTGCATCTAAATTTGAGCTTGGTCTAGCCGTTCCTAGCATTCCTTCTATACTACCAACTTTAACTTCTTTAGGTTGAAAAGCAAGTCCTGGATGCACACTATCAGAGGTCATATTAAAATCCTCATTTAACATAGTTTGGGCGGTATCATTTAAAAATGCTGCCATAGGATTATTTCCTGCAAATTTAATAGGTTTAGGAGTTTGAGTATTTAAAGTTCCAGGTATTTTTGATTTTACCTGCTCCTGTAAGCTTTTTTTAGGATCTGCCATAGGAGTTTTCTTAACCTCACTTAATAGTTTAGGAAGCTCCTCCTTAAGAACCGCTCTAAGCTCTTCTCTAATTAATTTCCTTAATTGGTCTACTTGTCCCATATCTTATAAATATTTTACTTGTAAATTACTGTTTAATTATGTTTGATTTATATTTTGAGTTAGGATCAACTGAATTTAAGTCACTTGTAAGATTTTGATTTTGTTTGGCTAGTGCGCTTCTAACCCTCTTTTTAAGAGCTTTACCTCCTTGGAGATTATCAACAAATGAAGAAATTCCTAATTCTTTATTTTCTTCAAAAATAGATCCTACACCATCCAAATTGGTATCTAAATCTCCTAATGATACTTCATCTTCATCAAGAAATCTTGTAGATTCTAATACTATAGCTAAATCACTAGGTGATAAAGACGGTATATTAGATTTTATTAAACCTTTAGAATATAATAAAAATTTTACCTCATTTATTATTATTAAATCTAAAGATGCAAAAGTAGGATTGGATTGTACCACTACATATCCATTAGTATCTCTTGCAATTCCATATCTTCTTCTAATTGATATTCCTTCATCTACAGTAGATTCTGAAATTATTTCTATATTATAATCTCCTATATTTCTTAATGCTCTTTCTGATCTTGAATTAAATTGATCTAAAAAATTTCTTAGTGGGGTAATAGAATTTTCTAGTGAATTTATTGTATCTTCAATTTCTTTTTTAATTTCTTCTTCTACATTTGAGCAAGCTTCTAAATTATTAAGTATTATATTTAATCTATCTATTATAATTTGCATACCAGCAACAAGAGAAGTTGCAAAAATAGCAATTAAATTTAGAACAAAATTTATTTGTTGAAGTCTTTTTACAAGTTTATCTATTCCTTTTGCTCCAACAACATCTTCATTTATATTAGATAAAAGTGTAGTAACACCAGAAGTTGTATACACATTTGGAATAGGGATACCAAAAAGGAATTTTCTTAGTATATAAAATACCTTTAAAAGTATTAAAAATAAACGTATAAAAACTCTTGAACTATTTATATATGAAACAATTTTTTGGGCAATTGAAGAAACATTTTTAGCTTGTTTTAATAAATTTTTTAAAACAGGTATGATTTTCTCTACTGGTATTTCTCTATTTAATCTAGCTATTTCTTCTTGTATTTGTCCGCCTAAAAGAAAATCAGCATTTGCTAATAATGCAGCAGGAGTATTAATAGCTTGGACAGTAGCACAAATAGCTCTTGTTTTTTCTACTACAGATATAATTTTTTGAACTTCTTCAATAGGAATAGCATTAACACTTCCGTATTTATCAAAATAGCTTAATTTATCTGTAATAAAATTAGAGACTATAGAAACCTCAGGAAATGCTTCTCTTATCTCAGGATCATTTAAAGTGTCTATTAATCCAGTAAAATTATTTCTTATACTTTGAATAAGATTGTATAAGCCTAATCTACTTTCTGGATTATTTGCATCACCATAACTTGCAAAATATCCATCAATTATTTTTTGTATATCAAAAGCTAATTTTTGTAATTGCCATTTTTTTCTAGCTATAGGATCAGAAGGTATTGGATCTGCTGGATTAAAAGGTTTACCTCCAGGTATTTGGTTTATTAAATAATTAATTAAATTACAAAAATCTACTGTTGAAATTCTTTCTAATATATAAATAATTCCTTTATCAAATGCTCTTGTAATTAAATTCCCTTGATCTTCATTTAGTGCATATTTTCCATAAATTATGCCATCTGTTTTACTTTGAGCATTAATTACAAATGTAGCGATTGCTGCAATAGCTTTTTCTAAACCTTTTGCAGATGTAGTATTTATATTTAATTTATCATTTACTAAATTTCTAGTAAGACTCATTTTGTAAAAGTATTTTTAGATAAAAATGAATCGTTTTTTATAACATTTAACATTTTTTCACAAGCCTCGTTTAATTTTTTACCTGCGGAAGCTATTGATTGCATACTAGTACCTATTTCTGATTCAGAGCTTTGTGCTAATAAGATAGAAACGGATTGAAGTTCTTGTACAAAAAGTTTTAATCTTTCATTAAAAAATTTTCCTAATACAAGAGGTTGTTTAGCATTTGGTCCTAAAGTAATTTTTTTACAGTATAATAATATTTCTTGGTTTGCATCTAAATTTATAGTTTTTATAGATGATAAACCAACAGCTTGTTTACCAAAAAGAAAAATTGCATCATTTTTAGAATGCAAAGTAACCCTATCAGCAGATAAAACTATTTGTTCGCCTGCAAAAGGAAATTGAGGATTATATGGAATAGGTGCTGCCATTTTATACGGTTGGGGAATTTTGTGTTGCTATTTTATCTTGAGCATCAGCAGATGTAGCATCAGTAGAAATAGGTTTTGGGAATGTTTTTATAATAGGCCTAGATATTACTTCTTGTTGTTTTTCTTTAAAAGAATTTCTAGGGAAATTATTTATATCCTGTAAAGATATCTGTTGAGTAGAAGTTAAATATATAGAAGCTCCGTCAGAATTAATATCTTCAATTCCTGGATCAAATTTAGAAAGTGACTTTGATGGACCTAATTTATTTACTATTATAGTAATTGGATCTCCTACACTACCTGTAGGTGACCAACTATTATATTCTTTTAATTCAGGTACCGTTGTACTACCTAGTCTTATTGTCTGGCCAAATCTTCCTTGTAAAATAGTATCTCCTTCAAAAGGTTGTAAATTTAAAACATCTTGTTTTTCTAAAAAAGTATAACCAAAAGGTAAATCTGGTAGCTCTATAGGATTTCCAGAATATCCAGGTTGTTGAGAAAATTCTAATAAAAAATTCTGATATTCTTGTAAGTTAGGAAACGCGCCATGATTAGGATGGTTCCAAAGATTATAAGCCGGGAAATAAAAGAACTGCTGGTTTGTTATTTTATCATTGAGTCTTTCAGTAGGGCCAGTTATAATAAAAACAATTTCATTTACTAAAGGATACTGTTTTACAAAATTAAAAATAGGATAAGCAGGTTCTGAAATTTCTTCTGCTCTAGATGTATTAAAATTTGAATATAAAATTTGATATCTTATTTTTCCTATGTCTGCAGGACTATTATAATCTTTATCTATTTCATTAGTCCCTCCTTTATAAGGCCCCATCACTACTTCTTTAACTCTTCCTATTTGGAAATATTGTCCACCAATAGATTCTGGTGCTGTAGGATTATTTTGAAAAAAATTAGTAGCCATTATGCACTAGGTAGTTGTTTAGGATCCTTGATTTTAATAGTAGAAACCTCAGAAAATAGTTGCTCAATATCTTTTTCTGTAAGAATACCAGAATCTTCTGTATCACCTGCTTTTTTATTTTCCGCAGCTTTTTGAAAAAGATTAAGTAGTTTAAGAAGAACCTCATCATTCTTTAAACTAGAGTCTATAAATCCTTTAAGTAGTGGAACAACTACAATAGCATCACCAGGAGTTTCAATCATATCGGCAAGCCTCATGATCTCCTGTTTGATTGTAGAATCTTGATTTTTTTGCTTATCGTATACCTCTTCTACAAGATTGGCAATAGTTTTACCTTTGAATATTTCCTTATCAAGTTCCATGACTTTTTAGAATAAATATTAATAGTCATTGTTTTCAAGATATTGATTGAGGATAGTTCTGTAGATGTTTTTTAGCTTTTTAATTACTTTCGTAATGGTATTTGATTGCGTGTCAGCCATTTCTTTAACATATATAAAAACGGCTTTTTTATTAAAAATATCTATATTTTCCCTCTTTTTGAATATTTCTAGGATAGCATCTGCTACCTTTATTTCATCTGTTTTGTCGAATAGTTCTAATAAATTGTCATCTACGTATTTAATAAAAAGCTCGACCACATCTAGTTTATCTAGCTCTGGTTCTGGTTCTTTTACAAGGATGCTATTTAATAATGCGTCATCATCATTCTGTTCTCCAATATCTGCCTTGGCTACAAGTTTTTTATAATTCTTTTGGTTATATATAATCAAATATCTTTTTGCAATTGTACCAAAATAAGAATAGGCTTTACCTTTAGATTGATCATAAAGGTCTAGTTTTTGAAGGAGGAAAGATATTACTTCATACTTAAGATCCTCTATGTTGTCAACCTCTGTATAGTAGAACTTAAATGTATGAATAATGTTCTCTACTAGCTTATAAAACCCGTAGTGAATATCTTGATTGTAAATTCGATTCCTCTCAGCTTGATTTTTTGCAGCTCTATATCTTAGAATAGCCTCTTCGGTTTCTATTGTAAAGTAGTTATTTTTCGTTTTAGGCTTTCTCTTTCTAGGTTCTCCTTTTTTAGTTAAAAGAACCTCTTCCTCATTTAATAGTATGTCAGTCATATTATTCTTCTATGAATTCGTTAATCCTAGTTTGCATTTGTTTCACATTTTCCATAAGGCTCAAAAACTCAGGATCAGACTGAACCCATAATTTAGAATCAATTTGATTTGCAGCAATGTTAATCTCTTTCATACAGTCTTTGATATTGTCAATAAACAACTGTTGGGTAATTACCATTGATTCTAGTCTTCTATTCTTTTGGAATAAGTTCCAAATTATGTATCCTATTATAGATACAGCCCAAACTATAAGGGCTATAATTCCTATTGTCATAATATATTAATTTTAGTTTGATTCAATTTTACTAGACATCAAATCTGCTTGATGTAGTATATAAGCGATATTAGACCTTAATTCTGTATCTTTATTATAAGTAATATAATATTGTTTATTTGCTTCTTCATATAAACCATCATGTAACCTGATAGCTAGAAACTCATTCTCTGAGACCTGGATACCATACTTCTGAAGTACGAACAAACTTCTTTCTGCAATTCTCATATGAGTTATAGCAGGATTGTAATTAAACATAAGACCTTGATTCTCTCTATGCCATTGTGACTGATTAGGAATGTAAACAGGTTCATCATTTGTACCTAGTTTACCAAGATCATGATTAAGTGCTGAGAAGGCTAGTTCTTCAGTTGTATAATTTTTATTCTGGCCAAATTTATCCCAAACCTTTTCAAATACTAAAGCTGCTTCAGTAACTCTAATAACATGATCTAAATAACCACCAGCAAAAGCATTATGGTGACTTACTTTAGTTGATGCCGGAGAAGTAGCAAGAGTTTCTTCAATATCTTTATACATTTCTAGAAGTTTATCTTTCCTCATTCCAGAAATATATTTGTCAATTAAAGAATAAAACTTGGCTAAATTTTCCGCCATTTGCTCAGGACTTAATTTTTTCATAACTTATTTTTTATTTAGAATTCACTTTCACTATTTATTAAGACTTCAATTTCTTCTATTTTAGATTTTATTCTATCTAAATGAAAATTAATTTCATCTTGTGATCTAGCAGTAGATACTAAAGCTCTTTGGGAATTTATCAAATTATTTAATTCGAATATTTTCCTTAATATTAATTGTTTATATTTCATACTATAAATTTACAACTTTATTGTATACTCTATCAATTGATCTATAGAGTGAAATGCTTTACCTTTAATTTTATCATTAAATATAATTTTTTTATTTATATCTTCATATATATTTGCTATATAAATTATTTCTTCTATAAAGTTAGTATTTATCATTTTTAATACTATAGGATAGTTAGAGCATCCTATTAAATCTTCAATAGAATCACAAAGTTCCGTATCCGATTTACAAACTTCATAATCGTAATGAATATAGTTTCTACCTAATTCTTGCTTTAGTTTTTCACACTTACTACAACCTTCTAGTAATAATAATTTAATCTTGTTCATAAAATTCTTTATCTATTTTTTGCATTATTTGATACCACGTCATTTTTTCTTCGTCTTTCATAGTATCAAATGTCATCGATAAGTAAATATATAGTGCATTTAATTGCTCTTCTGTTATTTTATCTCCTTCTATTTGAAAATCTTCTACTTGCATAATAGCTAGTTTAAAGGTATTTAGCCTTTTTTTAGAGTGTAATTGACTTTGTTTTTCATCTGTAGCTTATATCTAAAATCCTTTAGCGGACTAAACCGTCGGATATGGCCGATATTATTTTAGGCTTTCACTACCAACTATTTTTGTATACCTGAAGCATATATTGGTCTTTACTCCTGGTAGTCGTGTTGCTTACTCATTCTAAAACTCACTCATGGAATTTAACCAAGCTATGGCATAGAGCCTGAGTATACGACATTAGTTTTACCAATATACAACAAATATTTGAAACAGAAAAATTTTTTTTAATAAATATTTTTTTATGTCATTTTTTTGTCTTATATTTGATAAATGGACAAAGAGTTACTCGTATTAGGATTATTAGAAACAGTTCTTGGTAAAGGAAAAGGATCTAAAACCACTATGGATTATGCATTCTATTGCCCAGTTTGTAAGCATCATAATCCTAAGTTAATAGTGAATATTAAGTCTGGACAATATAATTGTTGGACTTGTCACCCTGCTACTAAAGGCAAAACACCAGTGTCGCTATTAAAAAAAGTAGATGCTCCTACTGAAAAAATTATCGAAATGAAAAACTATTTTCAAGGAGATAATACAAAGATTGATACTACTAAACCAAATAAAGTAACCCTACCGGAAGAATTCATTTCATTATATAATCCAGATAAATCTCTTGAGTGTAGACATGCTTTAGCCTATTTAAAGAAAAGAAACATTTCTATTAAAGATATACAAAAGTATAATATTGGATACTGTAAAACAGGAAGATACAGAAATAGAATTATAGTGCCTTCATATGATAAAGATGGAAATGTAAATTATTTTATTGCTAGATCATTTGAACCTGATCCTTCTCGTAAATATGATGCTCCTAGTTGTAATAAAACAGAACTTATAGGTCTAGAGTATTTTATTAATTGGTCTATTCCTGTTATATTATGTGAAGGTATTTTTGATGCTATTGCAATTAAACGTAATGCTATTCCTTTATTTGGTAAAACTATTCCTCAGTCACTCATGATGAAATTAGTAGAATCTGAAGTAAAAACAGTATATTTGGCATTAGACAAAGATGCTCTTAAAGAAGCACTAGATTATTCACAAAATCTTCTTAATTTAGGTAAAGAAGTTTATTTAATAGAATTAGAAGGTAAAGATCCTTCTGACCTTGGTTTTAATAATATGACCAAGTTATTACATACTGCGAAGCCACTGTCTTTCGGAGACCTGCTTCTCAAAAAAATACAACTAATATGATCGAACAAAACAAGAATGTCTATCGAGACAAGTTCTTAAAAAGAATCGTTGAAACAGATCCTGAACTTAGACAAATTACATTACATGATTCTAGATATTATCAAAGATCGCCTGGGGTTTTTTATCCGTCTGTTACCACAATTCTTGGTTACTTTCCGAAAGGTGCTTTTTTCGAAACTTGGATTAAAGACATGGGCCATAATGCTGATATTGTTATGCGTCGCGCTGGCGATGAGGGAACTCAAGTCCACAATGCCGTAGAAAAATTCTTAAAGGGTGAAGAAATTAGATGGATTGAACCTGATGGTAAAGTTAATTATCATACACATGTATGGAAAATGATTTTAAGTTTTACAGACTTCTGGACAACCTACAAACCAACTCTTTTACTATCAGAAGAATTCATGTTTAGTGACACCTACAAATATTCTGGTACTTTAGATCTATTGGTAGATATTAAAGGAGAAAAGTGGTTATTAGATATCAAAACATCAAACTCAGTTCATGAAAGCTACTACTTACAAATGTCAGCCTACACTAAAGCTTATGAAGAAAGATACCTCCAAAAAGTGGATCGTAACGGTATCATATGGCTTAAATCTTCTAAAAGAGGGGCAGATAAGGCAGGCAAAAAAATGCAAGGTGCAGGTTGGGAAATAATTGAAGGAAAGAAGACAGTTGACGAGTACTTTAGTATGTTCTTGCATACCTATGAGACTTATAAGATTATGCATCCTGAGTCTGAGATTGAATTACTTACTCTGCCTAATACCGTTAAACTTACAGATTAATATTTATTAGTAGTATGATTAAGCTACTAGATTTATTAAAAGAACAACCTGAAAATGGTAGTAAGGCTATTGTTATGGCTGGCGGAGCAGGTGCAGGCAAGTCCAGTGTAGTTAGGCAATTACAACCAGATCTTCAAAAAGCAGGCTGGGAAGAACTAAATGCAGACAAGTATGTAGAAGACAAAGATAGTCCTATGTATAATAGTCTGGGCAAAGCTTCTAGTTATATCGAGAAAGTTGATCTTCCTAATGCAATAAAATCAGGAAAAAACTTTCTTTACGATACTACAGGAACAAATGTAGAAAGAGTGAAGGGTATAGAATCTGCTGGATACGATGTAATGATGATTATGGTCTACACCAATCCAGTAGTTAGCTTCTTAAGAAACTTTAAGAGAGAAAGAAAGGTACCAACAGTTGGAGTATTGTCAAGTTGGAATAACGTATATAAAAATATCTCTACATATAAAAGTATGTTTGGAGATAATTTTTTACTAGTTCAAACTGATGTAAGTCCTGCTGAAAAGAAAATGGTAGACGCTTTTATGAAAGCCTACAATTCTGGTAAATTAAAAGAATTCTTTTCTGAGCTATTATCTTCTGGACAATTTACTTCTACCTTTAGAAAAGATCCCGCCAAGGAAAAATCACCTGAGGAGAAAGCAAAATCTAAAGAGTTAGTGGATAAACAAATAGACATCTTATCAGGACAATTTGAAGATATAGAAAAGCAAGTTGAGTCTTTAAAAGATGATAGTATTGAAAATGTTGTGTCTAAAGCAAAATCATTTATTAAGTCATGATTAACTTCGAACAACTAGGAAGACAGATAGCAGAGGATATATTAAAAGAAGCATCTCCAGATGTAGGCCCTTGTTTTTACCCTGGTAAATTTAAGCCTCCTCATAAAGGACATTTTGAAGCTGCAAAGTATTTAGCATCACTAAATTATATTAATAAGGTATATGTTGTTATATCTAATGTTACTAAGTACGGTATAACTCCTGAAGATTCTCTTTATATTTGGCAAGAATATTTAAAAGCAGAACCTAATCCTAAAATAGAAGTATCAATATCTAAAGAGTCAACACCTATAAAAGATATCTTTTCTTTTATGGCAGAGAACCCAGATATTGATCCAGTTTATGTTGCATCAGGTGAAGAAGAACAAACAGAATTAGGATATTTTGATTCTATACAAAAAAGATTCCCTAATAAAATAAGACCTCAAATTATACCTGCACAATTTGGTAGAATATCTGCAACTCAAATGAGAGCTACAATTAAAGATGGTAACTTTGAAGAGTTTGTTAAGTTTATCCCAGACTCAGCATATAATAAGGGAGTAGCTAAAGATGTATTTGGAAGATTATTGAAAATAATGAAATGACACCAGAACAAAGACAAGAAATAATAGAGGATTTTATACAGTTTGTAAAAAATAAACTTGATATAGATAAACTTCCTACAATTAGGTTTTTAAATGATCGTGAATGGGCTACTGAAAAAAGAAGTTTTGGACAATATGATCCAAATCAAAAACATTTAGATGTTTATATAGGTAATAGAAATCTAGCAGACATACTTAGAACTTTATGTCATGAATTAGTTCATCATAAACAAAATGAATTAGGTAAATTATATGCAGATGCAGGCAAAACCGGTTCTAATATAGAGAATCAAGCAAATGCACTAGCTGGTATGATGATGAGAGATTATGGTAAGAGTAATGATCTTATTTACGAATCTCTTCTACCTAGCTTAAAACAAATATATGAAGTAGAACAAACTGGAGGTATTCAAATCTATTGTGATATGGATGGAGTTCTATGTGATTTTGATGAAAGATTTGAACACTTTTATGGAGTTCAACCTAGAGAATATTATACAGAAAAAGGTTCTAAAGCATTTGAAGTTGCAGTAAATGAAGCTGGTATTGACTTCTGGGCCAAAATGAATTGGATGCCTGGAGGTAAAGAATTATGGTCTATTATAGGAAAATATAAACCGTATATTTTAACTAGTCCTAGTAAATTTGAGTTTGCTAAAGAAGGAAAAAAAATGTGGATAGAAAATAATTTAAATCCTCAACCTAAAAAAATTCTATTTGCTCAAACAGGAGATAAGCATTCTATGATGACAGCTGATCCTAAGAACTCTATGCTAATAGATGATTATTGGCCGAATCTTGCTCCTTGGAAAGCATTAGGCGGGATTGCAATAATGCATAAAGATATTAATAAAACAAAAGATATATTAAGTAAATTTAGAATAAAATAGTTATGTTACCAAAAGATTCTACTCTAAAAAAAGAATTCAAACAAAAAGACGTTCAAAGAATGAGAAACATTATCACTGGTAAAACTGGTGATAAAACTCAAATACTCGGAGGTTGGGAAAATAAAATAGAGGAGCACAAAGAGGGTGATACTTGGGAAGAGGATGGAAAGAAGTGGACCATTAAGAATGGTATAAAACAATCTATTACCAAGCTAGATAAATTCAAACACTTAGTATCTTTACCTCTTACGTGTCCTAGTTGTAAGAAGCCTATGAAGGCAAATGAATTAAATAAGAAGATGTACTCTGTACATAAAATGTGTTTGAACTGTGTTGTTGATATGGAGGCTAAACTAAAGCTTGAAGGAAAGTATGAGGAATATGAGAAGAATATTCTTAATATGAATAAGAATGCTAGTCTTGAAGAATTTGAACAGGCCTTGGATTCATGGCTTGAGGAAAAAGACACATTTGTAACTGAACAAGGAGATGTAGAAAATTGGCATGGTGGAGACAAATCTCAGTTATATAAACAGCTTAAAGAAAAGATAGAGGAGTTTAGGAAAACAGATATTTATTAGTAAATCTATATAGTATGCCAGCAGCATCTAAACAACAACAAAAATTAATGGGTATAGTTCATGCCCTTCAAAAAGGAGATATAAAACCTTCACAAGCATCAGGAAAAGCAAAAGAAATGGCTAAATCAATGAAAAAAGGCGATGTAAAAGACTTCGCTGCAACTAAACATAAAGGCCTTCCTAAAAAAGTTAAGAAAGAAAATATGGGAGTAGCCTCTATGTATATAGTACGCAAACCTAATGCAGATATGAATGAATCAGATTTAGTATTAGAATTAAATCCACTTGAAGGAATTCAACCTTTAAATATAGGTATGGAAGATGTGCATTCTGTACATGTAAATGCTGAAGAAGCACAAGCAATTGCTGCTGAAGCTTATAAGTCTTGTATGGATGAAGCTTTACAACTTGAAGAAAAGAAAGGAAAAGTTGGAGACAAATTAAAAAAGACTATCGATCATCTTGAAAAAAAGCGTAAAGAGCACGTTGATATGGCTAAAGAAGATCCTAAAAATGCTTCTAAACACAAAGAACATATTGCCAAGATTGCTACACAAATAGATGATCTTATGAGTAAGATGGAAAAGATTGAGAAGAGCAAAAAGAATGTTGAGAAAGTAGAAGACAAGAAAGAAGAGAAAAAAGAAAAATAATGGAGGCTTTAGGTTTATTTCTTGGAACATTAATGCAGTCTAGAAATCAGGCTCACATTTATCATTTACAAATCCAAGGCCCAGGCTCTTTTGCGGCTCATAAAGCTTTACAAGAATACTATGAAGATATAGTACCTTTAATAGATGGAATTGCAGAAGGATTGCAAGGTCGTTATGGGATTATAACAGGTTATAAAATGCCTGAAGCTATTCGTGAAGATAATAATCCTAAAATGTATTTTGAAGGACTTTCTAAGTTTGTAGAAATGATTAGGCAAGATATTCCTCAAGATTCTTATATTCAAAATGAAGTTGATACTGTAGTTAAACTAATAGAAGATACTAAGTATAAACTTAAATTCTTACAGTAATGGATAAAGCTTTATTATCTCAAATAAAAAAAGGTATTGAAGTTGAAATGGAGCATACTGATGATCCTAAAATAGCTTTAAAAATAGCTTTAGATCATATTAAAGAAGATCCTAAATACTATGATAAATTAATTAAAGCAGGACTTGAAGAACTAAATGAAGGAGAATTTTGTCCTCAATGTTTAGCGCAATATATAAAAGATCATATTAATATACTTCATGAAGCAGAATATAAAGGTAGAAAAGTGCAATTAGGAAAACCAATGGCTGGTGATGTTAAAAAGTTTAAGGTGTATGTTAAGAATGCTAAAGGAAACGTTGTTAAAGTAAACTTTGGCCAGAAAGGAGTAAAAATAAAAAAAGGTAATCCTAAAAGAAGAAAAAGTTTTAGAGCAAGACATCATTGTGATACTAATCCTGGACCAAGATGGAAAGCAAGATATTGGTCATGTAGGAAGTGGTAAATGAATTATGCTAAATTATAATATAGAATCTTTTAAGTGTTTAGTTAGACAATCTTATTTTACAAAAGACAAAAAAGACGATAATATATTTCATAATTGTTACGCCTTTGGAGTTCAATCTGTAGATGCTAAGATACTAACTTTCCATGTAATGACAGACTACGGGATGCTTAGATCTAGAGTTCCTATGTCTGAAATATATTTAAAACCTCCCACTAAAGATATACCTTACTATTTTAAACAATTATGGGATTGTTTTGGTTCAGATGCCGCAGTTATAAAATATGACTTCCTAAAAGACAAAAGATGCAAAGTTATTCTTAGAGATAAAACTACGGTCTGGGCTACATACTTAATGACCATAGATTGGCAGAATAATACTTATTCAAATGAACCATCAGACTACAAATGCGGCCATATTTTAGTAGCAGATGATGGTTATTTACTTTGTATGCCTAATAATAGGATATACTGGAAGGATTCTAACTGGATAACAAAAGACTTTCCTATTGATCCAAAAATGATTAAAGTAGATACGGAACTATTAAATGTAGAATCTGTTTCTGATAGGTGGGTATCCGAAGACTCAGACTCCTATTACTATGATATAAATCAAAGTGGAAATTAAGATATTTATATTCATATGACAAAGCTTCTAGATATTTTAAAGGAAATTAAAGAGTCTTTCATAGATTTTGCAGAAACAAGAATGAAGGGTGCTGAGAAGATTGCAAACAACGCAAAGGAAAAAGGCGGCCTATCTATGCTTACTTATAACCACTTTATAGTTAAGCTTCCTTATTATAAGAAAGCTAAACAAGGTGAGTTTAATATAGAAGAAGCTAAAAAAGAATATGATAAAACGTATAAAAGCATATCTTTGAATATGACTCAAACAGAATTTCAAAGAGAGGTTGGTAGACTAGAAGTATTAGGTGAACTAATAATTAGAAATAAATGATCAAGCTTAAAGATATATTGAATGAAGTTATCTCAGAAATGGGAGTAATGACAATACAACCTATTCTAGATTTATATGATCAAAATCCTGAATTAGTATCTAAAGTAGTATTCCCTTATCACAAACTAAGATCTAAAGAAGATGTACAAGAGGAACTTTTAGGGATGGAATATGAAGAGTTTGATTTAATAAGAAGAGAATTAGATTTAAATCCTTTAGAAGAAGCTTGTTGGAAAGGATACAGACAAAAAGGATTAAAAAAGAAAGGGAACAGAATGGTTCCTAATTGTGTTAGAGTAAGTGAAGCAAAAAAGAAAGGTAAAGTTAATCCTGCATATCTTACTAAAGATGCAGCAGCAATGAAGAAAGAAATTGATAGAGTAAAGAAATTAAAGTCTGATGATCCTTCTGCGTATGGTAAATGGGATGCAGATTATTCAGATAAGGCTAAGACTAAAAAATATAAAACTAAGAAAAGTGCTGCAACTTCTGCGTATGAAAAAAGGTTTGGTAAAAAAGAAAAATAATGAAGCTACAAAAACTATTACAACAATTAGTTGAAGAAAGATTAAAGTTTCACCATTCAAACGCACCAGATGCAAAAGGTAGGTTTAAAGAGTTGCCAGCAGAAAAGTTAGCTAATTGGTTAATTAAAACAAGAAAAGGTAACATGAGTAAAATAACTGGCTCATTAAACCAACAAGCAAATTTTAACCGTAAAGACGATCCTGCTTATGCAAGGAAAATGGATAGAACTAGAGAAATAGTTAAAAACAAACTAGATAAAAAGAAAAAGAAATGATAAATAAATTAGATATATTAAAGCAAATACTCATGCTTGAGTACGATGCTGAAGTAGAAAAAGCATTAGCAAATAAAGCCAAGTCTACTGGTATATCTAAAACTATACTTAAAAGCGTTTATGCTAAAGGTTTAGCGGCTTGGAAAACAGGACATCGCCCTGGAGTTGGACAGCATCAATGGGCAATGGGTAGAGTTAATTCATTTGTAACAGGTAAAGGTGGAGCAAGAAAAGTAGATAAAAAGTTATGGAAAAAAGCAAGTAAATCTAAAAAGAAAAAGTAATGTGCCCAGCCTGTTGGACTGCTATGATATTAAATGCATTAGCATGGATTTCTGGTGCATTAGGATTAGCTGGTGTTTATAGTTGGTTAAAATTAAGATATAATATTTATATACATAAAGGTTGTAAATGTAATAAATGTAAACAAAGACAAAATAATACAAATGAATAGTATTTCATTCTTTAAAGCTCTTTTAATGAAAGAGTTGAACGAAAAAGATCTTCCTGGAAATCAAGAAAAAATAGCACAAGCTGCTGAACCTAAAGACAAAATTACTGGTGCAGACTTTGCTGCACTTCGTGCAAAAAAAGATGTAAAAAAAGAAGGTGAAGACCATGAAGTATCAATGGCACAAAATAGTCTTAAGTCTATTATAAGCTCAGCAAGTCAATTAATGAATATGTTAGGCCAAGATGAAAAAGACATCCCAGCTTGGATCCAAGATCACATTACTAATGCAGAGAACTTTATTAATCAAGCTTCAAAAAACTACCATGAATATCATAATAGTGAACATGATATGGATGAATTACCAAACGGTACAATTGAAGAACCTGCAGGCGATGCAGAAGATTTAGATATGAAACTTCAATCTATGATGGAAGTCAAGTCTATTAGTCTTAAAGATTTTTCTAAAAATTTACAGCTATATAAAAAAGAAAACATCACCAAATCTCAACTTATTACCTCTTATAATAAGTTAAGTGCAAAAGATCAAGATAAAGCTAAGGAGCTTGCTAAAGATCTTGATGTATTACCTATTCCAAAAAAGATTAACGAAACGTCTCTTAAATCTATGATGGAAAGTGTTATAAAGCTTAAAAAAGCAAAATAAATAATGCCAGTGAGTAACCAAGACATATTAAAAACAATACTCTTACAAGAATTAGATAGGATGGAACCTGAACAATCAACGTTTGAGGATGATCCTATGCAGTTTATATTAAAGAAGTATGTAGGACTTAAGAATACTCTTGAGTATCTTATGACTCCTTCATTTGAAGAATATATTACTGGTATATATGTAGTTGCTCCTAAGCCGACTACATTTAAAATTGTTCTACATAATGGGCAATTCTTTTTCTTGCAGTTTATGGGCAAAGCCTATGAAGCAACTGTTGAAGGAAAGAAGTATTATTTAATGTCTATTGGTGAGAAAGAAAGATGTATGGTTGCTATATCAAGACTTCTTAGGTTTGGTAATCCTTTAAAGACCAAAGGCCCAGATGGAGCAGAGCAAGGCACTAGAGATTCAGAAGGACCTGCAGAAGAAGCAGGACCAACACCTCCAGCGGAAACTAGTACAGAAGAAGGCGGAGGAGAAGAATTAACAGAATCTAGAATATTAGAAGCTATATTAAAAGAAGCAGATACAGGTGAGGCGACCCTTTTTGAATCGGCTTTAGTATACGCTTGGTATTTAGTTAACGGATTAAAAGTACCACCTGATGCAATTTTACCAGAAGAATTAGATAAACTTAAGTCTAATAAAAAAATGCTAGAAAAAGCAAAGAATGTAATAATAGAATTAAAACTTCAAACAGGTAAATCTGCTAGAGCAACAGGAAGAAGCGGTGAAAAAGCAACATTAACCGATTTTTGGAAAAATCAAGGAGCTGTTAATACAACTCCAAAAACTGATGTAATATTAGGAAATAAAAAAATATCAGTAAAAGTAGGAAATTCTCAATTAATGTCAGGAGGTAAAAATGAGTCTTTAGCAACATTTTATGCCGCGGCTAAAAAAGTTCCTGGAATACTAAATACAAAAGAAGCAAAAGAAGTCCTAAACACATTTGATAAATTTGTTGAGGTAGGATATACAAAATCTGGAGGAGTAGAAGCGGGTTTAAAATCAGGAAAAGACAAGATATTAGCGGCTGGTGATAAAGCGCATAAAGAAATGGCTGAAAAGTTAGAGTCTTTATTTACTAAAAGTCCTGAATTTAAAATTGCATTTGCAAAAGAAGCAATGTCTGGATATGAAAAATTTGGGGCAGGTAGTCCTGCGTCTGCTGATTATGTACTATCTGTAAGTAGTGATTTATCTAATCCTAAATTGCACTCTACTCAAAATGATGCGTATGCTTCAAAAATAGCAGATCAAATGAAATTGACTGTTAGATTTAAATCTTCTTCTGAAAAATTAAAAGGAGAAAAAACTGGAAGATATAGATTTTGGAGTGTGGTATCTTTAATATCAGATCCAACTAAACTTAAAGAAGGAATAACAGATACTATTAAATCTTATATTGATAAAGTAAAAGATTTTATGGATAATGGAATTTATTCTCTCACTAAATTTTTATTTGGAGATACCCTGACAGATGATGATATTTCAGTAAATGATACTATAGACTTTAGTTAATATCTCTTAATTATTTTTTGTATATTAGCCATAAATTAATAACATGGCAAAAAAAGATACGATCTATAGAACAATAAAGACTATAGAAGGGACAACAATTCACATTTACGAAGACGAAAAAGGTGTTACAAAACCTCACTGTGCTACAGGACCAGCCATCCTTTATGGAAAAGGACATAATAAGCAGGACGAATACTATTTGTTTGGAGTTAAATACGATTATGACAGATGGTTAGAATTATCTAGACCTTTAAGGAAAGCTACTACTAAAGAAGATTTTGTTGATTGATAAATATTTATAAGTAAATGTACGACCATGTCATTTAACTTAGAAAAGTATTTAGTCGAAAACAATCTTACCATAATTTCTAGAATTAGAGAAGAGGAAGATATGGAGGCAGAACCTTCAAAAGATGATCTTAAACAATCTGAAAAGGATTTTAGATCAATAGACAAAAAGAAAAAAGAGCTAGCCAATCTTCAACAACAAGTAAAAACTATCCTTGCAAAATATACAGAAAGAGGACCTGATGGTAATCTTAAACTTAAAGATGTAGCTGGATATAAGAATGCTGTTGGAAATATTCCTGATAGAATTAAGCTTCTTAAAGCTCAAATAGATAAAGTAGAAAACCCTAAATTAGATCCAGATGAAGAAGACAATTAGTATTATAGTAATATGCCTTTTAGCTTTAATAGCAGTATGGTATGTATTCATTTATAAAGCACCTAAATTTGATACTAAGCCATTTGAACAAAAGATTGATTCATTACAACATAATATAGATTCTGTACAAATAGAAAATACTCATTTAGAAGGAGCTATCAGTGTATTAGAACAAGATAATGGATACTTGGTAGTTAAAGTAGGTAAATTAAATGAAAAAGTCTTAGATTTAAAAGGAGATCTTAAAGATGCAAAAGACGCATTAAAATATACTCCTACTCAAGTAGATAGTTTTTTTATAGCTAAGTATTCTAATGAATATATTTTAGTTTCTAAAGATACTACCCAACTTCCTCTAGAAGTAAGTAAAGCAATTGTTGTTGATCTTCAAGAAGGAGAAACAAATGAAAAGTTAGTAGTAGCACAAGATAGTGTTATAGTTACTTTAGACCAATCTCTTAAGAATCGTGAAGAAGTTATAGTTAAATTAAGAGATAAAGAAGCTAATTATATTCAAATAGATAAAGATAAATCAAGTCAAATTGACAACTATAAAATACAAGTTGACGGTTTGAAAACAGAAGTAAAAAAAGCTGATCGCAAACTTAAATTTGGTAGATTCCAAAAAGTAGCACTAGGTGCTGCGATCATAGGTTTATTAATTGTAAAATAATGTCTGATAACCAGATATCGATAAAAGAAAAGATTAAAGAAGAGTTTGTCAAATGCGCGACAGATCCTGTATACTTCATGAAGAAGTACTATATGATCCAGCACCCGCAAAGAGGTAGACAATTTTTTAATCTTTATCCGTTTCAAGAAAAGGTTCTTAAACTGTTTCAGAAACATGACTATTCAATCATAAATAAGTCAAGACAGTTAGGTATATCTACCTTAGTATCTGCTTACTCATTATGGTTAATGCTCTTTAATAAAGATAAAAACGTTCTTGTTATTGCTACTAAGCAAGATACTGCCAAGAATATGGTAACTAAAGTAAGATTTGCTTACCAAAACTTACCAAGTTGGCTTAAAATAGGAACAGCTGAAGATAATAGACTTAGTCTAAAATTAGTAAATGGTTCTCAAGTAAAAGCAGTATCTGCCGCTGGTGATGCTGGCCGTTCTGAAGCTGTATCTCTACTAGTTATAGATGAGGCTGCGTTCATTGATCGTATTGAAGAAATATTTACTGCTGCTCAACAAACATTGGCAACAGGTGGTGGTTGTATAGCTTTATCTACTCCTAATGGTGTAGGTAATTGGTTTCATAAAACATATACGTCTGCCCAAGAAGAAAAGAACAGGTTTTTACCAATCTCTCTTCCTTGGACAGTTCACCCTGAACGTAATCAAGATTGGAGAGACGAGCAAGATACAATATTAGGTAAGCGTAATGCTGCTCAAGAGTGTGATTGTGATTTCGCCACGTCAGGTAATACAGTTATAGAACCAGATATATTGAATTGGTATGAGCAGAATATGATCTCAGAACCAATAGAAAGGCGTGGTTTAGATAAAGCATTATGGTTATGGGAATATCCCGATCCAATGAAATACTATGCCTTGGTTGCTGACGTTGCACGTGGTGATGGTAAAGACTACTCTTCTTTTCATGTTATAGATATAGAATCTGTAACTCAAGTAGCAGAGTATAAGTCACAAATAGATACTAGAGATTATGCTAATATAATATTAAGTGTTGCATCTGAATATAATAATGCACTAGTTGTAATTGAGAATGCTAATATAGGTTGGGATGTAATTCAAACAGTATTAGAGAGGGGTTATAACAATGTACATTATAGTTATAAGCAAGATCAAAACATGGACTTTACTAAGTATGTAGATAGATTTAATACTCAAACTGGTTTAGTTCCTGGCTTTAGTACAACAGAAAAAACTAGGCCTTTGGTTATAGAAAAGATGAGAGACTTTGTAGAGACTAAATTAGCAAACATAAAGTCAATAAGACTTTTAGAAGAGTTAAGAGTCTTTATTTGGAAAAATGGTAAAGCACAAGCAATGCAGAGTTATAATGATGACTTAGTTATGTCTTTTGCTATCGCAATGTATTTAAGAGAAACAAGTCTTAGATATAGAAAGACAGCAGAAAATTTAACTTATGCAGCATTAAATAGTTTTACTAGAACTCAAGATAACAGTATTAGTTATAATGCTAATAATCAATATAATCAAAATCCTTGGATTATGAATGTTAATACTCCAATGGGTGGCGAAACACAAGATTTAACTTGGTTAATTTAATAATATGGCAGAACAACAACCGCAAAAACAAAACAATTTATTCTCTACCTTAAGACGTCTGTTTTCTACAGATGTTATCATTCGTAATGAAGGCGGAGATATGCTTAAAGTAATTGACACAGATACTATACAAAGATCTGGCGTTATTCAAACTAACTCTTTAATTGATAGATTCAATAAGGTATATACTACATCAACAGCTTATGGTGTGAACCTTAACTTAGCGCAGAACTATCAATCCGCAAGGGTTCAAATATATGCAGACTATGATGCTATGGACACAGATGCTATTTGTTGTTCAGCATTGGATATTGTAGCAGACGAATGTACACTTAAAAATGAACAAGGTGAAGTATTACAAATTAGATCTTCTGACGAAAACATTCAGAAACTCCTCTACAATTTATTTTATTCTGTACTTAATATTGAATTTAATCTTTGGTCTTGGGTTCGTAACATGGCTAAATACGGCGACTTCTACCTCAAATTAGAGATAGCAGAAAACTACGGTGTTTATAATGTAATTCCTTTCTCAGCGTATAATATTATTCGTGAAGAAGGATACAATCCAGAAAACCCACAAGAGGTAAGATTTAAGTATGATCCAAATGCAACTCTAGCTTCATCTACAGGATATAGTTCACAAAAGAACAATGATACCGGTATTTGGTTTGACAACTTTGAAATGGCGCACTTCAGATTAACTGGAGACGTTAACTATCTTCCTTATGGTAGATCTTATTTAGAGCCTGCTCGTAAGTTATTTAAGCAGTATGTGTTGATTGAAGATGCAATGTTGATTCATCGTATAGTAAGAGCTCCTGAAAGAAGAATTTTCTATGTAAATGTAGGAGCAATTCCTCCAGGTGAAGTAGATAATTACATGCAGAAGATGATTCAAAAGATGAAGAAAACTCCTTTGATTGATCCAAATACAGGTAATTATAACCTCAAATACAACCAGCAAAACTTATTAGAAGACTTCTTTATCCCTGTAAGAGGTAATGATACTTCTACTAAGATAGATACTGCAAAAGGCCTTGATTATAATGGTATTGAAGACGTAGCTTACTTCCGTGAGAAGTTATTTGCGGCTCTTAAAATACCTAAAGCTTTCATGGGATACGAAAAAGATCTAACTGGTAAAGCTACACTTGCTGCAGAAGATATTCGTTTTGCTAGAACTATTGAAAGATTACAAAGAATTATAATTAGTGAGTTGACTAAGATTGCCTTAGTTCACTTATATGCTCATGGATATACTAATGAGTCTGCTGCTAACTTTAGCCTTTCATTGACTAATCCTTCTATTATTTACGATCAAGAAAGGATAGCACTATTTAAAGAAAAGATTGATTTGGCTAAACAAGCAATGGAAGGATCACTCTTACCTAGAGATTTTATCTATGATAAAATATTCCACTTCTCTGAAGATCAATATGCTGAGCTTGAAGATATGATCATTGAAGATAAGAAGAGGGAATTTAGGTATGCACAAATACAAGAAGAAGGTAATGATCCAGCAGAATCAGGTCAGGCATACGGAACACCTCATCAGATAGCTAGTCTATATGGAGGTAAAGAAGATTCTATGTTAAATGTACCTTATGGATACGATGAAAATAAGCCAGGGCGTCCTAAATCTGTAACTTCTATTATTGGCACTGATAATTCTAGATTTGGCAGAGATCCAATTGGTCAAGCAGCCTATAGTAAGGATGCTGAGACTGGAGAAAATAATATGAAGCCAAACTATAAAGGAGGAAGCCCATTAGCATTAGAAGGGACTATGGCAGAATATTTAAAAAATAAAAATGCTTTGAATGCAATGACAAAGAAACACCAAAGAAAGGTTAATTTGTTTGAGCAACCAGATCTTTTAAGTGAAGACAATATAATTAATGGTTTAGATTAAATATTTAGATATTTATTACTAGCGGACTCGTAAAAAAACTATGGCAATAAAACATTCCAAATATCGCAATACTGGTATTTTATTTGAACTACTAGTTAGACAGACCACTTCAGACCTTTTGAATAATCAAGATTCAAAATCTGTTAAGATACTTAAAAAGTATTTTACAAATACAGAACTAGGTAAAGAATATGGTCTCTATAGCGCTTTCTCAACTAGCCCTAAATTAACAGAATCTAAAGCTGAAATATTAATTTCTACTCTTATTGAGCAATATAAAAAACTTGATTATGAAAAGATAAACAAGTTAAAATATAATTTGATAAAAGAAATTAAGCAGAATTACGACCTAGATAATTTCTTTAAGGCTAAAATAGATAACTACAAGCCTTATGCTTCAATTTATACTATTCTTGAGTCTCAAAACTCAAAAACATCAGATACTAAACAGTTGATTGTAAATAAGATCAATCTTCTTGAACACTTAACAAAACAAGATCTTTCTGACTCAAAAGCTCCTAAGTCTATAGTAGAGGATCTTATGAAAGAAGACAAAGAGATCAGACTTTTAGCATACAAATTGATGGTTGAGAAGTTCAACAACAAGTATCAAGATATGTCTGAAAAGCAAAAAGAGGTATTGAAAGAATATATTACAAATATTTCTGATACAAAGAATCTTAAAGTATATTTAAATAGTCAGTTAGATCAAATACAAAAAGAATTAACTGAATTGAAAGAGTCTTCAAAAGACCAGGTTGTTAAAATCAAATTAGAAGAAGTATTAAAATTTGTAACTCCTATTAAAGATAATCAGTCTATTAAAGACGAGACCATAACAGGAATATTACAATATTTTGATTTGATTGAAGAGTTAAAAAACAACCAATAATGTCTAATTTCAACAATCAATTTGCTACTCAAAAACTACGTCAGGAAATGTCTGTGACTGGTACTGGAGCAACTTTTACTCCTGGAACCGGTGAACAAATGGCTACTAATAAGGCATTCAAAAAGAAAGTAAAAAAAGAAGAAAAAGATGTTGAACCTAAATTGGCTGCGGGTAAAGCTAATGTATATATGAAAAACAAATGGGGTTGGAAAGATGCTCCATCTGTTCCTAATCGTCCATCAAAAGGTGGTTTTATCTATAAACAATTATTTGAAGAACTAAGTGATTTTGTTAAAGAGAACAAACTCAATATAAAAGATATTCGTAGCTTTAACTACTATATTAGTAAAGTAGGAGAGGCAATTAGACAGATGAGAGATGAAAATAGTGAAGAATTATATAAGGCTCTTGAATCTTTAAGATTTCAAACAGACTTAATGTCTGCTGTAAATATTCTTGATGATTTAAAAGTAAAGATTGAAAATCATCCAAAAGTAGATAGGATAACTAAAATAGATGCTTTAAAAGCTATCGAAGATATCAGAAATGAGTATGAACCTGAAGAACAAGATGATGATGAAGATAGCTACGATTGGTTTACTAATAGCAATATAAATGAAAGCTATTCTAAATTTAAGACAGAGACTAAGACTAGAGGTAAATCAGATCAATTCCACCAAGCTGTTCGTGAAGTGAGAAGGAAAGTACAAGAGATTAATAGATTATTTGAATATGTAAGCCGCCTAAAAACAGAATTATCTGAAGGTGAAGGTGGTCTTAAATATAAAATGCATACAGAAAAAGCCCTTGCAAAAATCAAGGAAATGGTTTCAGAACTTAATCAAAACATAAAAAAGTTTAAGTAATGGCAAAAGCAAAAGGTTCAGGTGGCGCAGCTAAAGTTACATTTGGTAAAAGAAGAAAAGGAAAAGCACAAAAATCATTTAACAAACACGACCGTTCAGAAAAGAATTATCGTGGACAAGGAAGATAAATATTTATTAGCATGAGAACAATTGAATTATATCGTAAGCATAAAGCCGGTGAAGTAAGTCGTGAGAAGTTTCTTTACGAAGTACGCCGTGATAAAAATCTTCCTTGGGTAACTAATGTTACTTCTTATGATGATGCTGTAAAGATCCTTAAGAATAAGGGTGTGATTAGTGAAGCTGAGATTAGTGAGAACTATGAGGTGCATTATTCAGATGGAGTTAGACAAGCTAAGAAGTTCAAAGATATAAATCAAGCCATATCTTTTGCTAAGTCATTGGTAAGTACTAACGACAAATTACAACATGTAGATGTATTTAAAGCAGGACCTAATTTTAATTCAACAGCAGATACTGATGCAGTAGTAGCTTGGTGGGGGGATGGTTCTTTTATGGATAATAAATCAAAAAATGATCCTAAATTAGCTGCTAAAAAAATGTCTTTAAATGAAGTTGATAATAACATTCCTACAGATCCAGCGGTTGATAGAGTAAATCCATACTTTTTGAAAAAAGGAGTAGAGAAACTATTAGCAAAAGAAAAAGAACTTACTAACGATTCATATATTAAAGCTCTAAACAAAGCTGCATCAATGCTTGAAAAGAATCCCCATGCATTTGATGAAGAGATGTTTGCTAATGCAAAAGATGTAGAAAAGGCAGATGCTAAGCTTGAAACTGAAGAAGTTAAAAAAGCTAATCATAAGAACAAGGCTAATGAGATGAAGAAAGTAAAGGTTAAATCCTTGAAAGAGTCTGCTATTGAAGAGCTTACTACGCATCTTAAAAAAAAAGAGTTAGTTAACGAAGATAGCCACTGGAAACATCATGTGGGTTCAGAAGTTCACACTCCTGATGGTCAAGGTAAAGTAATTGAAATAGTAGGTGGTACATTTACTGTTGAAATGGAAGACGGTACACATAAAGACTATCAAATTAATACTGTAGATCATTTTACTCAAAAGTCACAAGAACAAGAGCCTACTCAAGGATCACAAACAGAACCTTCTGTAAAAGATATGTGGGCAAACTGGGACAAAAATCAAGCAAAACCTTTTAGCGGCATGATTGGTGATCCTGAACAATTTAAAAAGCCTTTAGATTTATCTAAGATCAAACAATACATGGAAATGTATAAGGATGATAAAGAAAAAATGAAAAAACTTAAAGAGGTTTTAAAAAAATTAAAAGAGGCTTATGTTATAAAAACAGTTGGTTCAAATACTGTTGTTGGAGCAGGAAAAAATGATAGTATGGGTAAAAACCAAGCTAAAGGAATAGAACAAAATACTGGAGAGCCATTAAAAATTGTAAATTTAAAAACAGGCCAAGAACAAAATGTCTAAACAACTCTTAATAGAATACAACGCTTTCCAACCTATAGCCCAGTCTTTGACTGAAGGTCGTCGTTTAGCTAATGGTAATATGGTGGTATCTGGACTTGTCCAGGCAACTGATAAACCTAATGCAAATAGAAGAATATATCCTTATCAAACTTTATTTGAGCAAGTACAAAAATATATTGCCGGACCAATTGCAGAGAATAGAGCTTTAGGAGAATTAGATCATCCAGAATCTTCTATTATTAACCTTAAAAATGTTAGTCATAATATAATAAGACTATTTTGGGAAGGTAAAGATTTATATGGAGATGTTGAAATACTTCCTACTCCTTCTGGAAATATATTAAAAGAACTATTTAAGAACAATATTACAGTTGGTATTTCATCTAGGGCCATGGGTTCTGTTACTCCAATTGGCGAAGGTCTTGTTCAAGTTGAAGATGATCTAGATCTTATTTGTTGGGATTTTGTATCTACACCATCAACTTATGGTGCATATATGAAACCAATGGGAGGTTTAAGAGAATCAGTAGATCATACAATAGTTCAACGTAAAGAAAATAAAGTACATCAATTAATATCAGATATTATTTGTTCTCAATCTGGTGTTTGTTGTATAAGTAAATAAAAAATATTTCTAAGTTTATGTATTTTACTACAGACTTAGATATTTATGGTATATGCGCCATGATCTAATATGGCACTACTATAAAAAAATCCTTATATTGCTTTACATTTAATAAGCAATCCCCGACACAATCTTATAATCATGAGCAAATTGTATCAAGACGCTATCCTTGATGCTAAAGCCTTAAGAGCATCTGCAATGGCTAACGCCAAAGCTGCGCTTGAAGAAGCTTTCGAACCTAAGATTCAAGAGATGCTTCGTTTGAAGTTATCTGAAGAATTAGATGAAGTAGAAGATCTTGAAGAGGCTGAAGTTGAAGAAGGTATGGACAAAAAAATGCACGATGACAAGATGGAAGAAACCTATTCTGAAGATGGAATGGAGGAAAATCTTGACATTAATGAAGCTGAGTTAGAAGAAATTCTTGCTCAACTTGAAGAACTTTCTAACGTTGATGAAGTTGGCCACGATAAACCAGAAATGGAAGAGGCTAAGCATGACGAAATGAAAGACGAAAGTTTAAATGAAGCTGAAGAAGAAGAAGCTGAAGAAGAAGAGGAAGAAGAAGAAGAAGTAGAAGGCGGCGAAGACGTTGATGACGAAACTAAAATTATCGACATCACTCTTGGTGACCTTAAACAAGTTCTTCAATCTGTAATGGCTGGCTCTCAAGATATGGGTGCAGACATTGCTTCTGACGAAGCAGACGCTGATTCTGAAGCTGAAGCTGAAATTTCATTAGACGAAATTCTTGCTGAACTTGAAGCAGAGGGCATTGAAGAAGCTAAAGATTCTGAGCCTGAACTTGAAGAGAAAAAAGAAGAAGACCATGATGACAAAAAGAAAATGGAAGAAGAACTCGAAGAAGCTAAAGCTACTGTAGAGGCACTTCGCCAAGATCTTCAAGAAGTTAATCTTCTTAATGCAAAATATCTTTACATGAATAAGTTGTTTAAAGCTAAGACTTTGACTGAATCTCAAAAAGTAAAAGTAATTAATGCTCTTGACCGTGCTACATCTGTAACTGAGGTTAAGAATACTTTTGAAACTTTGAAAGAATCTTTTGAATCTAAAAAGCAACTTAAAGAATCAATTGGTTTTGCTTCACAAGCAGCTGGTGTAGCCCCTAAACAACCTATTATCGAACAAGATAATATGATGAGTAGATGGCAAAAACTTGCTGGAATCAAATAACAAAAAAACAAAATTAATAACAAAATGGCAAATTTAGTACAATCTTTATTGACTGAATCCGCTAACACGGCTTTCTCTGATCAACATGGTGTTGCTCAGCGTCTTGCTAAAAAGTGGAGCAAGTCTGGCCTTCTCGAGGGCATGCATGATTACGACGCCAACAACATGGCCGTAATTCTCGAAAACCAAGCTAAACAGCTTGTAGTTGAATCTTCTTCTACTAACGGTAACGCAAACTCTGGCGGTGCTACCTTTACTCCTGGTACTGGTGAGCAGTGGGCTGGTGTTGCTCTTCCATTAGTACGTAAGATCTTTGGTCAAATCGCTGCTAAAGAATTCGTTTCTGTACAGCCAATGAATCTTCCTGCTGGTTTAGTATTCTATCTTGATTTCCAATACGGAAACACTAAGAGTCCTTTCACTGCTGGTGATTCTATCTACGGTACTCCAAGTGCAAACTTTGGTAACCTTGCTCAAGGCGCTCTTTACGGTGCTGGTCGCTTTGGTTATTCTTTGAACCAATTCTCAGCTTCTGGTGTAACTGTAACAGCAGCTACTGCATCTTATAATGATATAGATTTCAACAATTTATATTCTGCATCAGTTGCAGCTGGTCAAATCAAGAAGCTTACTGTAGCAACTTCATCTTTGACTACTCCAAATCTTGACGGAGTACGTGCATTTATCGTTACTTCTGGATCAGTATCTGTTGCTGATAACTTGCAGCAGTTTACTAAAGTTAATGGTGCTAACATTGAATTCTTTGTTACTGCATCTACAGCTGAAATTCCAACATTGGATGCATTCTTTGTTATTTATAACAAAGCTACTGACTTCAATGCACGTGGTGATTTCGAAGACAGAAATGGTAACCCATCTGTTCCAAATACATTGTCTGCAACTTCTATCGTTATCCCTGAGATCAACGTTCAAATGAAGTCTCAAACAATCAGTGCTAAAACTCGTAAGTTGAAAGCACAATGGACTCCAGAATTTGCACAAGACTTGAATGCTTACCATTCTCTTGATGCTGAAGCTGAATTGACTGGTCTTCTTTCTGAGCATATCTCTCTTGAGATTGATTTGGAAGTATTAGATATGTTGATTCAAAACGCTCCAACTATCGAGTATTGGTCAGCTAAAGTTGGTAACCAAATCAACGCTGCTGCAACTACATTTGATAGCAACACTAACGGTGTTTACTATACTCAAATGAGTTGGTTCCAGACTTTGGGTATCAAACTTCAGAAAGTATCTAATATTATCCATCAGCGTACTTTGCGCGGTGGTGCAAACTTCATGGTAGTTTCTCCTACTGTAGCTACAATTCTTGAGTCTATCCCAGGATTTGCTGCTGATACAGATGGCGCAGCTGATACAATGAAGTATGCTTTCGGTGTACAAAAAATCGGTCAGTTGAACAGCCGTTACAAGGTTTACAAAAATCCTTACATGCTTGAGAACGTTATCTTGCTCGGTTTCCGTGGCAATCAGTTCCTTGAGTGTGGCGCTGTTTACTCTCCATATGTTCCATTGATCATGACTCCACTTGTGTACGATCCAAATACCTTCACTCCAAGAAAAGGTATTATGACTCGTTACGCAATGACTATGGTACGTCCTGAATACTATGGCTTGGTAGCAGTAGCTGATCTTAACGTAGTGTAATTTAACTCTACTATAGATTATAAAAGCCCAACCCCGTAAGGTTGGGTTTTTTATTTACTGTTAATCAATATTTATTTGAAAGGCGTTATAACATGGTTGATAAAAGTGCTAAGCGTAGACCCAAAAATGAGATTAGATTTCAAGTTCAACTTAATGAAGAACAAAAAGAAGCCAAATTAGTTATACTAAATAATAAAATAACAGTTTTAAAAGGACAGGCTGGTTCAGGTAAATCATTAGTCGCAGCTCAAATAGCTCTTGATTTGCTATTTCGTAAAGAAGTTGAAAAAGTTATTTTAACAAGGCCGGCGGTTACATCAGGTGAAGATATTGGTTTTTTACCTGGCTCTAAAGATGATAAACTTGCTCCTTATACAGCAGCTATATATGACAATATGTATAGACTTTATAATAAGGAAAAAATAGATAAAGAATTAGCAGAAGGTAATATTGAAGTAATACCTTTAGCTTTTATGAGAGGGAGAAACTTAACTAATTGTTGCGTAGTAGTAGATGAAGGTCAAAACATAACTCATAGACAAATGGAGTTATTATTAGGCAGAATTTGTCAAGGCAGTAAAATGATTATATGCGGTGATACTGCTCAGATAGATTTAAAAGATAAAAAAATAAGTGGTTTTAATTTCATATGCACTAATTTTAAAGAAGTGCCAGGTTTTGCAGTAGTCACTTTGAAAACAAATCATCGTGATCCAATAGTAGAACATATTCTTGAAATATATAAAGCACACGATTAATGGCATCTACAGCAACAACAGTAATATATGATGGAACTCCAGGTCCTATTTCAGGATCTACTCCATTTGGTTTTTATGATTTAGATCTTAATTTCCAAGCAGACGGTCCTAAAGTAGCAAATTATTGTGCTCGTAAATTAGGTTATCCTGTAATGGAAGTAGAATTACAAGATATAAATTTTTATGCTTGTTTTGAGGAAGCTGTATCTGTTTATGCAGAAGAACTTTATCAATCTAAAATAAAAGATAACTATCTTTCTTTAGAAGGAGCATCTACAGGTTCATCATTAAATAATACAGTTGTTGTTCCTAATTTAAATTCTATAATTACTGTAGCAGGAAATTATGGCACGCCTATTCAAGTAGGAGGGTATGTTAATCAATATAAAGCAGCATTATATCTAACTGCTAGTCAACAGACTTATGATTTACAAGCATGGGCATTATCAGGAAGTTTAATATCTAGTGGAGATAGAATTTCTATTAATAGAATATATTATGAAGCTCAACCAGCAATTAATCAGTATTATGATCCATATATTGGAGGTAGCATAAATTATCAAGGCGCAACTGAAAATTTTGGTTGGGCAAGTTATTCACCAGGCTTAAACTTTGTTTTATTTCCTATTTATTGGGATATATCTAGAATACAAGAAATTGAAATGTCAAATAATGTTCGTCGTTCAATGTATTCTTTTTCTATAACAAATAATAAATTAACTATATTTCCTTGGCCTGAACAAGATGGTATAGTTGTTTGGGTTGATTATGCAAAAGAAAGTGAATTAAAAAGTATATCAGGAAATAGTCCTTATGGAACCGATCCAGGTTTAATAGCAAATCCAGGACTTGCCCCATATTCAACTATAACATACAAACAAATTAATCATCCTGGTAGACAATGGATCTATGAATATACTTTAGCCCTAGCCTCAGAACTTCTTGGTTTAATTAGAGGAAAATATTCACAAATCCCTGCACCTGGTTCGGAAGTTACTTTAAATTCTGGAGACTTAATTAGTAAAGGTCGTGAACAACAAACAGCTCTTAGAGAAAGACTTAGAGGGGATTTTGAAGATATGAGTCGTAGAGCTCAGTTAGAGCGTAAACAATCTGAAAATCAATCAATATCGAGTACATTAAATGAGGTACCGATGTTCATATATATAGGATAATATGGCAATGTTTGGATCTACTAGGGATGTAGCTACATTTAAGATCTTTACAAAAGAGATCGTTGAAGATATTGTGTCTCAACAAGTAGGCTATTATAAAATAAAGCTAAATGATACTCCTGTAAATATGTACGGTGAAGCTTTAACTAAATATTTTATAGGACCTGTTTTAATTCCTTGCTTAATTGTAAGAGGGGATTTTAGTAGAACAAATACAGATTATGGTCCTGATACAGAAAGATCTGTTGATTTTAGATTTTTTAAAGACCATTTAATTGAAGCAAATATAGTTCCAGAAATGGGAGATATAGTTATGTATAATGAAGTTTATTATGAGATAAATAATACAAATGAAAACCAGTTGATATTAGGTAAAGATCCCGATTATTCTTATTCAACACCAGTTGAAGGATTTGGTCAATCTTATTCTATTATTTTAACTGGACACTATGTTAATCCTGATAAACTTGGTATAACTAAAGAAAGATTATAATGGCGATACAAATAGTTAGACCTGAAAATAGAAAAGAATTTATGAGTAAACTCATTGGGCCTGCTTATGCACCAAATGAGGGTACAGTGCAAAAACCTTTTTCTGAACCAACTAAATTAGGACAGCCTGAACAAAATAGAGCTTATGAAATAAGCGAAAGAAAAAATGGAGATAAAGATTTTACTATTGGTATAAAAGATGTTGATGAAGCATTAATGTACTATTTTAATAATCATCTTAAATTATCTGTAGTTCAAAATAATTCTAAATTAACTGTTCCTGTAATTTATGGTACTCCTGAAAACTGGAAAAGTGTTCAAAGAGATGGTTATTATAGAGATCAGAATGAAAAATTAATGGCGCCTCTTTTAATGTTTAAAAGAAGTTCTATAACACAAAATCGTAATTTAGGATATAAATTAGATGGTAATCAAGTTTATAATGTTCAACTATTTAAAAAAGCATTTACTCAAAGAAATATTTATAGTAATTTTGGAGCGCTAAATAATAGAGTACCAGAAACAAAGTATGTAGTATCAGCTACTCCAGATTATATAACTGTAGAGTATGAATGCATAGTTTGGACTTATTTTGTTGAGCAAATGGATAAGCTTATTGAATCACTAAACTTCGCATCCAGAAGCTATTGGGGTGACCCAAATCGCTTTCTTTTTTACAGTTCAATTGAATCATTTGATGATAGCATAACCTATGATATAGGTGACAATCGTGCGGTTAGAACAAATTTTAATATTACTTTAAACGGTTATTTAATTCCTGATACTTTAAATAAAAAATTAGCCACTCCATCTAACGCTTATGGGATTTCTAAAGTAGTTTTTGGACTAGAAACTTCTACAGGCACTGAAGAGTTTAGTGCTAGAGTTAAAAAAGGAAAATCTGGTGGATCTAAATCTGTACTATTAAACGATTCTGTGAATATTGTAAATAATATAACTAATAATACTGGAACTGATGTGGCAGCAATAACTTATTTAAATACTAACAAGACTGCAACAGGAACATTTGTATCAGCAAATACAGTAACGTTCCCATATGGTTTCTTAGATGCTCCAACAGGGCTTCCCGCTACTAGCGTAAATAACTTTACATTCTTTGTAAATGGTCAATACGTAGAAGCTACAAGTATAATAAGCTTTACTAATAATACAACATCTTCTACTTTAGTATTAGATACAACAGCTTTACAGTACGAATTAGAAGTTTCGGATGTTATTATAGGAGTAGGTAAATTTAACTAATATGGCAAGGTTAAAATTTAAACAAATATTATCAAATCTTCAATATAATGAAGCTAATTCACAACTTAGTTTAAGTGGCAGTGGACAAAATGCAGATTTTATTATTTCAGGTTCTGTTTATATAGCTTCTACTAATGAAAAAACAGGTTCATTAACTATACAAAATATTGATTCTTTTGGAGATTCTGGCAGCTTTGATACTATGGATTTAGGAGATTACTAATATTTATACATGAGACTACATAGTCTTTGAACCAGTATATACTAACTAATAACGTCACATGTCAAACCAGTATCTGAAACTGCGTAGAAGCGCAGTACCAGGTAGAATACCTGATACAGCTTCTTTACAACTTGGTGAAATTGCGCTTAATACCTATGATGGTAAAGCGTTTATGAAAAGATCTGGTTCTGCAGGTGAAGAAATAGTTACTATAGGTTCAGGTTTTATTAGTGGATCTTCATTTTATTTATCTGTATTTTCTGGATCAGAAGCGTTAGTTTCTAGTACGATTTATCAATCAGGATCTTTTACTGCTATAAACGCAACAGGATCATTACATCCTGAAGCTATTGAAACTTTTTTAGTAAACTCTTTAACAAATTCGTATAATTTAATATCAGGTCATGCTGATGTAGATGGTTATGTTCAATTAAATATAAAAAATTTTAATTCAGGACCTAGTGCGTCTTCAGATATTGTAGCGACTGCTGATAATGGAAACGAAGAAGCTAATTATGTTAATTTAGGTATTAATGGTTCTGGATATAATGCTAATCAATATATTGGTAGTGCTTTAGATGCTTATTTATATTCTACAGGTGAAAATTTACTAATAGGTAATGCTGTTTCAGGTAAACAAATTATTTTCTTTAATGGTGGTTTTGATACTACTGAAAATGCTAGATTATGGATTCATAATCAAGGTACTATTAGTATTAACTCAAGTCAATATGATTCATTTAATCCTGCTTCTCTTTGGATAGAAGGAATACAAGGTACAGAAACATATAATTTAGTTCAAATAAAAGGTGATGTTGATAATTACTCTCAACTTAGTTTACAAAATAGATCAACAGGAAGTGAAGCTTCTTCAGATATAGTAGCTGAAAATGACAATGCTACTGAAACTACTAACTTTATTAATTTAGGTATTAACAGCACTAATTATAATGTTACTGGAGGGGTTGGATTAGGAAGTGATGCCTATTTATATTCTACAGGAAATTATTTATATATAGGTAATGCTTCTAATTACCCTCTTGAATTTTTTGTTGGAGGAGAAGATAGTATATCTAATAGAAAATTTAGATTAGATCCAAATAATCAACATGAATTAACTGGATCAATTAATATAAGTGGTAGTATTTACAATCCTGTTATTGCTCAAAATAATTCATTATCAGGCTCTTTAGTTGCTGTAAATCCATCTACTGGTTTATTTCAATATACTAATAAAGCAGCATCTGCAACATTAGCGGATACAGCATCTTCTGCAGATAATTTTTTAGTTAGAGGAACATTAACTGCACAAACTATAGTAGCACAAACAATTACATCATCAATTGAATATGTAACTGGGTCAACTATATTCGGCTCTCAATTATCTAATACTCATGAGTTTACTGGTTCAGTAAATATTACTGGATCATTAAGTATAAATGGATCGTCTTTCACCGCAGCTACATCAGGAACTTCTGGAACTGCTGGATCATCTGGTAGTTCAGGTTCAAGCGGTAGCTCAGGTACTTCTGGATCTAGTGGATCATCAGGAAGTTCTGGAAGTACAGGTACATCAGGATCTTCTGGTACTAGTGGGGAAAGTGGAACATCTGGATCCTCAGGTTCATCTGGAAGTTCTGGTACATCAGGATCTTCTGGGTCTACAGGTACATCGGGATCTTCTGGTTCTACAGGATCATCTGGTAGTACAGGTTCCTCTGGATCATCTGGCACTAGTGGAGAGTCGGGAACGTCTGGTAGCTCTGGATCATCAGGTAGTTCAGGAACTAGTGGAGAATCAGGAACATCTGGAAGTTCTGGCTCAACTGGATCTAGCGGAAGCTCTGGAACATCTGGCACTTCGGGTAGTTCTGGTTCATCTGGCACTAGTGGGGAAAGCGGATCATCTGGCAGCTCAGGATCGGCAGGTTCAAGTGGATCTGCAGGCACTAGCGGATCTAGTGGCTCATCTGGTTCTACAGGCTCAAGCGGTACAGCAGGATCTTCAGGAACAGGATTTAATACTATTAGCAATGCTGGTCAAGGCAGAATAATATTGTCTGATGGTACAACAAATGCAGCGACTGCATCGTCTAATTTAACTTATGATAATAATATTTTATCAGTTACAGGATCAATAAATAATTTAGGAGATATTTCTATTAATGGAGCAATAACTGCATCAAATGCATTAATCCAAAATACAATTACTGCACAAACTTTAATTGTTCAAACAATAACTTCTAGTGTTGAATATGTAACTGGATCAACAGTTTTTGGATCTCAACTTTCAAATACTCATCAATTTACAGGTTCTGTAAATATTACTGGATCATTAACTATAAATGGTTCATCATTTACTGCTGCGACTTCAGGTACAAGTGGAACATCGGGAGCTAATGGTTCATCTGGCAGCTCTGGATCATCAGGTAGTTCTGGTACAACTGGATCATCTGGTTCAAGCGGTAGTTCTGGTTCATCTGGTTCTACAGGAACAAGTGGATCTAGTGGAAGTTCTGGAGAATCGGGTACTTCTGGAACATCAGGAAGCTCAGGAACTAGTGGAGAGAGCGGTACTAGCGGCTCATCAGGAAGTGCGGGAACATCAGGGTCTTCTGGAAGTAGTGGAGTTTCTGGTACATCAGGTAGTTCAGGGTCTTCAGGTACAAGCGGAGAGAGTGGAACTAGTGGTTCATCAGGTACTTCAGGTTTATCTGGTTCTAGTGGATCATCTGGCAGCTCAGGATCTAGTGGCACAAGTGGAGAATCAGGAACTTCAGGTAGTTCAGGATCGTCAGGTACTTCCGGTGCCGATGGTTCAAATGGTACTTCTGGTTCAAGTGGTTCATCTGGAAGTTCTGGGACATCTGGAGCAAACGGATCTAGTGGAACATCTGGTAGCTCAGGATCTGCAGGTAGTTCTGGATCTTCTGGAACAAGCGGAGCAAATGGATCATCTGGTTCTAGCGGCACATCTGGTTCAACAGGTACAAGCGGTAGTAGTGGATCAACTGGTACTTCTGGCAGTAGTGGAACATCAGGAGCTAATGGTTCAAGCGGATCATCTGGATCATCAGGTACTTCAGGAACTTCAGGTACAGGATTCAATACCATCAATAATCCTGGAGCTAATAGAATAATATTATCAGACGGCACTACAAATGCAGCAACTGCATCAACTAATTTATCTTTTTCTAATAATACTCTTAGTATAACTGGAAGTATTGTAAGTTCTGGAACAATAACAGCGCAAACACTTATTGTACAGAATATTACATCTTCTCAAGAATATATTACAGGCTCAACAGTATTTGGTAGTGAATTATCTAATACTCATCAATTTACAGGCTCTGTAAATATTACTGGATCATTAACTATAAACGGAACATCATTTACTACAGCAACTAGTGGTACATCAGGTACATCAGGAGCAAATGGTAGTTCTGGATCTTCCGGTAGTTCAGGTACGTCAGGAGTAAGCGGTTCCTCAGGCTCATCTGGATCAAGCGGATCATCTGGATCATCAGGTGTTAGTGGTTCATCAGGTAGTTCTGGATCAGCAGGAACTAGTGGTGCTAATGGTTCTTCTGGATCTTCTGGAAGTTCAGGGACATCAGGTTCAAGTGGATCTGCAGGAACTAGCGGAGCTAATGGCTCGAGTGGATCTAGTGGTACGTCTGGTAACTCTGGTACTTCTGGTTCTAGTGGTTCATCAGGTACTGCAGGTTCATCAGGTACTTCACCAACAGGACTTGTAGCATCTAACTATATTGTTAGAGGTACTAAACAAGGAGGTTCGCAAACTATATCAAATGGTGTTGATACTGTTGTAACATTTGGCGATGATTTTGATCCTAATAATTGGTTAACTTCTAATAAAATTCAACCAACTGTTGCAGGTTATTATATAACTAATGCCCAAGTTTGGTGGGATGCCGGTTCTGTAACTAATAACCAAAGCAATATCCAATTTAGAAAAAATGGAACAACTCAAATTGCCATACATCAAACTCAAATTCTATCTGGCTCAGGTTATGCACAAGAAATAGATGCAATAATTTATTTTAATGGTTCAACAGATTATGTAGAAGTTACTGCTTATACAGGAAATCCTACATCTCAAAATATAAATTCTTCAGGAAACGGAACTTGGTTTGAAGCATCATTAATTGTTGGTGGTGGTACTTCTGGTACAGCAGGATCTAGCGGTAGTTCTGGATCTTCAGGCTCAAGTGGATCTACTGGCACAAGCGGATCTAGTGGAACATCAGGAGCTAATGGTTCATCTGGTAGCTCAGGTTCATCTGGTACTAGTGGTACTGCAGGCTCATCTGGATCAAGCGGATCAACAGGTACTAGTGGTAGTTCTGGATCTTCCGGTAGTTCTGGTACAAGCGGAGCAAACGGTTCATCTGGTTCATCAGGTAGTGCTGGATCATCTGGATCAAGTGGTTCTAGTGGATCAACAGGTACTAGCGGTAGCTCAGGTTCTACTGGTACTTCTGGTAGTTCTGGTTCCACAGGTTCGTCAGGATCTAGTGGAACTAGTGGAGCAAACGGATCTTCTGGTTCAAGTGGATCGTCAGGTTCTTCAGGTAGTTCTGGATCATCTGGCTCTAGTGGAACAGGATTTAATACAATAAATAATCCAGCATTATATAGAGTTTTAGTATCAGATGGTACTACAAATGCCGCAACAGCTTCGTCAGTATTAACAGTTTCTGGTAGCATTACTACAGTATCAGGAAGTTTAACTATATTACAAAATTTAACTGTTTTAGGATCTGCTTCTATTACATATGTAAGTGAATCTACACTTAATATTGGAACTAATTTAATTACTGTAAACTCTAATACTCCATCTGTACGTTATGGTGGATTAGCTGTTATTGATTCAGGATCAAGCCCTCAAAGATCAGGATCTTGGTTATTTGATTCCACTAAAGATAGATGGATAATGATCCATCAACAACCTGCTGGATCATCACCGACTAGTTCTATTGGAATTATGGGTCCTGAAACCTATAATAATTTAGGTAATGAAACTCAAATAACTTTAAATAGACTTACAAAAGGATATTCAGGAGAGAGCGGAGAACATATCGGAGACTCTCAAATTACTGATGATGGAACTAATGTTACTATTCCTGGAAACGTAATAATTACAGGATCTTTAACTGTTTCTAGTTCTATTTCTGCAAGTATATTTGCTAATCCTAGAGGCAATATCACTTTAATTCCTAGCGGTGGTGCTGGAATTAATACTGCATCAATCGTACTTTATGGAGGACTTGATTGGGTTAGAGAACCGTCTGCTGTTAAAACAGAAATTGGTGATCTAATATCTTTTGCTAGTACGATGGGTATTATTGATGGCGGTGCTTTAAGTACTGCTAGTGCATTAACTCTTCAAGTAGCAGAGTCTGTAGGATACGTAATGAGTCAAGGTGGGTATGCTAATCATAATTTATTTAAAATTAATACTAGAGGAACAACTACAGAATCTAGGCAAATAACAATGCCTACTTCATCTGATAGATATGTTTATTATAATGGTTCTGGTATATTAACCTCTTCTGCAACTGAACCTAACTCTAGATTTAACGTTCCTTTAGGAAGAGTTATTACTGATTCAACTTCTATAGTTTATATAGATAGAACACCTTTAGATGCTCACCACTATAGCAACTATGTAGACAGATTATTTAGAGATGCATTAGGACCTATATTCCAATCAGGAGCAACAACTACTCAAGGAATTGTATCTAGAAGTTTAGACGTTACTTCTGCAATATATTTCTTCTCCGAACATAGAATAAGTACTACAGGTGCGTCTCCTATAACTTTTGATGCTTTTTATAGAAGCGGATCAGCTGGTACAGGTGTTGGTGGATCTGGATTTACTAGAGTTGCAAGTCAAACTACTGCAAGTAATACTTTATACGATAGTGCTAGTTTTGGTACTTTGCAATCAATACCATCTGGAAAATATACTAAGCATTCATTATATATGATAGGTCTTCCTACAACAAGGTATTTCCTTGTTTATGGTCAAGATTTATATGATAATGTTGAAGCTGCTGAAGCAGGTTCTTTACCGACTCCTCCAAGCTTTGTAACAGAGCAATTTGCTTTATTTGCTTCCATAGTAGTAACCCCAGATAGTGCTAGTATTCAATCTATAATTGATGAAAGACCTAGGCTTGGTTTTGCATCGCCTTCTAGAACAGGCGTAGTTACTTTACATGGAAACTTATTAGGGTTAGATGCAGATGATCATCAACAATATTTGTTAGTTGATGGTACTAGAGCAATGCAAGGAAATTTATCTCTTGATGGAAATGACATTACTAATGTAGATAATATTTCTGCTACTTCTATAACAAGTTCGTTATTCGGAACTGCTAGTTGGGCAAGAAATGCTATTAGTTCATCTTATCCTTTAGCTGTTAGTGGTAGTACTATATATTCTACTGTTGGAACATCATATAAAACAGATGTTTATAATTATGGAAGTGTTGCTATAGGAAATAATATACATAGTGGATCTATTGTAGTATTTTCTAATTCAGGAGATAATGTGTTAATAGGAGATTCAGTAGCAGCTAATAGTACAGCTTCATCAGATGCAGTTTTAATAGGAGCTAGTGCTGGAAAAAATTCAGACAATAATTTTTATAATGTAGTAGTAGGCGCATATGCAGGACTAAATACAATTAATAGCCAAGAATCCGTTTTAATTGGATGGCTTTCAGGAAATGGATTAGTAAATTCTTCTGAAATAGTTGCTATAGGAGAGAGTGCTGCATACGGAGTTAAAGGAGCAACTAGATCTACATTTATAGGAAATTCTACAGCGTATTCTGCAAAAACAGGTAGCTATAGTATTGCTATTGGGTTTGATGCATTTAGTTTGTCTAATAATAGTATTTCATCAATTATAATAGGAAATGGCACTGGCAATTCTTTAACTAGTGGTTCTAATTCTATAATTATAGGTTCATTCTCTGGGAGAAACTCTACTCTAGGAAGAAACAACATTATAATAGGTACAAATATTTCATTACCAACAAATGCTCAAGATAGCATCAATATAGGAGGTTTAATATTTGCTACAGGATCTGCTTGGCAAGGAGTAAATAGTAACTATACAACATATACTGCGAATCCATTCTCTGGCTCTGCTAATGGTAGAATAGGTATTAATCAACCTAATCCTCAATTTAGCTTTGACGTATCTGGTTCAGGTAGATATACAAATGGATTAACAATATCTGGTTCAACAATTATTTCAGGCTCACTAAGATTCCCAGTATACGCTTCAACTCCTACTGGTACAGAAGAAGGTCAAGTATATTATAATACGACTGACGATAACATTTATCGTTATAATGGATCTACTTGGTTATCTGGCGCTGGTTCATCTGGTACAAGTGGAACTAGTGGAGCTAATGGTTCAAGTGGTTCATCAGGTACATCTGGTTCTTCTGGAACAAGTGGAGCAAATGGATCTTCTGGCTCATCTGGAACTTCTGGATCTAGCGGTACGTCAGGATCAAGTGGAACTTCAGGTGCAAATGGATCAAGCGGCTCAAGTGGTTCTTCTGGTACATCAGGTGCAAATGGTAGTTCTGGTTCATCAGGTACTTCAGGTAGCTCAGGTACATCTGGCGCAAATGGTTCAAGTGGCTCTTCAGGAACTAGTGGATCTAGCGGTACTGCAGGATCTAGTGGAACAAGTGGAGTAAGTGGTTCTTCTGGTTCTAGTGGATCATCAGGTAGCTCAGGAACTTCAGGTACTGGTTTTAATACTATTACTAACCCAGCAGATAATAGAATACTTACATCTCTAGGTACGACTAATACAGCAAATGCTGAAGCTAATTTAACTTTTGATGGAACTACTTTAACTGTAGTTGGAAATATTATAGCGCAAACTTTAAATGTACAAGAAGTAACTTCATCTAGAGAATATGTTACTGGCTCAAGTATTAATGGATCTTTATTAACTAATACGCATCAATTCACAGGATCTGTTTCTATAACAGGATCTTTAAGAATACCCGTATCTACAACTAATCCAGTTGGTACATCAGCAGGTCAAATATATTATAATAGTACAGACAATAATATCTACAGATATAATGGTACTACTTGGTTAGCGGCTGCTGGTTCAAGCGGAACTTCTGGGTCATCTGGAACTTCTGGATCTTCAGGCACATCTGGATCATCAGGAACTAGTGGAGCTAATGGTTCAAGTGGTTCATCAGGTACATCAGGATCATCAGGTACATCAGGATCAAGTGGAACTAGTGGAGCTAATGGTAGTTCTGGTAGTTCAGGCACATCAGGTGCAAATGGTAGTTCCGGTACATCAGGATCATCAGGCACATCTGGAGCAAATGGTACTAGTGGTAGTTCAGGAACTTCAGGTACTCGGGGATCTTCTGGTTCATCAGGTACATCAGGAGCTAATGGTTCAAGTGGTTCATCAGGTACATCGGGTTCATCAGGCACATCTGGAGCAAATGGATCATCTGGTTCTAGCGGTTCTTCCGGTTCATCAGGAACTTCAGGTGCTAACGGATCTAGCGGTTCATCAGGTACATCTGGAGCTAATGGTAGCTCTGGCTCATCTGGATCAAGTGGAACTTCAGGTGCAAATGGATCAAGCGGTTCATCAGGTACATCTGGAGCTAATGGTAGCTCTGGCTCATCTGGATCAAGTGGAACTTCAGGTGCAAATGGATCAAGCGGTTCATCAGGCACTAGTGGGGCAAATGGTTCATCAGGTAGCTCAGGATCATCAGGCACGTCTGGAGCAAATGGTAGTTCTGGTTCATCAGGTACTTCAGGTAGCTCAGGTACATCAGGATCAAGTGGAACTTCAGGTGCAAATGGTAGTAGTGGATCTTCCGGATCATCTGGCAGCTCAGGAACTTCAGGTACAGGATTCAATACAATTACTAACCCTGTTGACAATAGGGTATTAACATCTCTAGGTACGACTAATACTGCAAACGCAGAAGCAAACTTAACATTTGATGGTAGCACATTAACAGTAACTGGTAATGTAACTTCAACAGGTACAATAACTGCTCAGACACTTAGTGTTCAAACAGTAACATCAAGTGTAAGCTTTATAACTGGATCAACTAGATTTGGTACGCTGACTACTAATACTCACCAATTTACAGGATCTGTATTAATAAATGGTGGACCATTAGATTTAGGTATAGCAGAATTTAATTCTACATCATCTATTACAACAACTGGTGCAGTAGTAGTATCATCAATAAACACAGGTTCTGCAACATCTGCATTCTATAACTATACAATAGCTTCTGGATCAAATGCAAGATCAGGTCAAGTAATGAGTGTTTGGAATGGAACAACCGTAAGATTTACTGAAGTAACAACTACTGATATAGGAAATACCAACTCTGCTTTATTTGCAGTAGGTATATCAGGAGCAAATGTGCAACTTCAATTTACATCATCTGGTGTTTGGACAGTAAAATCAATTGCTAACTTATTATAAAATAAAGGTGTATGGCATTTGGAAATGGACCAAGAATTGTTACTAGTGGATTAGTATTAAATCTAGATGCTGCTGATAGGAATTCTTATCCTGGTAGTGGAACCACTTGGACTGATTTATCAACTAGCAGAAATAACTCAAGTCTAAACAATAGCCCAGCTTTTAGTTCCGTAAATGGAGGGAATATTACATTTGATGGAACAAATGATTTTTTAAATTTTGGTACAGCAATAGATTTTGCAGATGCAAGTCCATTCTCTGCTGAAATTATACTATCAATACCAAACTTTGCTAGTCAAACACTATCAAGAGTTCATTGGCTAGGTAGTTCTGGAGGAAATAGTATGATGATTTTTAATTCTACTAGCTTTCTTATGTGGAATCAAGCAGGTGGTGTTAATAGTTTATCTATATCTTATAATTTTCCTTTAAATACAATTTTTCATACAGTTGTTACAAGAGACTCATCTAATTTAGTTTCTTTATATGTTAATGGGATTTTAATAAATACTGGGTCTAGATCAGGACAATTTACATGGGCTACTATGGCTAGACTAGGATCTGATATTATATATTGTTCAAATTTTTCAACATTTTTAATGAGAGTATATAATCAATCACTATCTGTTTCTCAAGTACTGCAAAACTATAACGCACAAAAATCACGCTTCGGCTTATAACTATGGGAATATCAGGTGGACCAAATATAATTGAAAGTGGATTAGTAGATGCCTACTCTGGCATCGACAAAAATTCATATTTAGGAACAGGAGCTACATGGTATAGTTTAGTTAATGGAGGAACTTCACCTGGAGATCCATCATGGGCAAATAATGCTTCTCAAATAACAGTTCAATTATGGTTAGAAAAAACAGGCACTGGAACGGGTTATGCTAACCATCCTGTTGCAAAATGGAATACAGCTTATAATGTTAATGCTTCTTTTATATTATATCATTTTGAAAATTATTTAGGTAATAATCAAGATGGATTATTAGTTTGGTATGGGTATACTACAGGAAATGGTTGGACGGGTATAGCAGGCAGTGGTGCTTGGATGGTTAGTGGAGAAATAGCAAATATAGTTTTACAATTTAATACATCTAGTGGAGGAGGAATAATGTGGAAAAATGGAGCTAAAACAGGAGGAAGAAGTGGAACTACAGGAAATATAGGTCCTACTACATCAGCAACAGCAGCAATAGGATTATATGGTCCAGAAGCAGCAGGTACTAGTAAAGTTAAAGAAATCTATTTTTATAATAGAGAATTATCAGACAATGAAATAATTTACAATTATAATGCTAATAAATCAAGATATGGCTTATAATATAGAACAAAATATGAATATTTTTATAAGTGGATCAGTAGAAACACTTCCTCCTTTTTATGTAGTTGATGAAAATAATAATCAAGTATATTGGGGAGTTACTTATGAAGAATGTCAAAATTGGATAAATAATCTATAAAGTTATGGCAACACAATTTGCATTTGGTAAAATAGTAACAAACGGATTAGTATTAGCATTAGATGCAGCCGATAAAAATTCTTATCCTGGTAGTGGAACTACTTGGAGAGATATGTCTGGAAATGGAAATAATGGTACTTTAACTAATGGACCTACTTTTAGTTCTACTAATGGAGGTATAATTGTATTTGATGGAGCAGATGATAATTGTACAGTAACAAATTCAATACCTTCTTTAAGTAATTTTACTATAGAACTTTTTTTAAATACAGCTGTTGTAGATGGTACACAAAATATATTTTTAGATCAAAATACATCTTTAAGATACGAAATAACAACAACAAATAAATTTAATATTCATTTAGGAAATGGTAGTAGTTGGCTTTTTACTACTGATAGTAGCAATACCGTTGTTGTTGCAAACACCTGGTATCATACGGCTTGGACTTGGAATGGTTCTTCATCTATAATATACGTAAATGGATTATTAGATGCTAGTTACACTCACGCCCCTGGATCATCAGGAACCGGTAATATAGTATTGGCTCAATGGAGTTCAGGTGCTGGTTATGCTTGGAGCGGAAAAATAGCATCTACTAAAATATATAATAAAGCTCTCTCGGCTATAGAAATCCTACAAAATTATAACGCACAAAAATTACGATTTAATTTATAAACTATGTCATACGAAAACAGAGAATTCATGATCTTCAATGTATCAGAATTGCCACAAATTGATTTTAATCAAGTATTAGAAACATCAGCTGACACAGTAAGAAAATCAGTAGACGAAACAAAAACATTTATAAAATGGGACGGAACAACTATTCCACCATCAGTAGATTCATTAACTACTAAAGAAGGACCATACACTTATAATGAAATGCTAAATATTTTAACAACTCCCGAATGGACTAATCCTAATCCAATTCCGTAGTATATTTATTCATAGCTGTTGGAAAGTGAAAACAGTATAGACTATGCCAAACGAATTTAAAGTAAAAAACGGCCTGCTGGTCTCAGGATCAGCCAACATTAATTCTTCTGGGTCAGAAGTATTTTCAGTAGATGGAACATCTGGTCGTTTATTCCAGATTGATGACTCTCTTTCTGGTTCGTTATTCTCAGTCAATACAGCAGCGGGCCTTCCTATTATAGAAGCTTTTTCTGACAATACAGTACGTATTGGTCAATTTGGTCAAAGAGCTTTATTTGTTTCTCAATCAACAGTAGGTGTAGGTAAAGAAACTTTATTAAATGCTACATTAGATATTAGTGGTAGTTTTACTGTAACAGGTAGTACTAATTTAACAGGATCATTAAGAATACCCGTAGCTGCATCAAATCCAACAGGTACTGCTGCAGGTCAAATATATTACAATACTTCAGATAATAACATTTATAGATATAATGGTAGCACTTGGGTAGCTGCAGCTGGTTCATCTGGCACTTCCGGTTCTAGTGGATCATCAGGATCTTCTGGAACAAGTGGAGCCAATGGGTCGTCAGGTTCATCTGGTAGCTCAGGATCTTCAGGTAGTGCCGGCTCTTCTGGAACAAGTGGGGCTAATGGATCAAGTGGTTCATCTGGTAGCGCAGGTACATCAGGCGCAAATGGATCTTCTGGCTCGTCTGGAAGCGCAGGATCTAGCGGTACTGCAGGATCTAGTGGAACAAGTGGAGCAAACGGCTCTAGCGGATCAAGCGGTTCTTCTGGCTCATCTGGTACATCAGGTACTCGAGGGTCATCAGGATCCTCAGGAACTTCCGGAGCAAATGGATCTAGTGGCTCATCAGGTACTAGTGGTGCTAACGGTTCAAGTGGATCTAGCGGTTCTTCTGGCTCATCTGGAAATTCAGGATCTTCTGGTACCTCTGGAGCAAATGGATCATCTGGATCTAGTGGCAGCTCAGGTACTTCAGGCGCTAATGGATCTTCAGGTAGTTCAGGTTCATCAGGTTCATCTGGACAAACAGGAGCTCCAGGTACTTCTGGAACTTCTGGTAGTTCAGGCTCATCAGGTCAAACTGGTTCACCTGGTAGTTCAGGAACTTCTGGTAGTTCAGGTTCATCAGGTCAAACTGGCTCTCCTGGATCTTCTGGTAGTTCAGGTTCATCAGGTAGTTCAGGAACTTCTGGTAATACAGGATCATCAGGTTCTTCTGGATCGAGTGGAACTAGCGGCACGCTAACTTTAACTGGAACTACAGATAATGGTGTAATAACTCTTAATGGTACTGCTCCAAATGCAACTGTAGAAAGTAATTTAACATTTAATGGAACTACTTTAACAGTAACTGGTAATATTACAAGTAGTGGAAATATACAAGTAGCAGGCCTTACTATAGGTACAGGAAATGATACGACTACTTCAAATACTGCTTTTGGTCTTGCAGCATTAGCCAGATCAGCGGGATCTCTTGATAGAAATACCGCAATAGGATGGTTTGCTTTATCAGGAAGTACTACAGGATATTCTAATACGGCTGTAGGAGCTACAGCAATGAGAAATAATACTAATGGAGCAGAAAATGTTGCTCTTGGTGACGGCGCTTTATTTGCTAATACAGGAGGTTCATTTAATACAGCTATAGGAAATAGTGCTTTAGTAGGAAATACAGATGGAACTCAAAATGTAGCAATAGGAAATGGTGCAGGAGGATATCTAGGAGGTGGAGTTACAGAAAATACAACAGCAGATAGTTCAGTATATGTAGGATATGCTGCATATGCTTCTCAAAGTAATGGACAAAATGAAATAGTAATTGGATCTAATAATGTTGGACACGGTTCAAATACTGCTACTTTAGGTAATAATAGTATCACACGGACTGTACTTAGAGGTAATGTAGGTGTAGGAGTTGTAACTTCTCCAAGAGCAACACTAGATATATCAGGAAGTGGTAATATTGCTATTATAGGAGATGGAACTACAGGAGGCAGTTTATATTTTGGAGCAGCAAGTAATGCCAACTCTATTTTATATGCGGCTGGAGAACTCCAAATCAGAACTAACCAAGCATCGGGTTTAACTTTCTATACTCAAGGTACTCAAAAAAGAATGACTCTATCAGATGCTGGTAACTTAGGTATAAATACTACAAGTCCTACTTCTGGTAAATTACAAGTAGTTACTGGTGGAGATGCAGCTGGTATAACATTAGAAAGAACTTCTGGAGGATTTTTTACAGGACATGGATTTGCAAGTAGTAATCCATATTTCACTTATTATGCGACAAGTCAATTTGTGATTGGATATGGAACTTCTACTGGACTTGCACCAAGTACAAACACATTAATACTAAAAAATACTGGTCAAATACAACTACCTCAGTATACTACAACCACATCATTTACTGGTACTGCAGCTGGTGTACTTGCATTTGATTCATCAGGTAATATTTTAACAATTGCTACACCAGGAGGTGGTGGATCAACTACTGGTACAATAATACTTACAGCAGCAGGTGGATGGCCTTCATTAACTAACGGTTGTCAACCTCCGCAAACAACACAAACAACAACTAACCAAGTTAATTTTTATTATTTAGGATTTGCAGATGGTGCTACAACATTATATGCTAACTGGGCAATACCAATGCCATCAGATTATAATGGTGGAACTATTACTGCAAAATTTTATTGGGTTGCAGGTAATGCATCAACAAACTCTGTAGTTTGGGGACTACAAGCGCGGGCTTACGCTGATGGCGATGCTTTAGATCAAGCATTTGGCACAGCACAAGAAGTAACAGACGCAAACCAAGCTAATGATGATGTTAATATATCAGCAGCAACATCAGCAATTACTATTGGTGGTACTCCAGCAGCTGGAAATTTTGTTCAATTTAGAGCGTATAGAAACCCTGCAGCAGCTGGTGATACATTAGCAGCAACAGCAGAATTGCTTTCTATACATATAACTTATACAAAAGCATAATATGGCGGCGTTATTCCGGTTTGGTTCTATTCAATGGTTAACTTCTGATGCGCTTAATTCTACTAAAGTTATTTCAGGATTAGGTTTTCCTCCTCGTGCAATAAGATTTTATTGGGTAGGTTTACAATCTAACTCTCCAACTAATGCTGCGTCACAAGCCGTATCAGAAAGAAGAGGAATCGGATTTGCTTCATCAGCAACAACTAGAAGATGCGTAGGCACATTCAGTGCAGATAACGTAGCAGATTCTGATTGTGGATCAGTAGCAGCAAGTGATTGTGTTGTTGTAACTGTTACTGGAGCAGGTGCTATTGATGGAAAACTTGATATAAGTAGTTTTGATGCTGATGGATTTACTTTAATAGTAGATGATGCTACACCTGCTAATTTAACAATATTTTATGAAGTTTGGGGTGGTGATGATATACAAGACGTAACAATAGGAGATATAGCGGAACCAGCAGCTACTGGCAATCAAAACTATACAGCTACAGGATTTACGTCTACTAATATAGTAAATGATCAAGTAGTGATGTTAGCTGGAGTGCAATCAACAGCAGCAGTAGGCACAGGACAAGCTAATGACTCTGGACTATTTGTTGGATTTACAACAGGAACAGCAGCAGCAAATAATATCGTTGTTCTAGGTAATGCAGACGATGCTTCAGCAACTATGGATACTGATGGTTATGCTAGAGCAGGAGATTGTTTAGCAATGATTGTAGTAGCAGGAGGTAACCCAGATGCTAGAGCAGTATTACAATCTTTTGGTACAGACCAATTTACATTAAACTGGACTAATAGAGCTACTACAAATAGAAGAAGCATTTATATGGCAATAAAAGGTGGAGGTTGGCAAGTAGGTTCTTATACTATAAGACAAGATGCTGGCCGTACAGCAGCTGTTACAGGACTTCCATTTTATTTAAGAGGTATTTGTATAATGGGAGCAATGAAAACTCAAAGTGCAGCTGGTACAGCATCAACACAGGATAGGATGGGTTTTGGAACGGCTACAGGTACAGCATCAAGACAAACTATGTCAGTATTAGATGAGGATCTTACAGCATCCTCAGAAATAGATACAGTAATAGAATATAATAACCTATTAGCATTTCCTAGTACTGCTGGTGGTGTTCAAGCTAGATTTGATTTGAATGCTTGGGGATTTAATAACTTTACAACAGTAGTTGAAATCGATGCAGGTGGTCCTGAAAATGAATGGCATGGTTATTTAGCTTTTGGAGATATAAAAAGATCTAGACCTACACCTGTAGAAGGCGCTTTTATAGTTTAAAAATAATTTAATATGAGTTATAGTACTAATGATTTTATTTACATTAAAACAGAATTAACAGGAGAAGAATCTACTAAGATTGTTACTTTTGAGTATATGAATTTTCTTTATTATGTTAGATGTTTTGAAAATATAATTCAATTTATTAAAGGACAAAGACACGGTGAATTGTTGACAAATGGAGAAGTACCAACTCCTGAACAACATATAGAACACGATCTTAGAAGAGAATTATATAATGGAGATAGACAACCACTACAAGATTGGTTAGATAATAATGGTTACTAATAAGATAAATTTTATTATTTAAATTTTTTAGTTATATTTAGTTATGACGATATTTTTTATTGCTCCTCACCTTTCTACAGGTGGAATGCCTCAATATCTTTATAAACAAATAGAGGCTTTACATAAAAAACATTCTATATATTGTTTAGAGTGGGATGACATTACAGGAGGTAATCTTGTAGTTCAAAGAAATAAAATTAAAAATATTTTAGGTAAAAGATTAGTAACACTAGATCAAGATAAACACCATTTATTTAAATTGATTGAAGAATATAATCCAGACATAATACACCTTCAAGAAATCCCTGAAATGTTTATGCCTAGTGATATTGCAGATAAATTTTATTCAATAAATAGAACATATAAAATAATTGAAACATCTCACGATTCAAGTTTTGACATAAATAGAAAAATATACTTTCCAGACAAATTTATGATGGTAAGTCAATATCAAGTAGAGACTTATAAACCATTAAATATTCCAATACAATTAGTAGAATATCCCATAGAATATAAAACTAAAACTTATACTAGACAAGAATTATTAAATAAATTAGGTTTAGATCCTAATAAAAAACATGTTATAAACGTAGGATTATTTACTCCTAGAAAGAATCAAGCAGAAGTTATTGAGTATGCTAGAATGCTTAAAGACTATCCTATTCAATTTCACTTTATAGGAAATCAAGCAGATAATTTTCAAGATTATTGGCAACCTTTAATGAAAGAATTTCCTAGTAATTGTAAATGGTGGGGAGAACGAGATGATGTAGATACTTTTTTTGAAATGGCTGATCTATTTTTATTTACTTCTAGAGGCCATGCCACTGATAAAGAAACAATGCCTCTGGTAATTAGAGAGGCTATTAGTTGGAAAACACCATCACTTATTTTTAATCTAGATGTTTATTTAAATTATTTTAATAAATTTAGTAATATAAATTATCTAGATTTTAATAATAAAGAACAAAATATAAAATTGATATTAAATAAATTAGGAATGCAAGAAAATAAAATAGACGAAATATTTGATATATCAATAAATCCATCAGAGAATAAAATTCATATTACATATAAAAAACACGAGCCTAGTAAATATAAAGTATCAATAAAAGAAAAAGATTCTAATGCACCAATGTATTGGTTTAATGCTGAGTTTGTTAATGGCTCTGCGTGGTGGATAGTACCAATTCCTGTGCAATCTTTAGACTTCGTAAGAGATCCAGTCGTTGGTACTTTAGTAATTGAATTTTATAATTTAGAAAATGAACTTTTATATTCTAAAGATTTATTTATAAAAGAAACTGTAAAAAAAGATGTCGCATTAAATTTAAATAATCCATTTGATTGTCTATTTAATAATTACAATGAAATGTTTTTATCTAAAAAATACGACTGTTATGAATTAGATAATTTAGATACAGTTTTTGATATTGGAGCTAATAGTGGATTATTTTCTCTTTTATGTGCAAATAAAGGAGTTAAAAAGATTTATGCATTTGAACCAAATCAAGATTCTTTAATTAACTTAAAAAGTGTTACTCAAAATTTAGATATAGAAATACTAGATAAAGCAGTTTATACTAAAGATGAAGATCTTAAATTTTATATAGATCCTACAAATACTACTATAGGAAGTCTTTCTAAAGAGCATTTAGAAATACATTCAAATTCATTAGAAGAAATAGTAGTTCCAGCAATATCTTTAAAAACATTTATTAAACAGAATAATATTGATAGAGTATCTTTAGTTAAAATGGATATTGAAGGAGCCGAATATGAAATTATTGAAGAATTAGAAGATGAAGTATTTGATGTTATAGATGGCTTTTTAATAGAGTTTCATGATAATCAAAATAAGAAAGTTTCTAAATTAGTAAATAAATTATCTTCAAAAGGATTTGAAATAGATCAAATAAGAGATCAAAACTCATTAAATAATGATAGTATAAAACACAGATATGAAGATTCTGTAATAGGTACTATATATGCAAAAAGAAAAGCGAAACAAAATCCTATAGTAATTATAGATGCTTTTTTTCATAATGATCATTGCCTTTCTACTTTTAAAGAATCTATTTTAAATATTAAAAAATTAGGATTACCTATTATGGTAGTTACTAATAGTGATTTTGATAAATCTATAATAGATAGTATTGATTATTTAGTGTACGATAAAAATAATAGATTATTTGAAAAAGAATATAATACAAATGATTTAATTGGATTATGGTATGGTGATGCCGAAAAATATTTTTGCTTTTCAAATAAAGCATCTCAAAAACATGGACTATCTGTACTTTCTAATTTATATCATACTACTAATTTAGCTAAGTCTTTAGGATATACAAAATTTATTAGAATAGAATATGATTCTATAATAAAAAACATAGAAAACATAAATAATTTAATTATTGAAACTGAAGAGAAAAATAAAAAAGGATTTATTTATGTGAATGAAGAAAAGTATTTGTCTTTCCAATTGTGGTATTTTGATTTAGATTATTTTACAAAAATAATGCCAAAAATTAATACAGAAAAAGATTATATAAATACTAAATTTTATTTAAATAGTAAGCATAATGACTTTATATTAGTCGAAGACTTTTTACTTAGAATTATAAAAAAGAAAGGTTTAGAAGATATAATAGTTAAAACCCCTGAAGATTTAGAAAGAGAGTTTCCAAAAACGTATTGGAATTCAGTAACTTCGCCTGCAGAATCTGATTCTATAATAGACGGATTTTTCTCTTCTGTATTTAAAGTTTCTGATAATAAAAAATATGAAGACGAAAGAAACGCAGAAGTAAATAATAACTTATTTGCAATAGTTACATGGAATTGTAGTTCTAGTAAAGAAAATATATCAAAAATTACTATAAATAAAAATGGCAAAAAAGAAACTTTTTATCAAAAAGTATTAGGAGATAATTCTCATGATTATAAAATATTTGATTTAGATAGTGAAGATATTGAAATAGAAATTAGTATGAATGATAAAAATTCTAAATCTTATATAGTGAATAAAAATAATATAGAATCACTAAATAATATTTTTGTTCTTAGATGAAAATAATTAATGTCACTCCAGGTTTAATTCCTATCCCACCTAATGGTTGGGGTGCTGTAGAAAAGATTATATGGGAGACACATAATTGTCTTTTAAAACTAGGCCACGATGCCAGGATTTCATATCTGGACGAGGTAAATGATTATGATATAGTTCACATACACGTGGCTAATCTAGCAAACCTGGCGCATGAGAGAGGCATTCCATATTATTTCACTATGCATGATCACCATGCTTATCTATATGGTAAAGATTCTAGTGTATATAAAGAAAACTTACAGGCTATAAAGAATGCCCAAAAGTCATTTGTACCAGCTAAATTTTTAGTAGACTACTTTGAAGGAATTCCTGAATACTTTTCACATGGAGTAAATACTGAATACTTTATACCATCAGGAATTAAAGAGCATAAACTTTTATGCGTAGCTAATAATGGATTTATCCATGATCAATCTGAAGATAGAAAAGGCTTTAGTTATGCAATTGAAGCCGCTAAACAATTAGACCTTCCTATTACTATAGCTGGGCCTAGTAATAATAAAAACTATTTTGAAAAGTTTCCTTCTGATTATAAAAAACTTACTATTCTTTATGATTTAACTGAAGACGAATTAAAAGACTTATATAAAGAACATAGCATATTTGTTCATGCTTCAATATTAGAGGCTGGACATCCTAATTTAACTCTACTTGAAGCAATGGCATCAGGACTTCCTGTAGTAGGAACTTATGAAGACAATAATGAATTAAAAGGATTAATTAAAGTAGAAAGAAATGCAGATCAAATAGCAGAAATTATATCTAAATTAATAAGTCCAATAAAATACCTTAGATATTCTAAATTAGCTAAAACAACCGCATCTGAATTATCGTGGATGAATAGAACAAAAGAGCTAGTAAAAAAATATTCCAATACTATGAAAGATCAACTTATACAAGGTTATGAAAGTACACAAATATTAGCTATCCCACCAAAAGAACCTATTCCTCAATTTAATATTAATTTTATTCAAGGTGCATTCTTTGAAATTGTAGGAGGAAAAAAATTAGATTATGATGTATCTTTTACAGATAATAAAACAAATCAAGTTTTACACTCTGGCAAAATATCTTCTAACTGTTGGATTAAAGCTAGCAAGCAAAGTTTTGTTGATTGGAAAATAAAAGCATTAGATGGAATTCATGAATATGAATATAATTTAGACTTAAAAGATAAAAGAGTCTATATTGCATTAGACTCTAAATCACTAGGTGATACTCTAGCATGGTTTCCTTATATAGAAGAGTTTCAAAAAAAGCATAATTGTAAAATAATAACATCAACATTTTGGAATCATTTTTTTGAAAAAGAATATCCACAATTTGAGTTTGCTAAACCAGGAGAACCTGTAAATAATCTTTATGCAATGTATACTATAGGATGGTTCTATAATCAAAATGGAACTATTGATCATAATAAAAATCCTAGAGACTTTAAAAATATACCGCTACAACAAACAGCAACAGATATTTTAGGTTTAGAATATAAAGAACTTAGACCTAGAATAACAGTTGATAAAAATATAAAGAAAGAAAAGATCATATCAATAGCAGTACATAGTACAGCTCAAGCTAAATATTGGAATAATAAAACTGGATGGCAAAAAGTAGTTGATCATCTAAAATCTAAAGGATATAGAGTTATAATTTTATCAAAAGAAGAAGATGGATATATGGGCAATTCTAATCCTAAAGGAGTTGAATATCTTTCTGATACAAGTATTGAATCTACTATTGAAATATTACAAAAATCAAAAATGTTTATTGGTATTAGTAGTGGATTAAGTTGGCTTAGTTGGGCACTAGGAACAAAAACATGTATTATATCTGGATTCTCTGATCCTATAACTGAATTTGAAGACGCCATTAGAATATATACAAAAGATGGATTTTGTAGAGGATGCTTTAATACACATCAATTAGATCCAGGAGATTGGAATTGGTGTCCAAAACATAAAGGAACTCAAAGACAATTTGAATGCAGTAAAACAATATCAGGAGAAGAAGTAATAAAAGCCATTAAGAAACATCTTTCTTAGTATAATTCATAAATCCCAAATATGTATTAGAAAGATAGTCCGAAATGGGAGTTCGTATAGAAGCACCTAAACAAGATGGTAATGCCAGGTTTAATACTCTAAAAGTTAATCTAAATGAAAATAATTTAGCTACTAGAGTAGTTGTTGTAGACGAACAAGGGAATTTTTACTATGGATCAGGAGGCGGAGGGGGTACAGCAGGGACAAACGGATCTTCTGGTACATCTGGTGCAAATGGTACTTCTGGAGTTAATGGATCCTCTGGCTCGTCTGGGACCTCAGGAACAGGTTTTAATACAATAGCAGATGCTTTGCAAGGAAGGGTATTACTTTCTGATGGTAGTACTAATAATGCGTCTGCTTCCGCTAATCTTTTTTACGATACTGGTAGTTCTACTTTTCAAATAACTGGATCAATTGTATCTACTCAAGGATTTACTGGATCTTTAGAAGGAACAGCTAGTTGGGCAATTAATGCTAGTAGCTCATCTTATGCTCCAAACATTTATAATTCTGATGGTACTTTAACAGGCAATAGAACTATTACTTCTAGCTTTTATAGTCTTACTGTAAATTCTACTAAGTCAACAGGATCAACATTTATTGTATCACATTTACAAACTCAATCAAATGCCACAGATACAGCAGATATTGGGATGCAAGTTACTTACAATATAAGTGCGTCATCTGCAACAAATCAACTTGTAGCAAGAGCATTTCAATTAAGTGTATTTAATAATTTATTAGGAGGAGGAAGTCTTCAAAATTTAAGATGTTTTAATTTAGCGGCATTTTTTGGTACAGGAACAACAACAGATGAAGCTGATTTAATTTATTTAGAAAGAGGTAATCTTACTGGAACTATAGGTACTTATAGAGCTATAAGAATAGCTAACTATACAGGAACTAATAGAGGAGGTATTGCAATGGCTGCAATAGGCGGTAGCGGTAATGCAGCTTATGTGAATATGGGAAGCATAGTAATACCAACTGGTAGATGGGGTATATACCAATCGGAAACTAGTATTAGTAATTACTTTGCTCAACGTGTTTTAATAGGAACTACTACAACTGGTTCATATTCTCTTGATGTAAGCGGTAGTTCAAGAACAAATACTTTACACGTACAAAATTTAAAAAATCCAGCTGGATCAGGTGGTCAAATAGATATATTTGTTGTAAATAATCCAGGTGATGCTGGATATCAAAAACTATCAATTTTAGCAGGAGGTAGCCCATACTCAACTGTGTTACAAACATCAGGTGATGGTGGTGGAAGTAGAGGTATGATACTTGATGCATCTGGACCTGGTGGAGAGATGTATTTTAATACAAGTAATGTTAGTAGATGGATACTTAGTGGTACGTATAATTCTTTAGGAGCCGGACATTTAATACCAGTTGCTGATGCACTTTATAATGTTGGAGATATAACTAGACGTATTTCTAATTATTATGGAGTAAGAAGTTATATATCAAGTTTATTAAGTGTAACAGGATCCGCAATTATTTCAGGAAGTGTATCAATAATAGGACCTACAACTAGTAGCGGAGATATTATTCCAGGAACAACAGATACGTTTAATTTAGGTTCTAGTAGTAATAGATGGAAAGATCTTTATTTATCAGGCTCTACAATATATTTAGGAAACATACAATTAAAAGAACAAGCAGGAAATTTTGTAGCAGTTTCTGGTAGTACTAATATTGGATTTTCTGGATCATTTACAGGATCATTATTTGGAACATCTAGTTGGGCAGTTTCTGCTTCTTGGGCTCCCACTCAAACTACTGTAGCTACTGCTTCTCTTGTATCATCTTCAAATGTATTTGGGCCATATGGTTTTGATAGTATAAAAACTTCATCATTTGCATTAACGGCTTCATCTGCGGATGACTTTTTAGTTAGAGGTACTTTAACTGCTCAAACAATTGTAGCCCAAGTAATTACATCTAGTACTGAATATATAACTGGATCAACTATATTTGGTAGTGAATTAAGCAATACACATCAATTCACAGGATCTGCTTCTGTAACAGGTAGTTTTCAAGTAAATGATAGTTTAGTAGTATTAAGTAATCAAACAGGATCAATGTTTGTTGCTACTTCTAGCTATGCATTTACTGCATCTTATGTAGATTCTAGTAATATAAATAATTTATTTAGAATAGCTACGGGAAGCATATCAGCTAGTGTTAATGTAACTCCTGAAAGTTTATTTTTAATTAACTCAGGATTTACTCAGTACTTTAATATATCTAGCTCAGGAGATACGGACATATATAGTAATTTATTTATAGTTCGTAATTTTAATACACAACAACCAGTTTTAACAGTTAGTCAAAGCATAGTTCAGATAGCTACTCAATCATTTGATCCTACAGGAACAACACAAGCAGGATCTATTTGGTTTACTTCTGCATCTATGTTTGTAGGACTAGAATAAACTTATTTGAACTAAACATATTTATAAACAGACAAAATATATTAAATGGCAACTTGGAAAAAAGTCATAGTTTCTGGTAGTCAAGCAGAACTGGCCGCATTAAAAGTAGATAATTTAACTTCTGGACAAGCAGTTATTGGTGGTGGATCTGCTGCAAATCTAAGCACAAGAGTGATTAGTGGATCAGGAGCAATACTTGCAAGCGGTGGTACTAATATAGTGTTAAGTGGATCTTTTTCAGGATCTTTTCAAGGTAATGGATCAGGACTTACAGGAGTGAGTGCAACGACTTCAAATGCTTTAACCGCAGGAGAAGGTATTTCTACTTTTACTTTTAATGGATCAGCTGCGCAAACAGTATCAGTAAGTGGTGCTGCAGATTTAACATCTAATATAATAACTAAGTGGGATAATAATGCTAATAAATTTACTAATTCATCCCTTACAGATAACGGTACAACTATAAGTGGTACTACATCAATAACACTTTCAGGAGCTAACTCATCTTTAACAGGTTCTTTATTAGGAACTTCTTCTTTTGCTAATAATGCGGATAGAGTTTTAAATTCTTTAACTGCAGGAAATGGTTTAACAGGAACTACATTTAATGGTTCTGCAGCATCTACTTTTGATGTTGGAGCAGGGGCATTAATTACGGTTACAGCTGATGCAGTTCAAGTAGCTACATCTTCTCTTACTACAAATCAAATTCCAAAATTAGGAACTAATACTTTTGCTGGATCTAATATATCAGATACTGGAACACAAGTACAAATTGGATCTGGTGCTACTTCTGGTTTAAGTATAGCTGCTGGTGGTGTAACAGTAACTGGAAACTCTACATTCAATAATAATTTAACAGTAGCCGGAGACTTAACAGTTGCAGGTACTGCTAGTTTTCAAAATACTCAAAACTTATTAATTGGAGATAGATTTGCTGCATTTGCATCTGGATCTACTTCATTAACAGATGGCGGTATTATAGTTGTTTCTTCTACAAGTGCCGCAGGAATGTCAGGTTCTGCTTGGTTTTTAGAATCTGTAGATGCTGGAACTTATGGAAGATTTGCAGTTCAATATAATGTTCACACGTCTGCTTCTTCTGTAGCGGCTGATGAATATGCTGTAACTGTAAAAATATCCCCATCAACAAATCCATCGGCTGCTCCTGTATGGGGTGGTGCTAATAATGGTTCTGGTAATATGTGGATCAATAATACATCTGGAGACATATTTATATACGCATAAAATAATCTAATTAGTTATGGCTTTTAATTTAAAACAAGTTGTAGTTGCAGGAGAGCCTGCGTCTTTAACAGAAACAGGGAAAAACACAAAATCTGATAATTTATCTAAACATGAATTAGAGTATCTGCTAACTCTTCTTAAGAACGCAGATCTTAAAGGACATCAAATAGAGATGTTCTATTCAATGATAATTAAATTACAAAATCAGTATATTTTAGTAAACAAATAATAAGTTATGTTAGATATATTTTCTATTGATCTTACTCAAAATGAAATAGTGTTTATTAGACAAGCACTAGATGTAGTATCAGTTTCAGGAAAAGATGCAAAATTCCTTGCTAGTCTTCAAGTTAAAATAGAACAAGAGCTTCTAGAAATAGATTCACTAAAAAGAAAAGAAGAAGAAAAAAAGCAAACAGAGCTACAACAAATCATTCAACACGAGCAGACAAAGTCTACTGGTAAAAAGAACTCCTGATATTTATAATTGTATAATTTGTAGGCCCGAAAGGGAAGTAGGCTTAGTATAGTGCTAAGTTTCTAACCACAAAACGTAGTTGAATGCCATCTTGGAAAAAAGTCATAACTTCTGGCTCAGATGCCAGTCTTGCCTCTTTATTTGTTGCTAATGCAGTAACCTCAAGTATATTTTCTGGTTCAAGATATATAGGAGCTTCATTTACTGGATCATTTTCTGGTTCTATTGCCGCACCTGGATCTAATACAAATATAATTTATAATAGCTCAGGAGTATTAGCAGGATCAAGTAACTTTATATTTGATGGCACTAATGTTGGTATAGGCACTACAACTCCTAGTAGTAATTTAGACATAAGAGGAGCTTCAGATACAGCTGGACAAATATCTTTACAATTAAGATCTGGTAATACGTCTGTTAATTTTAATAGTAACCAAATTACATTTGGATATGCTAATACAGCTTTATATAGACACGCTATAAAAACAAGACATAATTCAGACGCATCATCTGGTAATGCTATTGATTTTTATACATGGTTAAATGGTAGTGCTACAACGGCAATTGGTGGTCAACATGTCATGTCTTTAAATGGAGCTAATGTTGGTATAGGTACAACAACACCACAAAGTGGTATTAAATTAGATGTTTCTGGAGCCGCAGCAATAGCAGGAGGCACAGAAGGTATAAGATTAGGTAGTATAGGAGATAATTCAGCTTATGATAATGTAAAAATATATTATACAGGGTATAATTCAGCAGTACCAAGAATTTATTTAACACCAAGGACAACACCAGGTTCAGGAATAGTTAGTAGCTATTTTCATTTATTAAATTCAAACGGAAATAGTACTACTTCTAATAATACAATTGGATTATTAGTTGATGGTAATGTTGGTATAGGTACAACGATACCAGATGCTAAACTTACAATATCAGCTTCTAGTGGAGATTTAGCTACTTTTTATACAGGAACAACAAAGAGATTGACTGTTACTACTAACGGTGAATTATCTTTTAATACAAACTCTTCTTTAGGTTTAGTATGGAGTCCTGCAACTCTTAGATTTGAAGGACAAACAACAGGTGTTACAGTAAGACCTTATGCAACTAATTATGTATCATTTACAGTAGCTGGAGTAGCAAATCAAACCGCTAATTTACAAACTTGGCAATCTAGTGGTGGTACTATTTATTCTGCAGTTAATGCTACTGGTTCTTTTGGTATAGGCACTTCTACTCCTATTACAAGATTACATGTATCAGGAAATACATATATAGATGGAAGAGCTAGTATTGCAACAACTTCAACAGCAGGAACAGGCCTTACTGTAGGAGGATCATCTGTATTTTTATCTTTTGGAGAATTTCAACAAGGAAATGCACTTTATTTTTATAGCTCAGGAAATACGTTTAATACTGCTTTAGCTCAAAATGGTAATTTATTTTCAATAGGTAGCTCAGTTTATGTTAGTTCATCTAATAATGTTGGTATAGGAACTTCAACATTAGAAAATATAGCTAGTACAACAACCCTAACAATAAATGGTAGTACAGGTGGTGGAGCAACTTCATATCAAGTTGGTGGTGTTAGAGTAGGTTTAGCAAACGGTAACGATAACTACTTTACATTACAATCATATAACTCAAGACCTTTATCATTAGGATATAATAACAACAATACAGTAGTTATTAATACTAGTAATAATGTAGGTATAGGAACTACAAATCCTATTTATAAATTACATTCCTCAGGGATAATAAATTCAGATGGTGGATATGTAAATAGCCAAGCAACTTTTACTAAATCCTATTCTTTAGGTAATATTGCTGCTAATACTACTTATACATTAGGACAACTTGATTTTGGTACAGTATATACTCATCATTTTAGAGTGAGAGTAAGTTCATATGCTGGTACAAAAACTTTTGATTTTATAGGATATCAAGCAGGACTTTCAAAAACAGTTTCTGGAGTTCCTTATCAACAAGATAGATTTAATACATTAGATGTAGTTTTAGAAAAAGTAGTTGACGGAAGTAATCAAATTACGGGAGTAAAAATAGGAATTAAAAATGGTTATAGTGGTGAAGATTTTATTTATAGCGCAACTATAGAATGTTTATCTGTATTTTCAAATTGGACAGCACTAGCATCAAATACAACACTTACAACATTTACACCTGGAGTATCTAATTATGTTATAGCAGAAGCAGGTTCTGTAGGTATAGGTACAACCTCTCCTGGAACTACATTAGATATAATAGGCAATGTAAGAGCAACTTCATTTACGGGATCATTTTCAGGATCAGTAGCTGCAGCAGGTTCTAATACACAAATTATATATAACAATTCAGGAGTATTAGCTGGGTCAAGTAATCTAGTATTTAATGGAAGCAATGTAGGCATAGGTTCAGTATCACCTGCATACCCATTAGATGTAAATGGTACAGTAAGAGTAACAACACTAATAGAAACATCTACAAAGATATTAAAAGAAAATATCCAACCTTACTCAACAGATATTAATAAATTTAAAAAATTAAAACCAGTTTCATTTAATTGGAAAGATACGAAAAAAGAAGATATAGGTTTAATAGCAGAAGATCTAAACAAAGTCTTTCCAGAATTTGTGTCAAAAGATGATGGTAAGCCTGTTGGTATTCACTATGGAAAACTGGCTGCCATATTTATAAACGTAATAAAGGAGCAACAAGAAAGAATAGAAGCATTAGAAAAGCAGGTAAAAAAACTAATTAAGTAAAATGGCTCAATTACAAACTACAGGAGTTACAGGATCATTAACAGTTACTGGTCAAATTATAGCGCAATCGCTTAATGTGCAGCAGGTAACTTCTTCTATAGTATATAGTTCAGGAAGTAATAGATTTGGTAATTTAACTTCTGATGTACAACAATTTACAGGTTCATTAAGAGTAACAGGATCAGGGAATCATTGGATTGTAGGTGGTAATGTAGGTATTGACACATCAGCACCAGGTGCTAAGTTTGAAGTTTACAATGGAGATATCTGGCTTAACGCAGCAAGTTCAGCAGTTAATCCTGAAATAAGATTTATTGACGATTCTGGTATTGGTACTGCAGGCGCAAAAATAAGATACGGTAATGCTGATGGTAATCTTTATGTAGAACACGTATATAATACAACCAATTCAGGTATATTTTTTAGAAATAGAACTGCAGCAACTGCTCTTAATACTTTATCTCTTGTAAATGGAAATGTTGGTATAGGAGTTATAAGCCCGGCTTATCCATTAGATGTAAATGGAAAAATATATGCATCCACAGAAGTTCAAGGTGGAACGGCATTTATAAATGATACTGGAGGAATATCTGTATTTGGTTCAAATACATCAACAAGATCAATTAGATTGGGTAGAAATGGAACTAGTAATGATATATTCATTACAGGATCTAGTGGCAATGTTGGTATAGGAACAAACACACCAGGATCTTTATTAGATATTGCAACTACAGGAACTAGTGGAACAACTGCTATGCTAATATTACGCAGAGCTTCAGGTTGGGGACTTACATCATTTGAACAAATTTATGATAGTACATATTTTGCTAATGGTAAAACTTTAACTCTTAAAAATGATTCAAATACTGCATTTGCTCATTTTGCAGGTAATAATGCAGGAACGCAAACTAATTTCTTATTACCATCAGGTAGTGTAGGTATAGGAACTATATCTCCAACGATGGGTTTTCAAATAGATGCAACAGGATTTTCCACTAGACTTAGAGAAACCTCAGATGGTAGTTCATTAGTTTTAAGTGGTAATCAAGTACAAGCTAGAACTAGTGCAAATGCAGGAAGTCCTTTATATTTAAATTTTACTAATGGAGGCAATATATTAATTGCAGGAAGCGGTACTAATGTTGGTATAGGAACAACAGCTCCAGTTGAACGTTTACATGTATCAGGAAATATAAATGTAACAGGTGGAGAATACAGGCTTCTTAATAATTCAACTATACTTTCTTCAACAAGTACATCTTTACTTACAATAAATGCAGGAGGATTTACTAATGTAAATATTCAAAATGGTAATGTTGGTATAGGCTCATCAACACCAACGGCTAAATTAGATGTTGTAGGTAATATTAAAGCAACATCATTTACAGGATCATTATCGGTTGGATCTAATACACAGGTTATTTACAATAGCGCAGGAGTATTAGTAGGATCAAATAATTTTATATTTGATGGAACTAATGTTGGTATAGGTGCAACGTCTCCTCTAGCTAGATTACATGCAGGTCCTAATATATCTGATACTTCAACATATTCATTTACTAATACAGGAGCAGTTATAGCTTCTTTTGGAGTAGATCATACTGCTACAAGAACAAATGTTCTTTCTTTAATGAGAGATGGAACATCAGGAGTAGTATATGCTGGTTTAGCAGCATTTGATTTATCTAGATGGTCAGCAGATTCAGTAAATGCTCGTACTCAATTAGATATTAGATTAGCAAATACAGATACTAATACTATTACAGATGTTATAAGCTTAAGAAGTAATGGTTGCGTTGGTATAGGTACTACAGCACCTAGAGATATTTTAGATGTAGTAGGAAGTGCTATTTTAAGAAGCACATATAATCTTAGTTGGGGAAATACGTATGGAGCAGGAGTACCTACAATTACAGGTACATCAGGATCATCTGCATTTTTAGCCTTTTATCCAGCAGGAAGTACATCAAATGAAAAAGTAAGATTCGATGCTAATGGTAATGTTGGTATTGGTACCACTGTACCAGGACACATGCTTGATATCACTACTAATAAAACAGGTAATGGAGCAGGTAGTACTATTAGAATTAATAGACCAGATAATGCATCTTATGAAAATGCAATTAATTGGGCAACTAATGGTAGCAGCACTTGGTTTTTAGGAAGTGATAATGATTCAACAGACAATTTTTATTTATATAACTGGCGTAGATCAGCTTTTGAATTAACTATTCTTTCAGGATCTGGTAATGTCGGTATTAACACTACTGCTCCTGCGACTAGATTACAAGTTAATGGAACTTTTGCTAGTAATGCTTTATGGACTGATGGATCTGCTATAGCATATTGGGGAAATTATTCCACAGCATATGGAGGTTTAACATGGAGCTCAGGATATGCAACCGTATTTTCAACTTCTGGTAATGTGCTATATTTTGGAGCAGGCGGAGCTTCTCCAAAAATAACTCTTAATACTAATGGTAATCTTGGAATAGGCACAACTAGTCCTGCTTCAAAATTTGAAATCAAATCATCAGCAGCAAATAATCTTGGAGGATTACTATTAAGAGCTACTTCTACAGATAATTTCCCAGCAATACTATATGAAAATTCAGGAAATGGTGGAACATTAGATCTTTATAATGCTGCATCATTAACTACAAGAATTAATTCTAATGGAAATTCTTATTTTACTGGAGGTAATGTAGGTATAGGAACAACAACTCCAAATAGGCAACTTACATTTGGTTCTATAAATCAAGATGCAATTCAAATAAGAAGATTAACTACCTCAGAAGGCAATACTTCATTAGGAACAGGAATTTCTTGGACGTGGAGAAGTGATAGTACAGACAATGAAACTTGGGCTGCTATTAGAGTTATAATGCCAGGAAATAGTAATAGTAATATGACTTTTTCTACTACCCCAGCACTTGGAGGTGGAGCGGGTCTTCTTGAAAGAATGAGAATTCAAGATGATGGTAATGTAGGTATTGGTACGACTAATCCTTCTCAAAAATTAGAAATAGCAGGAAATATTAGTCTTACTCAAGGTGGAAATAGACTTATTAGAATTGGTAGTGCAACTAACTACTATTATGATCTTGCAGCCTCAGGAGATGATTTTGTAATTAATGAAGCAGGAACTACCACAAGATTTGTTATAAAATATCCTAATGGTAATGTTGGAATAGGAACTAATAATCCTACTACTAAACTTCAAGTTGATGGAGTTATTAGTGGGTCTGCTTTTCAATTAGGTCCTCTACAATATGCAGCTAGAAGATATACCAAAACAGTAGAAAATATTACAACTGGATCTTATACTACTTTATTTAATGTGTATGGAGACCAACTCAGTTCAGCAGTAAAAGTAGTAATTAGAGGAACAGTTAATTCAGTTGTTGTTGATAGTATTATAGATATAACAGCAAATCATTCTGAAGATATAGTAGTAAAATCCCAATCAGGAATTTATACTATATTAACAATAAAAATTTTAGCAGCTACTACTCTTACAGAAGATTTTACTGTACAGGCAAAAATAAGTAACCACGAACCTGGACAACCTTTACAAGCATACGTAGATGTTTATCCTTATGGAAATGAAATAATAGAGTTTAGTCCAGGATCAATTTATTCAACTACTATATTAGAACACGAATGTTCACCTGGATTTAACCACACCTCTGTTGGAGGAACTGATTATTTTAATATTAATAATGGTAATGTTGGTATAGGAACTACAGAACCTAATGCAACTTTAAATATCGTAACTCCATCAGATGATACTACAGGAGATTCTTTTAAATTTAAAGGATCAAATGCTAAAGAATTTGTTAGTATAAGTAAATTAGGTTTTATAAGATCTAGAGCATCAGATACTAACGGTGCTAATATGCACTTTTTTGATAATGCAGGAAGTAAAAGAGTAGAAGTTTCAGTAACATCTACAGATTTTAATTGGTATTCAGATGCATTAAGTACTACCTTTATGACATTTAAGCATTCAAATGGCTATATTGGAATAGGTACTACATCGCCTACTGCAACATTACAAGTAGTAGGAAATGCTAGAATCGGTCAATATGCAAACACATCTACAAATGCAGTTTTAGACCTAACTTCTGGTGGTAGTGGAAATAATTCTTATATTGATTTTGGATATTATGGAACATTTGATGCTGCTATTTGGTTTGCTGGATATTTTGGGGATTCAAATGGACAATTTAAAATAAGAGACGCTAGTTCAGGAACCGCTACAGATGCTTTTGTAATATCTCAAGGATCTAGAAATATAACAATAAATTCTTTATCAGGAACTGGAAATAGAATAGTAGGAACAGATTCTAATGGTTTATTATCTTCAATTACTGTTGGTTCTGGATTATCTTTAAGTGGTGGAACTTTAACAGCAACAGGTGGATCCGCAGGTACAGTTACAGGAACTGGCGCAAGTACACAAATTGCTTATTGGACTAGTACCTCTAATGTAACAGGAAGTAATGGACTCGTTTTTAGCGGAGGTAATGTAGGTATAGGAACTACGTCTCCTGGTTTTACGTTAGACGCTCAAGGTGGTGGTTCTGGACTTAGAGTTTTATCAAATACATCATACGTAGATTTAGCACTTACAAATACTTCAACTACTAGTTATATTCAAGCTAATGGTAATGAAATGCGTTTTTTTGTAGCTGGAGGAAGTAATTCTGATATTGTAATGGTTTTAGATGGGGTTAATAATAGAGTGGGTATTGGTACATTATCTCCTAGCTATCCATTACATGTAGAAGCAACTACGTATATAAATAATGGATTATCAAATGGAGCTGGAGTATCTCTTTACGTACAAGGCTCAGGAGATATGCAATTAACGGATGGAGGATCTATATTTTTTGGAGCTTATACATATGCAAATGGTACATACATAAGAGGGTATGATGATGGAGATGCTATGTATTTTTATAGCAATGGTACAAATACTGCTGTTATGAGATCAACAGGCGTTGGTATAGGCACAACCTCACCAGCTGCTAAGTTAGAAGTTCAAGGTATTGATCAAAATATAATAGCAAGACAAGATGGTAATAGTGCTGGTTGGAGAGGTAGAATATTAAGTAAAAACTTAACTGCTGATAGGTCATCATTTCTTGGTACATATGCAGGAGTTGCAGGTGTATTTGCACATAACTATGCTTTAGATGGATGGGCTCCTTTATATATCAATACTGTTGATGGTATAACAGGAAATGGTGGAACTGTTATAATGGGAGGTAGTGTAGGTATAGGTACAACAAATCCTGTCCACCAATTAACTATTGAAGGAGATCAACAAAATCTAAAATTACAATCAGCTACTTCTCCTGCAAACTATTACGCAGAAATCAGCGCAAATTATAATTATTCAAATGCGTTTACTATAAAAGCTAACGGAGCAGGTGGAGTACAAACTTTAATGCTTTGGGGTGATGGTGCAGGTCTTACTTTACAGGGTGGTGCAACAAGACCTTTATTATTACAACCTTCTAATGGAAATGTAGGTATTGGAACAACTTCTCCTACAGCAAATTTAGATATTAAAGGAGCTCAAGATACAGCTGGACAAATATCTTTACAATTAAGATCAGGTAATAGTAATGCTAATTTTAGTAGTAACCAAATTACTTTTGGATATGCAAATACGGATACCTACAGACATGCAATAAAAACAAGACATAATTCATCAGCAGCAGCTGGTAATGCAATAGATTTTTATATATGGAAACAAGGAACTGATACTTCTACAGCAATAGGTACTCAACAAGTAATGTCTATAAATGGAACAAGTGTTGGAATAGGAACTTCATCACCAGGATATACTTTAGATGTAGTAGGTACAGGAATAAGAGGAACTTACAGACCTAGAACTAATAGTACAACTTCAACAACATCAGTAACCCCTACAATAGATACAGAAGATGTATTTGTAGTAACAGCCCAAGCTCAATCTTTAACTATAAACAATCCTACTGGAACTATAGTAAATGGACAACGATTTATTCTAAGAATAAAAGATAATGGAACTCCGCAATCTTTAACATTTGGAAATCTTTATAGAGCTTCTACAGACTTGCCTTTACCTAGTATTACTTTAGCAGGAAAAACAATATATTTAGGATTTATATATAATTCTGATGCAAATCGTTGGGATTTAATAGCAAAAATAAATAATTTCTAATTAGTAAAGTATAAAAGTTATGGCAACTATTTTATATACTTCAAATGGAATTTTCTATGTACCACCGTATGTAGATTCTATTACAGCAGATTGTATTGGCGGCGGTGGCGCAGGTGGAGGCGCATTTAGTTCTGATACAAATAATTTATCAGCAGGCGGCGGTGGCGGTGCTGGTGGTGCTTTTGCTAGAGGCGTTGTTCCTGTTACTTCATTTACTAAAGTTACAGTTGCAGTTGGTGCACAGCAAACAAATTCAGGAACTACTGGAAATAATTCTTCTGTTTCTTATTCTAATAGTAATAGAGTAATAGGAGCGGGTGGTGCAGCTGGAAATGATGCATTTGCTGTTACTTTTGCTGAATCATTAGGAAATGCAGGTGGAGGTACAACTATAGGTTCTAGTGGATCTTTATTAAGAGCTGGTGGTAATGGAGCAAATGCAACAACATTTACAGAAATCCCTGAGCTTTATCCAAGAGCAAGAGGTGGCGGTGGTGGCGGAAGTGCGGGAATAGATTCACAAGGAGGAAATGCATCAGGTCAAAGTGCCGGAACTGGTGGAACTCCAAATGGAGGCGCAGGTGGTTCTGGAGGTAGTACTAGTCAAGTAGGAAATCCTGGATCAATTCCAGGTGGCGGAGGCGGCGGTGGTGCAGTAAAGTTTTTTGAAGCTGGCGATTATGTAGGAGGCGCAGGTGCAAGAGGTCAAGTAACTATATATTATGACGATAATGTTTCTAGCGCTACATTTGTTGATTGTACAGATTTTGCATTTCCTATTCCAGATGGAGTTACAGAAGTATTAGTAGAATGTTGGGGTGCAGGTGGCGGCGGTGGCGGAGCAAGTGGCGCAACTCTTCAAAGAGGTTATGGAGGTGGAGGTGCTGGTGGAAATTATGCTAGAAAAGCGCAATCTGTAACTAGTGGAGATACTTTATATATAACTGCTCCATCTACTAATACTGTAAAAGAAACTCAAGGAGGAACAGCTCAAGTAAAATTAAATAGTACATTTGTTAGCGCGTTTGTTATTGCAACAGGTGGAGCAGGAGGTACTGGCGGTCCAAATGGTAATATAGGTGGAGGCGGCGCTTCATCTGTTACTGGATGCGTAGGAGACGCAATTATAGCAGGAGGATCTGGTGGAACAGGCGCAAGAAATCCTGGAGTAGGATTTAGTGGTGGTGGCGGTGGAGCTGGTGGTAGTTTATCTCCTGGAGGAAATGCAACTGGGCAAACAGCAGGAACAGGCGGTGAAGAAAATGGCGGCGCTGGTGGAGCAGGTGTAGCAGCAACAGCAGATGGTTTAGCTGGAAGTCAATACGGTGGAGGTGGCGGCGGCGGAATGAGTGGAATTGGAGGTGGTAGTAATGTAGACGGAGGAGATGGGGCAAAAGGATTAGTTAGGATTTGGTATAAAAATAAAAACTCAGAATTTTTCAATTTTTTTAACTCATTTTAATAAGATATTTATAATAAATAAAAAATAAAAAATGGCAATTAATTACACATGGAATTTTAATCCATTAGAAGCGTATCCAACAGCTTCTGGCGAAGATAATGTAGTATTTTTAGTTCATTGGCAACTTTATGGATCTACAGGATCTTATCAAAGCTCAGTAATAGGAACTCAAGCAGTTAGTTATGAAACAGGATCTGCATTTACTCCTTTTAATGAACTTACTTATGATATAGTTTATAATTGGATGACTGCATCAATGGGTATAGAACAAATGCAATCTTACGAAGCTAGCGTAGCTCAACAAATACAAAATCAAATAGATCCTCCTGTATTAATAGAACAAGCACCGTGGTTGACTACTAGTACTACTACAACTACAACTACAGTAATATAAAATATAGTTTATGATTTATCAAGTACAAATGCAGTTTATACCAGGAAGTGATCAAATTTGGGTAGCTAGATTAAATCCAGATGATCCAATCTATGAGTATGACAATGAGCCAGAAGCTCAATTAAAAGCAGACGAACTTTCTATAGCAGATCCTACTGATCGTCAATATAGAGTAGCACAAATTGGATAAAAATTTATTTTTCTCTTATTTTCGTATATTTATAAATAAACAACTATTTTATGTTACAGATTATTTTAGTTATTGCAGTTGCTTGTGTTGCTGCATACTTTATTGCTACTTCTAGAAAAAGTAAAGTAGAAGAAATTAGTAAAGACACACCAGCCCCTTTAAATCCAACATTAGATCCTGTAGTTCCTGCTCCAGCACCAGTAGAAGAAGTTCCTGTTAAAGTTGAACCAATTGTTAGCGTGCAAAAAGTAGAAGAGCTTAAAGAAGTAAAAAAAGTAGTAAAGAAAAAAGCTGCTCCAAAAAAGAAAGCAACTAAATAAATTGACTTTGTTTTTTTAATATAAAAAAATAGGCTCTCTATAATCAGAGGGCCATTTTATTTCTCATCATAGTTTACATATTTATTATAAAAAAAGGAACGTTATGGCAAAGCTTACAGAAAACGAATTAGAAAGATTACATCAAGTTAGAAAAGATTCTCTAGAGATCGCATCTGCATTAGGAGAACTACAGTATCAAAAGACAGTTTTAGAATTGTTGATGGAAGATCAAAAACAAAAAATCAAAGATTTAAAAAAATCTGAGACTTCACTTTTTGAAGAACTAAAAGACAAATACGGAAACATCAACATAAATATCGAAACTGGAGAATTTCAATAAAGTGTTTTGAATAAAGGATAGATATTTATTACTAGATAAAAATAATATAAATGGCCGAAACACTTATTAGCCCAGGAGTTTTCTTAAATGAAAACGATCTATCCCAAATAACACAAGGACCTATTGCTGCCGGCGCAGCTCTTTTAGGCCCTACAGTAATTGGACCTGTAAACATTCCAACATTAGTAACTTCATATTCAGAATATAAAGCTCTTTTTGGAGCTGCATTTGTTTCTGGTGGAGCTAACTACGAGTATTTAACTTCAATTGCAGCACTTAACTACTTTGAGCAAGGTGGAGATTCTCTTCTTGTTACTAGAGTAGCTTCTGGTTCTTATACAGCAGCCACTGCTTCTGTAGCGTCTATTGGAGCTGCTACTTCTTTTGAACTTGAAACTCTTTCAGTTGGTAATTTAATGAATAACGTAGGTGGAACTTCTGTAGATGGATCTTTACCATCAGGATCTTCTGCTAATATTCGTTGGGAAATAACTGGAGTTGATACTGGTTCGGGAGTATTTAGTATGATTATTCGTCGTGGTGACGATTACAATAATAGTAAAACTATTCTTGAAACTTGGAATAATCTTTCATTAGATCCAAACCAAAATAATTATATTGCATATGTAATTGGTGATCAAACACAAGCAATTCGCCAAGATTCAACTGGAGATTATTACTTACAAACAACCGGATCTTATCAAAATAAGAGTCGCTATGTAAGACTTAAATCAGTTAATCTTCCTACACCTGGATATTTTGATCAAACAGGACTTCCTCAAAATCAATATACATCTTCACTTCCTGCTATAGGATCTGGATCTGTTAATGGTGCTTTTGGCGGTGCTAGCGGTGCTATATTTGGTTCATTCGGTAAAGCCGCAATGAATATGTTTGAATCAATTCCAGTTGCAAACTCAGTAGTAGCTACACCAGCAACTAATATTCAAGGTGTACATCCTGCTGATTATGCAATTGCAATTAATCTTCTTGAAAATCAAGATTCTTATAATGTAAATGTAGTATATGCACCAGGATTAAATAGCCAAAATGCAGCTACTACAGTAGGTAGTTTATTAACTCTTGTTCAAGGTAGAGGAGATGCAATAGCAGTTATTGATATGGCATCTTATGGTCAACAAATAAACTCAGTTCTTACTCAAGCAAACTTATACGATAATTCATATGGTGCAACATATTGGCCATGGGTACAAGTTAGAAGCCGTGAGACTGGTAAAATAAACTTTGTTCCTGCTTCTACATTAGTACCAGCAGTTTACGAATACAATGATAAAGTTGCTGCTGAGTGGTTTGCACCTGCAGGTCTTAATAGAGGCGCTCTATCTACAGTACTTCAACCAGAAAGAAAATTAACAGTTAACGATAGGAACTTACTTTATCAAGGTAAAGTTAACCCAATCGCTACATTCCCTGGAGTTGGTACAGTAATATATGGTCAAAAGACTCTTCAACAAAAACCATCTGCACTTGATCGTGTAAATGTAAGAAGATTGTTAATAGCTCTTAAAGATTATATTGGTCAAATTGGCGAAACAATTGTATTCGAACCAAATACTCAGGTAACAAGAAATAAATTCTTAAATCAAGTTAATCCATACTTAGAATCAGTACAACAAAGACAAGGTCTTTATGCATTCCAAGTAGTAATGGATGAGACTAATAATACACCAGATGTAGTAGATCGTAACCAATTGGTTGGTACAATATACTTACAGCCTACAAAGACTGCGGAATTCATTCAACTTGACTTCAACATTCTTCCAACTGGCACAACATTTGGTCAATAAAATAAAACAACCTTAAGATGAACGATAATACAATTTTAAGAATTAAAGTACCTGCTCACTTATACGAGAGTGTAAAGAAGCAATTAACATTGACCGAAGCACAAAAAGGTGGTAAAGCCTATGGTGATTGGACAGTTGTGAAAGAAAAGAAAGCTCCTAAAGACGGAATGAAAAAAGTAGAAGAAGAAAAAGTAGAAGAAGCAGCACCAGGTGTAGAATATGCGTGGATTCCAGCTGCTGCTGCAGGATTAGGAATAGCTGCAAGTGTAATAAAAGCAATAGTTGGATACATGAAGGATAACAATCTTAAAGGTATGCAAGGATTTTTAAGAGCTTACAAAGAAGTAGGTAAAGATGCTTCTAGCACTATCGATAAAAAGATGGGTGGTAACATGGAAGAAGCTAAAGAAGAAAAGAAAGAAGAAGATAAATAAATTCGTTGTCGAATATTTATAAGTAGAATAAAACTTAACATACAATGCCAGTATTGGATCCTAATGAAATAATGTTCACAGCGTTTGAACCAACAGTATCAAATAGATTTGTGATGTACATTGATGGTATTCCTTCTTACATGATTAAGAAGGCAGATGCACCAGGTGTAACTTTAAATGAGATCAAACTCGACCATATCAACGTTTACCGTAAGATCAAAGGTAAAGCTGAATGGAGAGATATGAGCTTATCTTTATACAACCCAGTATCGCCTTCAGGTCAACAAGCTGTAATGGAATGGGTACGTCTTCACCATGAATCAGTAACTGGACGTGATGGTTATTCTGACTTCTATAAGAAAGACATTAATTTATCTATTTTAGGTCCAGTAGGTGATATTGTAAGTGAGTGGATTGTTAAAGGCGCTTTCATTAAAGAAGCTACTTTTGGAAACTATGACTGGTCAACATCTGATCCAACTGAATTGACTTTGTCTATAGGAATGGATTACTGCGTACTTAATTACTAAAATAATTATATACTTAAAGGAAAGGCCTCTATCACTAGAGGCTTTTTTTGTTTTATAAAACTTTTTATTCTTATATTTATAAATAAATACGTTTTATGTCTGAACAAAAATTTAGTTTACCAACAGAAATTGTTAAGTTACCTTCAAAAGGTTTAGTTTATCCTAAAGAAAATCCTCTATCTTCTGGAGAGATTGAAATGAAATACATGACTGCAAGAGAAGAGGATATTTTAACAAACTCTAACTATATACAACAAGGAATAGTTTTTGATAAACTATTTCAATCTATGATAGTTAGCAAAATTAATTATGAAGATTTAATAGCAGGAGACCGTGACGCAATTATGATTGCATCTAGAATTTTAGGATATGGAAAAAACTATCCTATAAAATATAAGCATCCTATAACAGATGTGCCTGAAGAAGTAGTTATTGATTTAAGTTCTTTAAAAGATAAACAAGTAGATTTTTCTTTATTCAATAATAGTAATGAAGTTAGATTTGTTTTACCAAATACAAATAATGAAGTTACATTTAAAATATTAACTCAAAAAGACGAATTAGATATAGAAAAAGAAGTAAAGTCTCTTAAAAAACTTAATATATCTAGCGATATTACAATAAAATTAAAAACTCAAATTACTTCTGTAAATGGTAATTCAGATAAGAAGTTTATTAGAGATTTTATTGATAATGGATTATTAGCATCAGATTCTATAGAACTTAGAAAATACATTAAAGAAGTATCTCCAGGAATAGATTTTAGTTTTACATTTGTAGGATCCGATGGATACGTTGAGGAGGGCGTATCATTGCCGATTGACGTTTCCTTTTTTTACCCTAAACTCTGATTATAGGACTAATTTATTTAGTCAAATACACGAAATTGTATTTTTTGGAAAAGGTGGATATACTTTTTGGGATGTCTATAGCATGCCTATTTGGTTAAGAAAATATATTTATACTTCTATAAATGAATTTTATGCCAAAGAAAAACAAGAATTTGAAAAAAGTTCTGGTCAAGAAAAAATAACCGCGAATTCAAAAATTCCTGAAAGCGCTAAAAAACTCCCAAAAGTTAATGTCCCTGACTTTGTAACTACGGTTAAAAAACCTAAAAAATAGCCATTTATAATATTTATATAAAAAGCAAGTACTTTAATGGCTGAAACTCCACAAAATACCCCAGACTCTTCAAGAGAGATACTGCAAGCCGGCAAAGAAGTCCTTAAAAACGAAGGGGATATAAATGGCCAATTAAAGGAGCGTCTTAAAAACTTAGAAAAAGTAATAAAGGCGCATGATGATATTAATGCAAAAATTAAAGCTAGTGAAGAGTTAGGAAAAGACGTTAAAGAATTAGAGCTAGACATATATAAAAACCTTAGAGAAAGAGTTAAAATTGAAGCTCAATTAGGAAAAATACAAGCAGACGGTCAACAAAGAGGCGTTGATTTATTATCAGCAGTAAAAGAAAAAAGAGACTCTATTCAAAGTTCTTTAATTAGAGAAAAACAAGCTCAAGGAGAATTAAATGTTTTAAAACAGCAATTATTAGAAGTAGAAAATAAAGATGTTGAATTAATAAACATAGTTCAAAGAAAAAAAGAAGAGCTACAAAAAACTATAATTAAGGAAAATGAAATTGAAACTCAATTAAATATATTGAGGAATCAAAGCTTAGAATTAGGAGGTAAGCAATTAAAGAAAAAGCAAGAGGAAATTAAAAATTCTGAAAGAAGTTTAGAGGTTTTAAAAAATCAAATAAAACTACAACAAGAATCATTTACTCAAGAAGAAAATAGTTATCTAAGTCTACAAAAATATGTTAGAGAAGGAGAGAAAAAATTAAGTATTGTACAAGGAGAGATTGAAAGTAAAAAAGAATCTCTTAGTACTGAAGAAGCCATGATAATGGCTTTACAAGAATCTTTAGAGCTTAATGAAAAAACTAATAATGCTTTAAAAGTTAGACAAGCACAAGAAGCTTTAATAGCTAAAAGAATGGGCATAACTGGAAACCTAATAAAAGGTAGTTATGGACTATTAAATAAGTTAGGAATAGGTTCTTTTATGAACTTAGCTGCTGTTACTCAAAAAATGCAATTAGCTGCACAAGATGGAGCTAGTAGATTGAAAATATTAGGTATAGGAGTAAAAGCTACTTTTGAAGCCATAGGTGATGCATTAACAGATCCAACTACAATTATTACAGGAATCATAAAAGGATTAAAGTTCATATATGATTCAGCTGTTGGATATCAAGCTAAAATGTTCCAAGCTGGAAAAGACCTGGGCTTAAATGTAACAGAATCAACAAGATTATTTAAAAACTTTCAAGGCATCGCCGCATCTAATGGACAACTAGCTATGACAGCTAGACAGTTAGTAGCTACATACGCTGAAGTAAATAATACTTTAGGTGTTATGGGTCCAAGAAATGCTGAGTTTTTAACAACTACAACAGGTATACAGAGAAGAATCGGAGCAACTGCAGAAGAAATGCAGGCTTTTCAATTCTACTCAGTAGCTACAGGAAAATCTTTAGCACAAGGATATTCTTCTATTATAGGAAGTGCAAAAGCACAAGGAGCTAGATTAAAAATTGCTATGACTGAAAAACAGATCATGGAATCAATTAATAAAGTTTCTGCTACTATATTTAATAATTTTAAAGGCAATGTACAGAAAATAGGAGAGGCAGTAGTAAAAGCTACTAAATTAGGTTTGTCATTAGATCAAGTTCAACAAGCAGGTTATCAGTTATTAGATTTTGAATCTAGTATAAGTAAAGAATTTGAAGCTCAATTATTAACAGGAAAAAATATAAACTTAGCAAGAGCAAGACAGCTAGCTTTAACAGGAAGTACAGAGCAGTTGATGGAAGAAATTACTTCTCAACTAGGATCTCAAGCAGAGTGGAATAAAATGAATGTTATACAACAACAGTCTTTAGCAGAGGCTATGGGAATGAGTAAAGAGGCTGTTGATGAAATGTATAAAAAACAACAATTAATAGCTGTATTAGGAGCTGAAGCAGGTGCTTCAAGTAAAACACAATATGACTTATTATTAAAACAAGGTAAAACACATGATGAAATATCGCAATTAATAGGTGATAGAGCAGCTTCAGATGCATTATCAGCATCCGTTCAAGATAAGATGGCTGCTACTATGGAAAGAATTAAAGATGCGATAGGAGAAGCTACATCAAGATTCTTACCTTTAATAGAAAGTATTGCAAATTTTTTAAGTGATACAGAAAAACTAAAACAAACTTTTTCAGCTATAGCTACAATAATAGGTGGTATTGCTGGGGTTAGTATAGGAATGAGTTTGCAAAGAAAAGCAATGTTAGCTACAGAGATTCAATCTAGATTAGTAACTAATCAATTATTGGCTACTCAAATGATGCAAGAAAAATCTGATGCTAGAAGATTAGTTAGTAACAGAGGTATTGTATTAGTAAAAAAAGCACAAAACATAGAGTCTACTATTGGCTTAACTAAAACTCAAGTACAACAAGTAGCAGAAACTGGTTTAGCAAGAACAAGAATAATTGGAGCTGCAGCTTCTGCTGCATCTTTTGCCGGTCCTCTAGCTTTATTAGCAGGAGGCGCCGTATTATCATACTTCATGTCTAAATTAGCAATGTCTGGTGTTAGCGGCGGCGGTGGAATGAGTGGCGGCGGTGGAGGTGAGATACCAACACCTGAAGCAGGAATAGAACCTGTAAATAAAGAAGCAGAAGTTATAAAAAATAATGAGTCTCGTAAAATAAACGAAGGTAGAATGCCTGATCCTAAATATTATATTCTACAAGTTGATCCTATTACAGGAAATAAAATGGAAAGACAAGTGACTAAAGAATATTATGAAAGTCAAGGTGGACAATTTAAAAATAATTAAATGCCATTAATAGATTTAAAAACTAACCTTAAGAATATAAAATTCGGAAACGACCAACCTGGATATGGATCGTCAGGTCTTCCATTTATACAAGTTGGCATTCCAAAAGATCCTTTAATTGTTAGGAATCCAGCAGTTCAAGGTTTAAGAGGAGAGTTTCTTCCAATATATAGGCCAGGAACTACAGGCAATTATGATTATCCTATTCGCGGAGGAAATGCTGATTTTAATATAGGACTTCAAACATATACTATATCTAGTCAAGTAGATCAAATTAGAATAAAAAGATTTTTTGAATCTGCTGAAGGAAAGTCTTTTATACAAAAACAAATAGGTCTTCAATTGTCTAATCCAAAAATGGAGACGGCAAACACTCTATTTGGAATAGGTCAAGATGTTCCTTTACCTGGATTATTAGAAAATACAAGGGTTTATAATAAGGGATTAAATACCCTTGCTCAAGTAGGAGCGATGGGTTCTGGCGCCCATGCTATTAGGCATGGTACAGTACCTTTTAATCCTTTTCAAAAAAATTACTACGCTACAGTAAATCAACAAAATATAGAAGGTGATGCAGCAGCAACTAATGTAAATAGATTAGTTATTCTTTCTAGACTTAAATTAAATCAATCTACTAATCCCATAGTAAGTTCACAAGGATTTGCTAGTGCAGAAAGAATAAATGCATTAGGAATATCTCTCAATAAAAATATATTATTTCAATATTTAGGTGGTCCTGGTTCAGTTTACGGAGTAGGAAATACAACAGTAAAAAGAGTCGTAGATACTACTAAATTACAATATAAAAATTCATTAGGTTCTATAACTGCTATGGGTTATGATCAATTATTTGCTCAAAATTTAAATAAAAGAGTAGACGGAACTGTTGGTACAAAAATACAAGATTTTAGGTTAGGAACAACCGGTAAAAGTTGGAGAGAAGACAGTATGTTAAGTGATTTTAAATATACAACACGAATGTCGTCTCCTTTTGAATTTAATAGTGATAATAACCCATGGGATGATACAAGTAATTCAGATGCATCTACAACTGATATAATTAAATTTGTTTTTGAAGCAATATCTAATGATGACCCTACTAAATCAACTGCGTTATTTTTTAGAGCTTTTTTAACAGCAGGAATAACAGACAATAACTCTGCTAATTTAAATACTTTTAGATACGCAGGTAGAGGTGAAAATTTTTATACATATCAAGGATTTGATAGAAATATAAGTTTTGGTTTTAGAATAGTGGCACAATCGCCTTCTGAATTACCTTATATGCATGAAAAATTAAATGCTTTAGTACAACAAGTATATCCTGATTATAGTGCCGCAGGAGTTATGAGAGCTCCATTAGTAAAAGTTACAATAGGAGATTATTTATACAGAATGCCAGGTTTTTTAGAAAATGTAAATATTACAGTAGACAATAATTATCCTTGGGAAATTAATTTAAGAAAAGATTTAGCACAACTTCCTCAAGTTGTTGATGTTAATATTACATTTAAACCTATATTAAATGAACTTCCAAGTAGAAATGCTACTATAATTGGTAGGCCTAATAAAGTAACAAACTATATTAATACTCCAACACAAAATGAATATACATCATTACCTGAAGCCGAGGGAGAAGTATTGCCTAGTGGACAAACAAGGTCAGATAATAAAATAGCTAGACAAAATAGAAGACAAGAAAGACAAATTCAGAGATTTAATAACAGAAATGAAAGAAAAGATAATAGAGAGCAAAAGAAAGTAACCAAAGATTTTATAAACAACATACCACCAGTAGATCCAAGAATTTTTTAATTAAAGATGTATAGATACGAAAACATATTAGAAACCAAAGATAATACAGGAGAAAGATATTATAGAAATAATATTTATCCTGATATACCAGCATCTCAAACTGATTTATATGTTATAACAGTTTTAGGAGATAGATTAGATCTTTTAGCTTTTAATTTTTATGGTGATGAAAGTCTTTGGTGGATAATAGCATCAGCAAATTCGCTTCCAGGAGATTCACTATACTTAGAACCTGGAGCACAAATAAGAATTCCATCAAATGTACCTGGAGTAATAAACGAATATAAGTCTGCAAATATTAATAGATAGTTATGGCTGGATTAGATAATAAGATAACAAATATAATAGGAACTAGAATTCCTGTATGGGTATTTAATCAACTAGAAGAAAGATCTAATAAATCTTCATCTACTTCTAGAACTACTAATGAGTTATTGTATATAGCAAATAAGACTGCTTGGGTTAGATTAGTATCTTCTATAAATTTGAGTGAGTCTGATATGAAATTTTTTAGTTCAGCAGAAAAAGGAATACCTGTTTCAATATCAAATCCAGAAGATTTAGCAAAAGAGTATATTTTATTTGGAGGAACTTCTAAATATAAAAAACAAGATAATAAAATTATCCAGCAATTAAGAGCCGGAATAGGTCCAGATAAAGCGTATGGAATTTTAGGAAATGAAGAAGTAAAAAAATATGGCTATACTCCAATGCCAGGTATTAGTGATGCTTCTATAGAAACTCAAGGTAGATTAGGTTCAGTTAGGTCTGCAACAATAAATTTTAAATGTTGGGATAAAGATCAATTAGATATAATAGATGCTCTTTATTTTAAGTTGGGATTTACTATGTTGTTAGAATGGGGGCATACTACATATTTTAAAGCAGGAGATGATAAACTTTATCATTCTGAAGATTATTTTATAGACCCATTTGCTGAAAATGTAACTAAAGAAAGAATACTAGAGCAAATAGCAAAAAATAATAGAAATTCAGAAGGTAACTATGATGCTATGCTAGGACTAGTTACTAATTTTAATTTTACTTATAATCAATCTGGTGGATTTGATTGCACAATAAAATTAATGAGTTTGGGCGTATTAGGAGATACAATAAAAATAAATAATGCTGGATTATTACCTGGTTTATTAAAAGAAGAATTAAAACTTTATACAGATACTTTAGTTAGAATAGAAAAAGCAAAACTAGCTGCAGCAAAAGCAGCAGAAGAGGCGGCTGCTAGAAGAATATTAAGTCAAGTACAACAAGGAATAAATAACACAGGCGGAGTAAACGACGCAGGAGTGCAAACGCCACCCCCAGCAACATTTGATAATTATTTAAAAGAGGCAGAAACTAAAAAAACAATTCAAGGTAAATATTATCAATCCAATAAAACGAAAACTGATGCAAATGCAAACCTATTAATATCTCTTCAAACTGACAAAGCTGGTACAAGTTTTACAAATGTTTTAGCTTTAAGAGATTTAAAAGCATTTTTATATTTTGATGATTCACAATTTAAAACTACAATAAAAACAACTAAAGATAGGTTTTTTGGAATAACTCCTAATTTTGAAAATTATATATTAAATCAAAAAAATTGGAATGATATTTTTGTTCCTTTTGGTGCTAATAGAAATTATATAATATTTAATTATGTTTCTAGTGTAAATAAATTAAATTATACAATAAAAATAGAATATGCAGGTGCTTCACCTGAGCAAAAATATTTAGATGAAAAACAAATAGTATCAATAACAAGTTATAAAGAAGATCCAACATTTTCTTTAACTGAAATTGTTAATAAATTAAAATCTGTTTTTAGTAATCCTGATAATCTATATGCATTTTCAAGAGCTAATAGTTTTAGAGTGGGTTACGATGGGATAACTGATCCTGCAATCGGAAGTTTTAAAGTAAATCTTGGTTTTGAAAAAGATGTTACAGTAGATTATCTAGGAAAGGGTCTGACTGGAAACACTCCCTTTGAAGATAAATCATTAAAAATTAAATTTATTCTACCTATTACAATAGAGTTTAATGATTCTTATCTTATAACAGATGTAAAAACAGACGATACTGTAAAACAACCAGACGATTATGTAAATAAACAAAAAACAATTGTAGCGCAAAATCAAACACAAAATCAGCCACCTCCTCCGCCTGCTGATCCATCATTAACTCCTGAACAAATAGATCAAGCTATAGCATCTCAATCATTTTTAGAATTAGCTTTAAAAAGTATACAATTAAAAACATTAAATAGTGCAATAGGAAAAAATGCTATTAGTCTTGATGTTAATAACACCTACGAACTTAAATTATTTGAAACTCAAAATTTAGGATTTTTAGAACAAATATTTAGTAACGGTATATTTTCTGGGATTATTAAAGAATTATCTGATCAAAAAAAATTAACTGACCCAAGTAGTATTTTAAATAAGGCTTTAGTAAATTATCTTTCAAATGATAATCCAAGCACACAAGATAGATTAATAGTACAAGCAATTTATGGATTTGCTTGTGCAATAATGAAAAATAAAATATCTACCACAGAAGATTTAGACTTATTACAACCTGTATTTTATCAAGATTTATTAAGAGCGTATGTAGTACCTTATAAAATGAGTCAAGAAATAATTAAAGGAACACAAACAAACCATCCTGTTTATATACCTTTTGGATTATTATTGATGTTATTAAATCACTCATGTTCTATATATGATTCTAAAAAAGATTTTTCTGATCAAAGACCTTTAGTTTATGTAGATTTTAATCCAAATCATAATTTTTGCCTTTCAAATAAAAAACAATTATCTACTAATCCTTGGAAAGTATTAATAGCAGCTGAAGGAGGTCCTGAAGATTATATAGAATTATTTGATGAAAAAGTAATACAAGATAAATTTTATATAAAACCAACAAAAGATAATAAACAAAAACAACCTATCTTTAAATCAGTTTCAGGTGACGATACTATATCAGGATTTATTTTACCTTTTAGATATGAAAGAAATCTTTCTATAAGCAATCCATCAGCATATAGAGGAAAGATTATGCACATTCTTTTAAATATAGATTATGTTACAAATTTAGTAAAAGAATTTAGCACTAAGGATGAAACTAATAATGTTTACTTAAAACCATTTTTAGATACAATATTAGATGATATAAATAAGTACACAGGAAACTTTAATATTTTTAGATTAAGTTTTAATGATACTGCAAATACATATCAAATTGTTGATGATCAATTAGTACCGCCACCTAAAGAAGAAACTATATCTCCTAAGCCTCAAAGTAATGCCGCGGCAAGTTTAACTCTACCTTTATTTGGTAAAAATACTATAGCAAAATCTTTAGAAATTAAAACTGATGTTAGTACTAAACTATCTAATTTAATTGCTATATCTGCTAATTCAACTATAGATTCAAAATCTACACTATCAAGAAATGGAGATAACGTAGGATATATAAATTCTTTTTATGTAGATAGATATATTCCAAATAGAACTGAAATATCAGGTAGTAATACATCAAAAGATTTAGATACTTTAATAACAGCGGCATCCCAATTTAATAGTACTTTAGTAGATTATTATAGTAGCGATACTCCTTCTCAAGATAATGTATCTCAAGCTACTAACTACTACATAGAAAAAATGGCTAAAGTAAAAAATAAAGATTTTCCAACCAGAGCCTCCGCAATGATTCCACTATCAGTAAATTTTACAACTGATGGAATAAGCGGATTAAATATGGGACAAGCATTTACTTTACCTCCTACTTTAATGCCATATACATATAATATTAGAGGAGTTGAAACACAAGGTTTAGGAAAAGATTATACTAATAAAGTAGGATTTTTAGTAGTTGGATTAAATCATAGTATATCTGATAATGTATGGAATACATCAGTTAAAGCTAGTATGACTTTCTTAAAAGATATCGCTGAGTATAGTTCTAGTGTTTCAGAAGCTAAAAAAGAAACCAGACCAGAAACTCCTCCTGCAGTTGGAAGTGGAGAAATTAAAAGTTCATATCCAGAGTTACCTTTAGTACAAATTCCACCGTCGACTAAACTATCTTATAAAGATGCAAAAACTAAATTGGCATCTATTACAGATGCAGATACTGCAAAAGCTGTATTTGCTATATTGTTTGCTGAAGCTGCAAAATCAGGAGATGCGTTTGTATCTGCTGGAGGATATAATTATGCTGGTGTTCAAACAGATTCTGGAAGATGGGGTGATGCCGGAAAAGTAATAGCTGGAAGATTTGAAAGAGTTGATGTATCCGGAAGACTTAGAGAATTTGCCCAGTTTCTTAATGATGATGATTTTTTAAGATTTATGGCTAATAGAGTAAAAGCTAAAAATTTTACAGCGGCTACTGGTGATTTATGGACGGAAAGATATTTAAATTCTTGGGTTTATTCTAATTTACAAAAACAAGATCCAGATAAGTATAATTTAGTATTTCCTCAAAAATTAGCTATATTTAATAGTGCTATTTCTAGATATAATAAAATATAAATTATTAAACAGTGCTAAGATACTATCCTTCATTTAAAGTAATAAACAATTTAAATTCAAAACCTTCAGAATTTTTAAATCCTGATGGATCTTTTTATAATGGTAAATATTATCTTACTTATGATGGAAGAGCTTTTTCGGGAGTGAGCCCAAAATTAGGTCCAGGTATTCCATTAAAAAGAAACTTTATAAATCAAGAATCATCTGTTCTATTAAATTCTTTAGGGTTATCTATTAGACAAAGAGAAGAATTAGCTCAAAAAACTAATATAAAAATTAATAGAGTTAAAGGAAAACCTAATTCTTATTTTCCCCAACCAAATGAAAATGATTATACAAAAGGATACCTAATTAGATATTTTACTAAAAAAGAAAATGATAACGGATATATAATAGAAATATCTGATGAAGAATATAATTCAATAGTAAATGGTACTGCAGATTATGATATTAGATTATATCAAGTAACAAAAATACTTTGGAAGTTAACTGGTCCTTTAAGAAATACTAGAAAGTCTCAATATAATGTTATTCCAGGTATTATAGACACGAATCAAAGACTTGTAGAATCTACAAATAAAAACTTTTTAGGTATAGTAGAATTTATTGCAGGTGACTATGCAAAATTTGCAAGACCTACTATGTAAATAGATTATTTTATATACAAATATTTTTTGTATATTAGTAGTTAATAACAGGTTATGTATTTCATTATTGAAGATAAAGAACAGTTGAGTCGTCTAGAAATGTCTGATCAGGCATTTATTCAAGTAGTTACTTCAAATGATTATTACCATCCAAA